ACTGTATTTTGGGGGCTGAGGGGGCTACGGGTATAGTCTACCTGTAAAAAATTCAACTTCTGAACGTTCAAGCATGCACAGGTAGGAACTTTTGGGGGATTTAAATTTGCTTAAAAAAATATTTCAATTTATATATAAAGAATGGATAAGATAAAACCAGAATTGCAAATGTATGATCGCACTCCAGATTATAATGTTAAACATGCAAAAGGTTTCAATCCTTTTCGCTACATTTCTATTCAAGATAGAGTAAATAATGATCCGGAGTTTGAAATTGCTTATATAAATAAACTTGTCGCGGAAGGGTGGTTTAAATTGGAAGACAATCGCTCAATTTTAAAAACCGAAATGAAAGGAAGACACTTTAAATATCGTTTAAATGGAAACGGATTGTCTAACCCAGAAAGAGGAACATTTAGAAGCGGCGGTATTATCATTGGAAGAAAAGAAGAAGCCGATGATTATGTCATGTATAAAGCTTACAATGGTTGTCTCTTTCCACTACAAATGAACGATGTCGAAGAAATCTATGTAAAAGACCCAAATGTTAAAATAGAAGGTAATAAAAAAGAGAGAGTCATCAAGACCACTGTATTTTTTAAAGAACCAGAACACGAAACAAAGTTTCCCGTGTTTTTACAGTCACGTCTCACCGGAGATAACATTGTTGTTCATTATGCGAAAGATAATTATAAGAGAGAAAGGTTTGTAGCCTCTAAAAAGTATCAATACGCTTTTAAAACCGGAGATTGGGGTTTTGAATAGTTTCCTAATTTGGAAATATTAGTTTCCTAATTAGGAAAATCCCCCCAAGTCCCCACGGTACTCCCCCCAAAATTGGAAATATTAGTTTCCTAATTTGGAAAGTATTTCCTAATTTGGAAAATCCCCCCCAAGTCCCCACGGTACTCCCCCCAAAATTGGAAATATTAGTTTCCTAATTTGGAAAGTATTTCCTAATTTGGAAAATCCCCCCAAGTCCCCACGGTACTCCCCCCAAAATTGGAAATATTAGTTTCCTAATTTGGAAAGTATTTCCTAATTTGGAAAATCCCCCCAAGTCCCCACGGTACTCCCCCCAAAATTGGAAATATTAGTTTCCTAATTTGGAAAGTATTTCCTAATTTGGAAAATCCCCCCAAGTCCCCACGGTACTCCCCCCAAGTCCGCTCTCGGTCCGCTCCAAAAAAAAAAATTACATGTAATTATTTTCTACCTAAACTACGGGTATAAAAACTTCTCTCTATAAAATATATACCTATAAAATTAATGAGAAATAGTAGAGTCCGCAAGTCCGCACGAAAAGTTTCTCTCTAATTTTTTTCAAAAGTGTTTTAAAAATTAGAGAAAAGTTTTCCAAATTTGGAAGGGACCAATTTTTGGGTACCCCTTTTTCAAAAACCTAGAGGAGTTTTTTTGAAGCGGACTTGCGGACTCAAAAGTGTTACAGGTATAACTACGAGAAGTTCAAAAATTTTTATACCCGTGTTACAGGTATAATCAAATTTTTCGGACTTTGGGTGTAAGTCCGCGGACTTTGCGGACTCCGGGGGGAAATCCAGTTTTTGGCTCCCAAGGGAGCCGGTTTTGAAATTTATTAAGGTACACTTAGTCTGTAGAGCCGGTATCTGAGTCATAGTCCTCATAAGTCCTTCCGGTGAAATTAGCTTCTTGAGTTTCCTTGACGAGCTCTTCCCAGTACGCGTCAAGAGATCTCTGAGTCCAGAAGTCAAGAATGTCCATGTCAGCTGGTCGTTCGGTAAAATGAGGGTTAGACATTGGGATGACACTGGACTTACAAGTCCCCGAGGGGACTACGCCAAATGTGTTTTACATCTTGTCTTCGAGAACTGGACCTGCAAGAGGACATGTGGTGCCTATGTTCCTGCAAATGAACCGGGCCATGTGACGACAGTCGCACTTGCACTTCGGGTCTCGGTAATGTAGCTTGATAACCCTGCAAGCATCCGAATCGGACCAATGAACAAGCTGCCTTGGTCTGAACGTCTGATGGCGAGTGCAGCACTTACAGGACGAGCAATGGTCGAGCTTTGTTTGCCAGGAGTCACCGGGTATCTTGAGGAAAGCTTCGTGAAGTAACATTTGGGGCCTTGACATCTTGTCGCTCTCCATGTTGCTGAGGACAAACGCGTGAAGATCTTCTGCTGGGTCATAAGGGTACATCCACGAGCTGTTGCGCATAGCTAACTGACACGTGTGTTTTTGTACCCCGGAGGGTACCATGCTGTTTTTAGGTTTTCATTTCAGTGCCCTCCCCCATCCCGGTTGTGTATCTACTCACCGTCCGACGACACGTCCGACTTCTCCGCCTTGATCATGTCGATGAGCTCTTTGAGGTCCTTGGCCACGACGGTACCGTTGGTGCCGGTGCCCTCGATGTCGACGATGTCCTCCTCGTCGATCTCGTACTGCTTCATCAGCTTGGCAGCAGCGCTCGAGACCTTGCGCTTCGAGGTGTCGGCGTCCGTGTCGGCGATGGCGAGAGGCTTCAGGTCCTTTACGTCCTTGAGCAGAACCTTGCCGTCGGTGCCGGAGCCCTTGACCTTGGTGATGTCCAGCCCGTTGTCGCGGCAGAACTGCTGCGCGCTTGGGGAGGCGTGCACCTTCGTCTTCTTGGGCCCCTCGGCGAGCTGCTTCAGGTCCTTGACTGAGATCTTGTCGTTGTTGGCAGTGCCCTTGAACCCGTCCGGAACCACGATGCTCTTGGCCTCGGCGAACTCCTCCGCCGCCTTGCTGGCGAAGCGGGAGGTCTTCTTCTCCTTCGGCTTCTCCGATAGCTTCTTCGGCAGGAAGCCCTTGGCTGCGAGGAGGGTGACAGCCTCGTCCCGGTTCAGGGGCTTGGCCTTCACGAGCTCGTCGATGATCAGCGAGAGGGTCTGCGCGGAGGTCGCCATCGGTGTCGGTGTGTGCCGGTTGGGTTGTTAGCAGCTGCTAGTACACCCTGCCTATGCCGGCAGCCTTTAAGTTTTATTAAATTTTGCAATTGCAGAAAAAATGGAGCCTAGCCCCCCGGGGCCCCCGTGGGGGCGCGCACTAGAATACGCCGGGGTCCGCTGCGGGCCCTAGGCTGCCTTAATTTTGTCATTGCGATTTTTAACCGAGCTTAGGCCCCCCTCAGAGCCCAAGAGTGTACCGAGCAGCCTCTCGCTAGCAGGAAGCACCCGATGACGCCCGTGGCTGTGGGCCCTCCGGAAAGCGAGGAGCCCGAATGGTTGCGTGACGCCGCCGCAGCTGTGGGCCTCCCACCGCTCCCGTCGGCTCCCGTGCCAGAGTCCCCTGTTGCCACGCCGCGGTCCTGGGCCGATGCCGTAGAATCGGAAGACGACACCCTGCCCCCTCTTCCGGAGGCGGAGGGAGTGGTCATTCAACAGGAAGATGAAGATTGGACACCCGTCGTGTCAAAGAAGGGAAGAAAGCGCCGGTAAGCAAATGTCAAAAGCAGGTGTGTTTAGCAGTTTTAGTTTTGTTTCTAAGATTTTTAATAACGGAAGAATAGTACATTTATATCAAAAATTACAAAAAAAAATAAAACGAAGCCCTCGTGGCTATAAAGGGGCAAGTAATTAGACAATGACGCATAACATATTACGGGGGGAACCCGGTAATATGATTAATTATTAAAAGCTCTTCCTTTGCGACCGCTGGTCATAGGGGTGCTCCACAGACGACTTGCTTAAATAAAATTTCTGGGTCCCACCTCACCTGCTGAAGTCATCGTCGGACCACTTGCGTCTTGAATACTATCTGGGACACGAACACATTGTGTTACGGAGTCCAATGGGGAATCCCTGCTGAGGTCTGGCCAACCTCAGGAGTCTAGCACGCGTAGGGGATTCAGTCTAGTGTATCGCGTCGATACATTTGACACTGACGAGCTCGAAAGGATAGTATTCTTGCATCCTCCACCTGTAAACCTTACATCGAAATCAGTTGAGCCATGGCGTCTTAACTGGTTAGTTCGACAGGCACGTCAAGAACGAAAGAAGAACACCAAGCCGGATAACAAGAAGAAAACGCGTAACACAAAGACTTACTATGATACTTTCGACATTTAAGAAAACTATAATTTAAAACGTCCTACAGCCTTTAGAGGTTCTTAAGGGGACGTGATTAGAATGCCTCGTTGTATTATTGACGTTTTTGATCAAGAAAAGCGCAAGGAGCGCAAATGCCTTCATAAGAGGAAGTGGGGAAATATTTGTTCTTTTCACGCAAGAAAATACATTGTCAAGATTCAAGCAGCTTGGAGAGCTTACTCTACTAAAAAGCGAGTAAATCTTTTTAAGACGTTACCCGATGACACCTGGAAGCATATTCTATATTTTATACATCTTCGTAACAATACTATCAAACTTCTTAAGAGTCACGAACAGGTTTACACAAAAAGAATATTCTTTATGCAAAATAATTACAGATACGTGATTTATACAACGTATTATATTGTCTTTAATAAAATGTTATACGATTCCATCGACAACAGAGACTACATTAGAAAAATCTTAAAAACATACTAAGGATAAATATAAGGGAAACTAGGACGCGTGGGGATCGAACCCACGGCCACTGGATTAAAAGTCCAGCGCTCTACCTACTGAGCTAGCGTCCCTTGTATTTATCATATTTTAATATGCTTGATACTCTTAGGGTATCTAAAACAGCATTCTGAAAATTCTAATGATTTCATCATACTACATACAGTATTTGAAAAATTATATCTTATCATACCTCTGTATTCTTGTAGAATGTGATGAAATTTTGCACAAGAAATAAACTGGATATTTAGTTGATTTATATTATGTTTGTGAACAAATTTAAAAATGATGTCTACAACTTCGGTTGGTAATTTGTTCATTATAATTTAAAATGTAATTATTCTTTAAGTAAATTTAAGAACAGGTTCTTGCACAAAAAACTCATTAGTAAGTTCGCATAGAGCAGCTACCATTGCAATACGACCCACAAAAAGCTCATTTGTTTTAAGTTTTGTTGAATTATTCTTATATTAAAATATGTATATATATTTTTTTAATTCAACCTTATTATATAAATATAACCACCTTCAATATTATGTACAACACCAGCATTATTATCACCTCGTCTAATTCGTCCACCAACAACATCACCAGAACTTAAAGTGCGAATGTCATCAACATTAACACCAGCAGAATTGATATCAGTAAAATTTCTGATATAACCACTTGCATATGGGTAGCTAATGTTTTGATTAACATGAAACGATACATGGAATTGAGTCCGGTTATTATTACTACTATTTGGCACATCTTTAGTCATTTGACATTGTACAAGTATTCTGTATACTCCATTTGAAGGAATCGTTATACCATTAGAACTTGCTGATCCTGTCCAATTTAGAGTAGTGTAAACACTAGTGTCATGTATATCAGTTCTTGAGTTTGGAAAGGGTGGTATTAATTGTGAATTATGAGCTATTTCTGTTCCTGATCCTAGTTTAAATTTCAATCTTGCATACGATGTTTGGAATTGAAAATTGTTGTCTACATAACTTTTTGAATATGTGTCAGCTAAACTTGCATCAACTTGAGGTGTGTAAACTTGTAAAAAGGTATTTATGCTGTTTATTTCAAAATAGGTATCATTAAATGAAGTATCTATATAAGACTTGTCATATACTTGTTGTGTGATTAGTGTTGAACCGCTTGAATTTGTCAATTCCACATCTAAAATATTGCTATTTGATGTGTTTTCGGTGATCCGTTTTTGTTTTGCATTTAGTTCAGTTGTCAAATAGGTTCTGTCAAAAAAATTACTTCCAAAACTTGAAACTGCTCCTGATGTTATCAAATTATTTGAATTTGATATAACACTACTATCAACTGGTGTCAATGGGTGAAAATTAGTTGTTAATACAGATTCATTTCCAACTAGGGTATCTTGTTTTGAATTTAACGAACCATCTATATAACTTGTGCTATAAAAATCAGTTGGTATATCAGATATGTTAGCTTTCAGATTCAATGAGTTGTCTATATAACTTTGACTATAAAAGTCAGTTGGTATAATTATATTATTGACATTTGTATCAATTGTATCTAATCTTGAATCTACCTCAGCAAATGAACCATCTATATAACTTTGACTATAGAAGTCAGTTGGTATATCAGTCAAATTAGCTTTTAAGTTCATACTACTTTCTAGTGTGTTCAATCTTGGACCCACATTTGAAGCTCCTGATAATTGATTTAAGGCAGAATCAGCCTTTGAATTTGCAGTAGTTGCAGAGTTGTTCGCAGCATTTGCAGACATTTGAACAGTCAAAATTTTGTTATCAATTGTACCTGTATCATATACATCAGTGGTATTAGCTTTCAAATTTAATGAAGTATTTATATAACTTTGACTATAAAAGTCAGTTGGTATAATTATATTATTGACATTTGTATCAATTGTATCTAATCTTGAATCAACATCAGCAAATGAACCATCTATATAACTTTGACTATAGAAATCAGTTGGTATGACTATATTATTGACACTTGTATCAAGTGTATCTAATCTTGTATCAACTTGGGCTGTATAAGTTGTTAAAAAGGTGTTTATGCTGTTTATTTCAAAATCAACATCAGCAAATGAACCATCTATATAACTTTGACTATAGAAATCAGTTGGTATGACTATATTATTGACACTTGTATCAAGTGTATCTAATCTTGTATCAACTTGGGCTGTATAAGTTGTTAAAAAGGTGTTTATGCTGTTTATTTCAAAATCAACATCAGCAAATGAACCATCTATATAACTTTGACTATAGAAATCAGTTGGTATGACTATATTATTGACACTTGTATCAAGTGTATCTAATCTTGTATCAACTTGGGCTGTATAAGTTGTTAAAAAGGTGTTTATGCTGTTTATTTCAAAATCAACATCAGCAAATGAACCATCTATATAACTTTGACTATAGAAATCAGTTGGTATGACTATATTATTGACACTTGTATCAAGTGTATCTAATCTTGTATCAACTTGGGCTGTATAAGTTGTTAAAAAGGTGTTTATGCTGTTTATTTCAAAATCAACATCAGCAAATGAACCATCTATATAACTTTGACTATAGAAATCAGTTGGTATGACTATATTATTGACACTTGTATCAAGTGTATCTAATCTTGTATCAACTTGGGCTGTATAAGTTGTTAAAAAGGTGTTTATGCTGTTTATTTCAAAATCAACATCAGCAAATGAACCATCTATATAACTTTGACTATAGAAATCAGTTGGTATGACTATATTATTGACACTTGTATCAAGTGTATCTAATCTTGAATCTACATCACTTAAACTTGTATCAACTTGGGCTGTATAAGTTGTTAAAAAGGTGTTTATGCTGTTTATTTCAAAATCAACATCAGCAAATGAACCATCTATATAACTTTGACTATAGAAATCAGTTGGTATGACTATATTATTGACACTTGTATCAAGTGTATCTAATCTTGAATCTACATCACTTAAACTTGTATCAACTTGGGCTGTATAAGTTGTTAAAAAGGTGTTTATGCTGTTTATTTCAAAATCAACATCAGCAAATGAACTATCTAAATAAGACTTGTCATATAATTGTTGTATCATTAGTGTTGAACCGTTTGAATTTGTCAATTCCACATCTAAAATATTGCTATTTGATGTGTTTTCGGTGATTCGGTTTTGTTTTGCATTTAGTTCTCCTATTCGTAAGTCATCAAGTTCATTTTGTACAAATTCTGTGTTAGCAAGTCTTTTAGTATTATCATTTAGACTTGCAGTAACACACTTTGTATCTGGAGAAGTAAATTTAACTCTTGATAAAAAATTTATCTCTGAAGTTGTACTTGTATTTGCATTATTAATTTCTACATTATCACTATTGTGTGATATAACTAATTGTTCCGTTGAAGAAGTAGAATTTATAGAAGTAAAAATTCTACTTGTTGATGTACCGTTTATTGTCAGTAGTGAATTGTTTGAAATAGATGTACTTCCAATTGTTAATTCACCTGATAAATTTACTACGTCAGATGCATCTATATGAACTACATTCTGTGAACAACCTGATGTAGCATGATACCCATGTCCAATATCATTTAATGAATAAGTTGACATTTTTAATTAAATGATAATTTATTTTTTATTTTACAATAAACTTAATTTAATTGTTCTAAGTTTAAATGTTGTAAAACTTCATTTAGTTTATTTTTAAGTAAGGTATTTTCCTGATGTAATTGATTAATCTTAGTATCCTGAGATTCTATAATTTCTTGTTGTTCTTGCATTGCCTTGATTATATACGGAGTAAATTTACCATAATCTAGACCAAATATATAGTCTATTCCATTTGTAGATTGTTTTGGATTTTCTACATCACACCCTTCGCACATACAAGTTTTTCCATCCCAAGCATCATTAAAAGTCATACCACATTTACATTTGTCCCAACAATTGTAGTCCCTCATCTGTGGAAATATTTTATGTACATCTTGTGCTATGAAACCATCTCCTTTATTTCCATCGCTTTTCCATGTATAATAAACTGGTTCTAATTGTTTAATTTTTTCTAACATATTAGGCATAGGAGTTATATTTTCTTTTAATCTACGATCACTGGATGTATCATAAATTACCCCATTAGAACTTCCATTTCCTCTAATTTTACCTTTGCTGCCATTTCTAGATGCATTATAAAATACCAAAATCCAATTACTATCGTTTTGTGTACAGTATCCAACTGCGCTGCTTCTGCCGACGTCGCGTGCATCTACAGAAACTGCTACATTATTTAAATATCCAAAATCTCTATCTCCTAGTCTTATGTGATCATTATGAACTCTTACTTGATAATTATTAGCAACTGATAGAGCTACATAACTATTTGTAGGGGCGTTTATAACTGTTTCACCATTATTATCGTGTAAGAACATTCCAAAATGAGTTGAAGCATTAGATATATGATTTGCATGAGTCAATACCCAATGAGAGGAACCAAAATGATGATTAATAAATCCATTATTAATTCTTACATCGCCTTCTACATCTAATTTATAAAGAGGAGTTCCTTGGTTTATACCTACGTTCCCACCTGTGAAATAAACATCTGATCCGGTTCTTGTCCAGGTGAGAGAAGGATTTGCATCAAAAATAGGATTTATATTCATAAAATCTATTCTAAAATAACTACATTTTGCACCGGTGCCAAAATTTGAAGAGTTTACTCTTATTCTAAATGTACTATAATCTGCAACTTCTATAATTCCATCGCTTGAAAGAGAGTTAAGTGGTTTTTGTATAGAATTTGTTTCTGCTACATTTTTAAGATATAAAACATTTGCTAGGCTAGTCCATGACGTTCCGTTATCTATTGAATAAGATAAATAGATACTTGGAGCATTAGCCTCTTCTGTTGAACTATCAGTTGTTCTAAATAAACCATATATAGAAATTTTGTATTTTCCGTTTTCTGAAAATGTAAAATAATTTGTATTATATGTTACAGTATTCCCAAAACTTGCAAGGGAAGTAAGCTGGATTAATCCTGTTAGTCCAGCTGTATAATCAGAAGTTATATTAGATGATGTAAAATAACTTACATAACCATTTATACCAGCCGCACTTGTTATATTAGTTGGAGTCCAATTACTGCCGTCCCATGAAAGAACTTCTCCAGATGAAGCCCCGGACGTGTTAACATCTGCCAAATCATTAATACTAGACATTCCTGTAAGATATCCCTGTATGGAGTGGTCTCCCCAATCGTGAGCTGTATTCCAGTTTGTTATATCATTTGCCGTAATACCAAATGTAGGGTGTGCTGTAAAAATTGGATCTGTTTCTACGGTGATAGAAGAAGATGAACTATCTGTTATATTCATAAAATCTATTCTAAAATGACTACATTTTGCACCACTACTAAATTTATCAGAAATTACTCTTATTCTAAATGTAGTATAATCTGCAACTTCTATTATTCCATCGTTTGATAAAGTGTTAAATGGTTTTTGTATAGAATTTGTTTCTGCTACATTTTTAAGATATAAAACATTTGCTAGGCTAGTCCATGACGTTCCGTTATCTATTGAATAAGATAAATAAATAGTTGGAGCATTAGCCTCTTCTGTTGAACTATTAGTAGTTCTAAACAACCCTGATATAGAAATTTTGTATTTTCCGTTTTCTGAAAATGTAAAATAATTTGTATTATATGTTACAGTATTCCCAAAACTTGCAAGGGAAGTAAGCTGGATTAATCCTGTTAGTCCAGCTGTATAATCAGAAGTTATATTAGATGATGTAAAATAACTTACATAACCATTTATACCAACCGCACTTGTTATATTAGTTGGAGTCCAATTACTGCCGTCCCATGAAAGAACTTCTCCAGACGAAGCCCCAGATGTGTTAACGTCTGACAAATCATTAATACTAGACATTCCTGTAAGATATCCCTGTATGGAGTGGTCTCCCCAATCGTGAGCTGTATTCCAGTTTGCAGAATTGTCTGTTATAATTCTATAATTACCAGAACCATCCGTAGCCATAATACCAGCTGTTGTAAAGTCTCCATCTACGAGTGTATTTAAAATGTCTGTACTTGTAAGATATCCCTGTATGGAGTGGTCTCCCCAATCGTAAGCTGTGTTCCAGTTTGTTATATCATTTGCCGTAATACCAAACGTAGGGTGTGTATTTAAAATGTCTGTACTTGTAAGATATCCCTGTATGGAGTGGTCTCCCCAATCGTAAGCTGTATTCCAGTTTGCAGAATTGTCTGTTATAATTCTATAATTACCAGAACCATCCGTAGCCATAATACCAGCTGTTGTAAAGTCTCCATCTACGAGTGTATTTAAAATGTCTGTACTTGTAAGATATCCCTGTATGGAGTGGTCTCCCCAATCGTAAGCTGTGTGCCAGTTTGTTATATCATTTGCCGTAATACCAAACGTAGGGTGTGTATTTAAAATGTCTGTACTTGTAAGATATCCCTGTATGGAGTGGTCTCCCCAATCGTAAGCTGTGTTCCAGTTTGTTATATCATTTGCCGTAATACCAAACGTAGGGTGTGTATTTAAAATGTCTGTACTTGTAAGATATCCCTGTATGGAGTGGTCTCCCCAATCGTAAGCTGTATTCCAGTTTGCAGAATTGTCTGTTATAATTCTATAATTACCAGAACCATCCGTAGCCATAATACCAGCTGTTGTAAAGTCTCCATCTACGAGTGTATTTAAAATGTCTGTACTTGTAAGATATCCCCGTATGGAGTGGTCTCCCCAATCGTAAGCTGTGTTCCAGTTTGTTATATCATTTGCCGTAATACCAAACGTAGGGTGTGTATTTAAAATGTCTGTACTTGTAAGATATCCCTGTATGGAGTGGTCTCCCCAATCGTAAGCTGTGTTCCAGTTTGTTATATCATTTGCCGTAATACCAAACGTAGGGTGTGTATTTAAAATGTCTGTACTTGTAAGATATCCCTGTATGGAGTGGTCTCCCCAATCGTAAGCTGTATTCCAGTTTGCAGAATTGTCTGTTATAATTCTATAATTACCAGAACCATCCGTAGCCATAATACCAGCTGTTGTAAAGTCTCCATCTACGAGTGTATTTAAAATGTCTGTACTTGTAAGATATCCCTGTATGGAGTGGTCTCCCCAATCGTAAGCTGTGTTCCAGTTTGTTATATCATTTGCCGTAATACCAAACGTAGGGTGTGTATTTAAAATGTCTGTACTTGTAAGATATCCCTGTATGGAGTGGTCTCCCCAATCGTAAGCTGTGTTCCAGTTTGTTATATCATTTGCCGTAATACCAAACGTAGGGTGTGTATTTAAAATGTCTGTACTTGTAAGATATCCCTGTATGGAGTGGTCTCCCCAATCGTAAGCTGTGTTCCAGTTTGTTATATCATTTGCCGTAATACCAAACGTAGGGTGTGCTGTAAAAGTTGAAATCGCGGTTTTTACAAAAGCAGTTGTAGCCACATTTGTTGAATTGTCTGTAGACCCCCGTGTTGTACTACTTAAATTTGTTAAATTTAAGGAAGCTGCTTGATCTATACTTATTACATTTGAGGGACTTATTGTTATACCAGTCCCCTGTGTGTATATAGTGCCTCCACTTCCGTCTCCGAATGTAAGAACATTGCCATCTAAATCTGTAATATTACCACCAAGTGCTATATTTTGATTTATTGTTATAGAATTTCCAACAGTAACAGATGTTCCAACTTGTAAACTATTTGAAGTCTGTATTCTTCTTGCATTTTTAATATCAAATCCAGATATATCTAAATGTTCTCTTAAAGGATTCCTAAGAGCATTTGTAGTTAATTCGTTAAGATTAGCTTGGTGATGTTCTAACTTGTCTTGATGTATACTTAAAAGCTCTCTGTGTCCTATCCTAGGAGCCATTTATTATTATAATTATACTATTTAAAATTATAACATTAAATGCAAAATATAATACAACTAAAATCAAAAGCTTTTAAGTAGTTTTTTCATATTCGTTTTTGTATCCTTTTCCTTTTTTTAGCGGCGTATGCAGCTACATAAGCTTCGATTACGTCTCTTGTCTCTTGATCCGGAGTTGGACCAGAATTACACTGCAAACATTTAACAATAGCGTTTCCCATTTATTATAATTTAAATATTATAATTTTTTAAAGCTTCACTTAAAATTCCAATTTGTGTTGTTAAATATTATAAATTTTGAAATGTTTTACGCAAAAGTAGTTTACTATGTGTTTTATGCTACTTTTTTAAATGCTACTCTTGTTGCTGTTCGTCCTCCATATAATATGTAATTGTAAGATGTTGAAACATTTGATTTTAATCTAATTTTTTGATTAGCAGTATCAGTTATGTTTAATAGGAACTCTCCATAACCAACAGAGACAATATTAGTAGCATCTCCAGCAATGTCTACTGTGCCACTCTGTCTATCATATAAGGTTTCACTACTAAAATTATTTGCTGAATAATATGTATCAAGTCCTAATGTTCCTGCTACATTTAATCCCGACCTCATATAAGCACGACTACATACTAACCAATAACCTGTTTCAGGAAATGTAAATATTCCTGTTGATAAACTCATACCTGTTCCAATTTTTTCCATTTGTGTCCAAGTTGTAATAACAACATTACTTGAACTACTGATAGAGGTTGTTAAATAATATTCATCGTATCCTGTAAAACCTCCTCCACTCGCAGCTGATATAGTAAGCGTCTCATTAACAGAATCATGTGTAATCGTAACGTTGTTTCCCTCTGTTAGAGTAGCTGTAACAGCCTGATCAGAACTATTTCCATAAAATATGTTACCAGAATTCAAATTAGAAGTTGCATTAGTTCTGCCTGCTCCACCTACCTTAATAACACTTGATGAACCCGAACCAATTCTTTGAACTTTTCCTATATTTTGAATAAGATTTGACTCACCTCCCGGTGGAACATTTGTATAAGCACCAGCAGACACTGAAGAAACATAAAGTGTATCTCCTAATGCAAATGTAACTGTATTTTGTAATGTTATTCCATATAATGAACCAAACGTTACTATTTTAATTGTTTGGTTTGCGCTAGCATTGTCTCTTGCCATACCGAAAGCTGGCATTTTAGCTGTGTTACTTGCAATTGCGAGGTCCACGGTAGGAGTAGTTCCATTTCCAGCTGTTCCTGATATGTAAACAACTTGACCTCTTATAATATTTACATCTGCCACAGCTGTAAAAACAATTGGTGAGTCTACGGTATCAAATATGGGATCCATTGAAGTTGAAATTGTAAATGTGTTAGCGACGTCATCGTATGTGTGTACAATATTACTACCTTCTTGTAGTAAATTATTTACTCTGTCGTCTACTTTTTCATCTGAATGAAACAAGTTTGTGCTACCCTCTGTTATATTGTCTGTACTAAATTCTGAAAAATCTAAATTAATTATATTATCGTTTGTTATTTCTATTCCAGTCCCACCTGATAAATTTGTTGTAGACGACACCGTTACGGTTTCTTCTAATTCTTGAAGCTTTAAACTTATGTCATTAAGCGTATGACCGTGTTTGTTATGACTGTCCATAAGATGACCAATTATTGTTAAAGCTTCTTCGTCCCTGTGATACGTAATGAACGTTTCGGGCGACATATATATTATTAATAGTAAAATATTTTATTTACTTAAGCATACATTTGTTTAAATTTAAATTTATTATGATAGTATTCTGCAGAAGGATTTACTCTTCTTGTACGTTTTTTATACATTCTTTTTCTAAGACACAATAACAATTCTACATATCTTAATAAAAATGACACACCTTCAAAGAATTTCTTTTTTACAAAGTCACTTTCATAATACAAAATTGTTAAAAAATATAAATATTAAAAATACAAACATTAAATATTAATGTAAATGATGTCAGCTTATTTTATGGACATTGAAATGCCTGGTCCACCATCTTCGCCTATTGTCAATTCAGACATTTTAGTAAAAGAAGTATGGAGTGGAAAAAAGTGGTACTCGTGTATGAGAAAAAATTATCAAAGAGCGGTGTGTGTAATGTGGGAAAATAATGAAATTACTGTAGAACCAGTATGTAATTTGATAGATTTTGTTAATATGGAAATATGTGAAAAAATGATACCTATTTTGTACAATTGGAAAGTTTCTGTTGAATCTAATTTATGCCGAACAAAAATTTGCGCATTTTGTTTAAACGAAAGAGAAGTCAACAATTTTTTGTGCGGTACTTGCGAAGAATCAACTTCTTGGTTGAAACCTCTTATAAACAATGAACAGATAATCAGGGAAAATAAATACATCACTGGAAAGTATTTCAATAAAGATTGTATTTCACCAGACCCAGTTTGTTTATACATCCCTGTAAATTTAATGCGCAAGAGAAAACACTCAGAACTTGAAGAAAATCTTAAAAAAATAGACAATATGTTAATGTCCAGTAGTATTTAAACTAACTTAAAAATAATTTTAATATATTTTATATAATGGGAAAAAATAAAAAAAAGGACCAATCATCTCCTTTACCATCTGTTACTATTCTCACTCCAACTACATCAGATAGACAAAAGGTGCTCCATCTTTTATCAAAATGTGTAGATAGTCAGGTCTATAATAACGTGACCGAATGGCTTATTATAGACGGTAGTAAAAATTGTAAATTTGTAGACAGGTCTTCTATAAGCTGTTCAAAATGTCCAATTAGATGGATTGAACCGAATGGACTTACAATCTCTGCGTTAAGACAGAAACTTAAGGACTCCTTTGAGAGTGAAATCGCAGTCTGCTTTGATGACGACGACTATTATCCGCCGACTAGAATTTCTCACGCAGTTGAACATCTTATTAAAACCCGTAAACAAATCGCCGGTTGTACCTGTCATCTAGTTTTTGATTTAGATTTGGGGCAGGCTTTTAGATTTAACGGATTCCATGAAAATCATGCAACTCATAACACGATGGCATTCACGCGTATGTATGCGAAAACGCATAACTATGATTTAACGTTAACTCGCGCGGAAGAGAGAAGCTTTACTAATAACTTCTCTGAGCCTATGGCTCAACTTGACTATATGCATGCAGTTCTTCATATGTTTCATTCAAATAATACATTTAATAAACTCGAAATGTCATTCACGACTCTTCTGGAACAGAATCTTACAAATATGCGTTTATGGCGCAGTAAACCTATTGTCTCTGCAGATACTATCCAATCATATACCGAAATATTATCCCCTGATATTTCTTCGGAAGTACCAGATATCGTTTACTTCTTAGGTATCAATAATGTTTACATCTGGGAACCCACTACTAAGTCTCTGGGTGGTTCAGAGCAAGCTGTAGTTGAACTCTGTAAAGAGTGGGTCGCAATTGGTTACACTGTTCATGTATATGGTCAATTTGAATCTGATATACTTGTTGACGGCGTATTATATAAAAATTGGAAAAGTTTTAATTTAGGAATGACATATAAAAATCTTATCTTGTGGAGAACTTATGGCTGCATTCCTCTTTGTAAAGTTCCAAGACTTAGATATCGTCGCCTTATACTCGACCTACATGATACCAATCTTCCGAATATAAATAAAGAGCCAATCTCTTTAGAACAATTTGATCGTATTTCAGTAAAAAGCTATTTTCACGGTACAGCACTTGGTTTAAAAAATGCTGTTATTATACCAAATGGAATACGTAGACAATATTTTAATATAGATAAAAGCTATGATAGAGATAATTATAGATGTATTTATGCATCTAGCTATGACAGAGGGCTAAAATATATTCTTATTTGGGCTTGGCCTTTACTTAAAAAACTTGTACCTAAAGCAACACTTGATGTTTATTATGGAATGGGTCTGGTATCTAAAGAATTCAAGGAAGAGATGGAACCACTTCTTAAACAACCTGGTGTAACTGATCACGGGCGCTGTTCAGTTGATATTATTAGAGATGCTAAATTTCAAAGTGGTTTTCATCTTTATTTTTCAAAAACATTTGCGGAAACAGATTGTATAAGTATTAAAGAGTCTTTCGCCACTGGTTGTATACCTATATTATCATCATATGGAGTTTTCCGAGAAAGAAATGGAATACATATAAAAGGAGATCCTTCAACAAAAGAAGCACAGGAAAATATGGCAAGGGTTGTAGCATATTTAATGGAAATCCCAGATACACTTGAAGCTGAACGAAAGAATATTGCATCTTTGGAAATACAAGATTGGGAAAAAACAGCTAAAATGTGGATCGAGAATATACTTATTTAAACGATGCATTATTAAAACTATTTCTATCTAAAACTAACTTAAAAAATAATTATATTTATCTCTTAGGAGATATGGCACTAAATTTTGAAAATACATTTTCTGATCCCGACTTTTTGCCAACATGCGATGAAATGGAAAGATATAAGACAAAATTGGAAACGTGGGAAGATGAAAATAGAAGTCCAAAAAAGCGTCGCGCGCGATATCCAAATGAATATGATTCTCTTGGTCGGAATATCACTGAACAAGAACGGCGCCAAAATAAAATCCCTTGGGTAAAAGTAAAATACGTTTCTGGAAGACTTTACATAGATCCTGAAAAAAAGGATATTTTGCGTTCTATGAAACTTATTTAAATTAAAAATATTTTATTAAGTGTATAATAATGACTGGTAATAGTGAAGCTGATTTGGCTCTTTCTGAAGTTAAGATGGCGGATCTTAAGAAAAAGGTCAACGCCGACTCTTGGAATAATGAATACGAAGACATAATCACCGAATGGGGTGAAAAAGCATCTGGTCTAAGATTTATGCATGGCAACTCGGCTGCTTATTGGAGAAGTGTATCTAATAAACTTACTCTTTATTCTATTGTAGCTACTAGTATAGCTTCCGCAGCTAGTTTAGTAGCTGGCAGCATCGATTCAACTGATGCAAAGGATGCTGTACTTTTTACAGCGGGCGGTATTGGTCTAATTACTTCTTTTATCCAGAGTCTTAAGAAATTTTACAACTGTGATGAAAAGGCAGCTGAGCACGGATCTATAGCAAAACAGTTTGCGTCTTATTACAGATACATCTGTCTACAGATGGGAATGTCTCGCGAAGACAGACGTCCTTCTGATGAACTTTTTGAATATGCTCTAAAGGAATATGAGCGTCTACAGCAAGAAGCTCTTCCTTTGAGAGGCGAGGACGTATCTTCTTATAAGAAGACTTTTAAGAGCTCCACGCAAGCTATGCCTGACAATTGTAAGACTGATTATGCTATTAAGATATATAACAGACAGCCTTATAAACCACCAGAGTATATCACCGATATAGAACTTGCAAGTTCTATGTAATTTTTGCTAAAAAATTAAATATTTAAGAATTTTAAATCAATATATAGTGAAACAATATGGATTTCGATTCCATTTGCGAGCAAATGTCTGGTATTTCAATTCATCAAAAAGTAAATGAAAAACTTGTTTCAGATTTAAATTTGATTATATCTGAAATAATAAACGCCGGACATTACAATGTTGACATTTATGAGCTTTGTGTTAATTGTGGACATTCTTTAACTTGGGATCAAGAATATACTGTGTGTAATTTTGACATACAATGGTTGAAAACTTCTGGAAAGGTTTATTTCTATGAAACTCTTAATAATTATATTAAGATAGAAACAGTTGAAAATTACAATCTTGTAACTCGTTTGTATGAAAACATTTTAGAACTTTTTAGCCTACAAGTTGAGTAAATAATAAATTATTAATCTACTTAAATAAATAATTTATTATTTAGTATAAGATATGTCTATTAATCTTATTACAGGCTGTATGTTTTCTGGTAAAACATCTGCGCTTATAAATATTGCTAAAATGCAAAAACTACTTGATAAAAATGTACTTATTATAAATTTTGAAGGCGACACGCGCTACTCTGACAGTAATAAAATTACAACACATGATAACATTTCCTTTGATTGCCTTCCTTGTGGGAAGGATCTTTTGTTTTTTGTAGCTTCCACTGATAATTACAAAAAAGCAAATGTTATTTGTGTAAATGAAGGACAATTCTTTGACAATTTAGTATCATTTTGTGTTCAAGTCAGCAAAGAAATGAAAGATGTATATGTATGTGGTCTCGATGGTGATTATCTTAAACGGCCGTTTGGAGAAATTTTAAATTTAATTCCGCATTGTGAAACAGTATGTAAGCTTCAAGCTTTGTGTATGTCTTGTAAAAACGGCACACCGGCTAGTTTCACTAAAAAAATTAAAATGTCTGACAATTTAATAGAAATTGGTTCAACCGAAACTTATATACCAGTTTGTAGATATTGTTATGAAAATTAATATAAAAATAAAAAGTAAGTTATAATTAAATGTTAAAGCAAGCCTTAGATAGTTCTAGACTTAAAAGACAACTTTTAGATGAGAATCAGGGGTCTAATCAAGGATTGTCTGAGCGCGTAGACCTCCTTGAACAAAAACTGGATTTAATACTGCAAAAATTAAATACCGTAGAAAAAGGAACAGATAAAATGGCTTCGCATATTGATTTTATAAACGACATTTACTCTAAAGTACAAACTCCTTTATTTTGGATTTGCGATAGAATTAATCATATGCGTGGTTATAAAGTTTCCTATACAGAAAAACAACATGTTACAAATAAAGTTTCTGATATAACAGAACAAGATTAAAATTGCAAAAAAATAATTTACTTAGAACATGTATGTATAATATTTCGAGACAGGATGAACATCAAACAATTCTTGATTTTCAAAGCTTGTGATGTTCTTCCGTCTGAATTAAAATATCATATATTAAAATTTGTTGAAGATGAAGCTGCGGCATGTATACAAAGACTTTTTACATTTAAGATAGCTAAGAATATGGATATATTTACAAAAATTATGCGCATCTCAAATGAAAATAATAACTATGAATGGCATTATGTAAATCATTACATTAAGTACGCTATGAATAATATAACTTATACATACATCCAAGAACCTGGAACCTGGATTGATTATTTAGAAGACATAATACATATTTATGGATATCATATGTATTTTCACATTAATAATATCCATTATATAATGAACTCGATTAAAAATTCTAATGAAATTTACAGAAATACTGGTATAGAATATTGGAATAATTTCTAATAATTATTTAAATGGTAAATCTTAGAAAAACATGCATATCAGGCGGTGTCTTTTGGGGCTATGAAACATTTGTTGATATAGACGAAATAGAAACATTAGAAGATATAACAAACAAAACTATAACAAATTTAAAATCTGTTTTAAATAGACTAAAACTTGTTGAACTTGTAAATAATGTAGACCCTCGGGTCTTTCATATACATTCTACAAATTTGGGAGATATATTTACAAGCGAACCCCAATTTGTTATTTATGTTTGTAATCACTGTTAAAATAAAATAAATTGTTTATATAAATGCAGAATTACATAGCAGAATTTGTAGGTACTTATATATTATGCATTACAATACTTGCTATATTCAGATATAAAGACACGTTTCTTGCAATGACAATTGGTATAATGTTATCTACATTTGTTACTTTACTTTTATTTTCAAGAAATGATTCAGATTTTAATCCTGTTATAACTTTTATGTATTATTTAGATAATAAAAGAACTATTACAGATTTACTAACTTTTAGTATATCTCAATATCTCGCGGCTATTTTAGCTTTTGTAACAATTAGAATAATTTTTTAATTTTTTAAAATGTTATAAATATAATAAATATGGATAGTCTAACAATTCTTTCAATTGTTTTGGCATGTGTCGCTGCCTTAACATTTTTATTGATGGCATTTATGCCAAAGAATGAGAAAAAGGTAGATATATCAAATGTACCCGACAAAACTCTTAGACCTCTTGTAGAAAAGTTGTCAAAGAAATTAGAAGATATGGAACTACAGGATAAACAATTAAAAGAAAAAATTTCAGCTCTTCAACTTATGTCTGGAATTGAAAGAGAACAGACTAAATATCTAACTGCAAATGTTAATAAAACTTTATATAATATATCAGGTACCTCCTCTGGTAGCGGTTAAATAATTATATATTTTATAATAAAAAATAAAATGTATAATTATTAATAAATAATCAATATGTCCGACGCAATTAAGAAAATGATAATGGACGACACATTTGTTTATAATCTTTTTGCAAATGATACTAAATATGACTTTAAGAGCGACAGGCCTATAAATTGGATTAAAATCCCTACGAGTTTTTTATCTGAAAATGGAAAAGATTCATCTATAAGTTTAATGTCTGTTTATACATACACCGGAGATGAATGTACTCAAATTAAAAATTCAATAACAGATTCGTCTGATATAGTATTTTCAAATGATGGTCACGTAGCTGTAAATTTTAAACAGAAGAAGACTGAAGCGCAGTTTTTTTATCCAAATCCTACGGTTACACAAAACACAGGCGGCTCTACTGGTGATCTACCAATTGGTATGACCAATACCGTAGCAATGAAAAATACTAACTTCAGTCCAAGTTTTTTCCATAATGACAAAATTTTGTTTTCTCAAAATTTACGATGGATACTTTATCAATTACCGGGATCTTATTATTCAAAGGGTTCAGATGGTATATGGAAGTTTACAAAAAACAACACTGGTAAAAATACTATACCCGTTTATGTTCTTCTTTATAATACTATACACAGAAAGAATTTTCAAGATATATATGCAAAAATAATAAACTTAACTAGGAATCCATTTTCAACACAGTCTTTTATAGGCCCAAACACAAATTACGTGACAACAATTAAAAAGTATTGTAATGCTTTTAGAGTTCAAAAATTTGACAGTCCAACTACAGGAACCGAACTATATCATTATGCTGATCCCGCGTGTGCATTAGCCTTTGATACAGAAATTGCAAAATTATCACAAACTTTGTCTTTAAATTTAACAGCTGAAACGTGGCAGAAAAATTTTTATCCGGGCGGCAAAGCTGGTTTTACAGCCGCTATTCAAGATTTGGCGGCCGTACCATCAAGTGATGCTTATTGTAGCAGAGGTTCTAGCGGAGGACCATCTAGATTTTTAAGAGAAGAGGCAAAAGTTATGGAAGCTAATGCAGAAACCGACTCGTTTATGCAAATATTAGCAAATTATGAAATTGCGTCTTCTGGGGAAGACTCCGGTGTAACCTTACCTCCAAATTGGAATCCACAGAGACCGGGTGATTCAACTAAGGGCGCCGTATGTGGGTCGAAATCTGTAAGTTTTGTAGATTGTTCTGTTACTATATCTACGCGTGGCGATATAAATTTTAACAAGAATAATATTAGACCAGTATGTGGTAATCAAGCTGGTGCAGCAGCAAAGGGTAAAAACCCCTATAATCCTCCATCCGGTACCTCAACGGGAACCTCGTCTGGTACTTCTTCGGGTACTTCTTCTGGTACTTCTTCGGGTACTTCTTCGGGTACTTCTTCGGGTACTTCTTCTGGTACTTCTTCTGGTACTTCTTCGGGTACTTCTTCTGGTACTTCTTCGGGTACTTCTTCGGGTACTTCTTCGGGTACTTCTTCGGGTACTTCTTCTGGTACTTCTTCTGGTACTTCTTCGGGTACTTCTACAGATGTTTCTTCTGATCCCGTGGTTCATCCAAGTCAGCAAGCCTCTGACATTTACATTTATATAATTATTATTGCAATAATTATAGCATTATTAATCGGGTTATATTTTATATTTTAAAAAAAATATTTATCTATAAATAAATGAGTAAGAGTAAAACATGTCCTTCAGTTCCCTCTCTAGACCAGAAATTTGATAAAATTCAAGATGCTTTAAATGCATCAGGTGCTAATCAAAAATGTAAGTCATTATTTAATAATGCAGTAGACTCGGGAATGACTAAGGTAGACGTAGCCGCGGCGGCGTTTGTTTTCCCATTTGGCGGCGGCGGCACCAGTACATCATTTACTGATGCTCAAAATCATATGCGCGAGTCTTTAAATAAAGAAGGTTGTTCAGATTTATTCATGAATATTAATCAGCAAATAAATTCTACTCAGTCTATATTATGCGAAATAAGTAATACAAAAAGTACTACTTCTCTATCTGGTTCTGCTAATGCAAGTATTAAAATTATACAGCCTGAGCCAACCGAAAAGATGTTAGCTTTAAGATCAGAAGCATTAAAACGAATTTCAGACCCAGTTCGTCCTCTCCAGCCCGGTCTTACAGGAAAAGCTGTTACAGACCGAGACATAGAACTCTACAATATCGCAATGGAAAATTATAATAAAGCACTTGAGATTAATAAACAAGAAGTTGCTAATATAATGGGCACTCTTACAGTTGAGAAAAGTGAATTTAGAAACGTAGCTAATGTTGATATGAAAGCTGTTTCTAATTTATCTAATGTTTCAATTACTGCTATAGCAGAACAGTATAAACAAGTCGCACACGCTTCTGCTATGAACGAACTTAAAAATAAAACTGGCCTTGGTGCCAATTCAGATACTGTAAAATCAATTGTAACAAATAGAATTAGTAATAAAAATCAGAATATATCTGACTCTATAAAGAATGCGCTACAAAATATTACTATGTCTTCACAGGCCGATGCCAGTGTTCTTATTAAAGCCTATGGAGCTATAACTGTTGAAGGAGTAACTTTTGATCAATTTGCACAAAGTAGACTTATTGCTCAAAATATAATTTCATCTGCTTCAAATATAGGAAAGTCTGTAGCACTAGACATGTTAAGCGATGCATATACTGTTACTAAGTCTGATAAAGAAGCTACTGGTCAAGATAAAGTACTTAAGCAACTTCTTGATGGTCAAGTCCAATTGTCCAAAGCAAATGCAGAAGGTGCTGCAAATATGTTTAAAGGTGTAACTGGATTTTTGGGAAGTATAGCAAGCATGATTGCATTAATTCCTATTATAATAGGCATTGTAATACTATTGTTCTTTCCTCAAATTTCTAATGTAATTGCACCCGGTCCTCTTAAGTATGTATTAGCAGCTGTATTAATGTATTTTGTACTAGCTTGGTTTATAGGCTTTTGGCCTTTTAGCAAGTCTGAAAAGAGCATTTTCCCATATGATGGTTTAGCTTATGTGATGACAGATCACCGCGGTGATCCAGAAGGCAGAGGTCCTTACAATTGGCATGTAGATCATCGTTGGAAAATGCAATAAAATGTAAAAAATAATATAATATTATAGTAAATGAATAATTACTACATTTTGGGTTTTGCCGCAGTTGTTCTTTTAGTTCTAATTTTGTTTACCACTGGAGAATTTAAAGGATCGGTTATAGTACCTGATTATGTTCCTTATATTCCTTCTCAAGAAGGTCCTTCCAGAGGCGGCAACATGATGTATAAATATGCAGATTTAGGAGTACCGGGTTGGAAATGGGATGATTGTTGCAGCGGCTAATTTTTTGAATTACATACGAATTAATTTTAAGAAATAATTTATATGTAATTATAAGAATGAAGGTAATCACTCGCAGTGGAAACAAAGAAGATGTACGTTTTGATTTAATTACTGCTAAAATTAAAAATCTTTCTGAAGATCCTAATTTAGGAAATAAGTTAAATACAGACCCCGTTTTTGTTGCTCAAAATATATGTAGTCTTATTTACAATGGAATTACGACATCTGAGTTAGATGATTTTGCTGCGAGTTTCTCTGCTACGTTATTTAAAAATGACCCCGATTATCTTATTCTTGCTAGCAGAATTGCTATTAATAATCATCACAAAAACACTCAAGATTCTTTTGAAGATATTATGCAAAAACTAAACACAGCTGGAATTATTTCAGATGATTTTATGAAAAATGTAACAGAGTGCAATTTGCAGATTTCAGAAATGTTTGACTATTCTAGAGATTATTCAATTTCTTATTTTGGATTTAAAACGCTCCAAAATGCTTATCTATTAAAGCTTGATGGAGAAATTCTAGAAAGACCGCAGCATCTTTTTATGAGAGTAGCTCTTGCTGTTCATGGAAGTAATATGGAAATGGTAAAAACCGTTTATGATTCATTATCAAATAAGTACTATACACACGCCACGCCTACGCTGTTTAATTCTGGTACAAATTATCAACAATTGAGTTCTTGTTTTCTTCTAGGAACAGAGGATTCAGTAGAAGGCCTATACAAGACTGCTGCAGACATGGCTCAGATTTCTAAATGGGCCGGAGGAATAGGTGTTCACATTTCAAATGTACGCGCTAAAGACTCTTATATTAACAAAACGGGTGGAAAAAGCAATGGGATTATGCCTCTTCTTAAAGTTTACAATAATATTTCGCGCCATATTAATCAAAGCGGAAAACGTAATGGTTCATTTGCTGTTTACATAGAACCATGGCACGCGGATATCTATGAGTTTCTAGATGCAAAGAAAAATAACGGGGCCGATGATATGCGCGCAAGAGATCTGTTTTATGCGCTGTGGATTCCAGATTTGTTTATGAATAGAGTAAAAAACGATGAAATGTGGTCATTGATGTGTCCAAATGAGTGCAAATTTCTTGCTGACACATGGGGACAAGAATTTGAAGAAAATTATAAAATGTATGAAAGTCAAGGTAAATTTAGAAAACAAGTGAAGGCAAAGTCTCTTTGGGAAAAAATTATTAATACACAGATTGAAACTGGGTCACCTTATATTCTATACAAGGACACCGTTAATCGTAAGTCTAATCAAAAACACTACGGAATGATTAAAAGTAGTAATTTATGTACTGAAATTGTAGAATATTCAGATTCTAAAGAGACGGCGGTGTGTAATCTAGCAAGTTTGTGTCTTCCAATGTATATAACAAATGGACAATTTAATTTTGACCTTCTAGGAGAAAAGACGCAAGAACTTGTAGTTAATCTAAATAATATCATTGACATCAATCATTATCCTACTCCGGAGTCTAGATATTCTAATAATCTACACAGACCTATTGGAATAGGCGTTCAGGGTCTAGCAGATGTATATATGATTCTTAAAATGCCATATGAATCCGAATCCGCTAAAGATTTAAATAAGAAGATATTTGAATGCATTTATTACAATTCACTTGTTATGTCAAATAAGCTTGCTGAGCGCGACAGTCACTACAAAACTTTTCAAGGTTCGCCAAGTAGCCAGGGTATACTTCAATTTGACATGTGGAATATTACACCTACTTTTTATTCGAAAAATGAATGGGACACATTAAAAGAAAGTATTAAAAAGGTTGGACTTCGTAATAGCCTTCTTGTTGCACCTATGCCAACTGCTTCTACTGCACAAATCATGGGTAACAATGAATCATTTGAACCATATACATCTAATTTATACACTCGGGCTGTTTTGTCAGGTAATTACATAATTGTAAATCAACATCTTATCAGTGAACTTAGAAATCGCGATTTGTTTAGCAAAGAACTCATTGAAAAGATTATGTTAAATAAGGGTTCCATTCAGTCTCTTGAGTTGCCAGATGATATTAAACAAGTTTATAAAACATCTTGGGAGATGTCTCAAAAGAAAATTCTAGAACAAGCGGCAGATCGCGGAGCGTTTATTTGCCAAAGCCAAAGCCTAAATTTGTTCGTAAATCCACCGCAACCTAAAGTAATTCATTCTATTTTAATGCATGGTTGGACAATTGGGCTTAAGACAGGTTCTTATTACATTAGAACAAAATCTGTTCTTGAAAATCAAAATTTTACAACAGAGGTTTCTAAGGAAAAGAAAACTGAACCAGGTGAATGTTTAATGTGTAGCGCATAATTATCGTATATTTAAAAATGTCTATATTATTTTAATATGAATTTAATAACACAGCAAAAGATAATTGAATATTCGATTATATTGTTTTTATTACTTATAATTTATAGAACAAAAAATCCTCTAATATTAACATTTTCTTTAATCTCTATTTTTTTGCACATCAATAGGATATTTAAATTATATCAAACCGGAGTATACAAAATCTCAAAGTCTTTAATGGATAAGATATTTTTTTTACTTGTTTCTATTATTCTTTTATTTTATTGTCTTCAATCTAATGATGAGTTTATTATAATGTTTGGGTTATTTGTTTTCTTCTCAAAAATACTAGATTTTTATAGCGAAAATGATTCAATGATGGAAGAAATATTTACATTAATTATTTCTTTTATAACAACCAAACTAATTGTAAACTATTTTGTATATAAATAAAAGAACAAGTATAATAATTAATAATGCAAGAATAATAATGCTATTATAGTTATTAGATCTATTAGTAAAATTATGCATAAATTCTTCAAGTGTTGGAGAGTCTTTGCCTAATTCATCGTTTACTGATTTATGAAATAGATGTGTCCATTTTATTAATTCATTTTTGGAATCAAGAGAATCTTTAAGATTTGATTTTTTAAAGATTTCTTGTGCAGAATTTGTACACTTATCGCACGGCAAAACTTTCATCATATTATCATAAAAAGAAAAGTAAACTTGTTTATCTTCTGAATTTGGATTTTTTGGATATCCATACGCTACAAAATGAATTGTTTCCCAAAAATAAGGTCCCCAGAGTTTTGGGTTAATGTTTGATTTTCCAGATAAACTCATTTACATTTTATAAATATTTTATTTAAAACACTTAAAAACGTAATTTATTAAATTAATACAATGGACTATCCACTTGACGATTCTTGGACACTTTATTTGCATTATAAAGATCTTGGTAAAATGTACAATGACAATGTAGAAAAGTTAATTGAAATAAATAATGTTGTAACTTTTTGGCAAACATTTAATAATATACCCAAGATTTACGAAATATTTTCAGATGGAAGATCAATCAAAAAAATGAAAAGAAATAATGCTATACCATGTGCTTATTCTTTTTTTAGAAGTAATGTATTCCCATGTTGGGAAGATGATAAAAATAAAGAAGGCTTTGAGTTTTCAGTTAAAAATGGAAATCAATTACACAAATTCCAAGAAGAATGGATGAATTGTATACTAGAATTAATCTCTAATAATCAAGACATTTATAAATGCATAAATGGTATAAGAATTGTTGATTGTACAAAATATGACAGCGTTCTATATAGGATGGAAATTTGGGTAGACTCTGAAGAAAATAAAGACACAATCGAACAAATTTTAAAAACTGAATCATTTGGACTTAAAAGATATAAATTTTTATATCGCAGTCATAAAAATATGAAAGAAACGGTATAAAGTTACATTTTATAATAAATTATAAGAATAATGGACGAAATGAATAAAAATGAAATCCTAGAACGCCTTGATAAAATTGAAGAAAGCATTAATTCAAAGCTTGATCCTTTGTTAGATCTTCTTCAAACTATAATTTCAACTAGTCTTAAAAAGACTGCTACATATTCTGAAACAGAAACTTCAAGTGCAGCGCTACCAGATTTGATGTATACAACCGACGCTGAAAATGTTTACATCTCTGGGAATAAAACTTATGATAATCGCGAATTGATCAAGACAACTTTTAGAGGTTCAAGCTGGAATAAAGAAAAATCAGCTTGGACTTTTAAGAAATTTGAAGATTACGAAAAAACGTTAGTTAATGTATTTCCAAATATAATCAAGGGTCAATAGTAAAAACAGACATATTATTTTTTCCAGAACCTACTTCTTGACCTTGTACGCGGCGAATACGTGAATCTTTGAAACAATAATAAAAAATATCTTTTTTACGCAAACCTAATGTTTTTGCCATCGTCTTGACTCCTAACTTTGTACCACGAGAGTTATTCAAAAGTGTGAAAACAGGATTCATATTAATTACAAATATAATTTCTCTTTAAATTATTATATTTGTAATTATTAAAATAATGGATTTTGGTAAGAAGGGAGATGCGAAGAAGGCTATGAAGCTTATGTGGAAAGATGGTATTACCCTAAAACAGGCTTGGAAACGCGTTAAGGCGGGTAAGAAAAGCTCACCTAAGAAAAGAAAAAGAATGTCTCCAAAGAAAAAGAAGGCTGTTGCTAATGCAAAGAAAGCTATGAAATTAAAGTGGAAGGAGGGTATTACACTTAAGCAAGCTTGGAAGAAGGTAAATAAGTTTGGTGACACGGTTTGTCCACCTGGTTTTGAACCAAATGCTATGTGGACTGGTAAGTCTGGACAGCTTCAGTGTATAAAAATGTGTGGCCCTGGTATGTACAGAGATCCTACTACAAATAGATGTAGAAAAATGCAAGTCCCTGTAGCTGCGAAACAGGTTCCGGATGGTATGGAGATTAATCCAGCCACTGGTAGACTAAGAAAAGTTTGTTTGCCTCCAAATATGAGAAACGACCGCGGTAGATGTATTAAACCAAAGGCGCCTGTTGTATTGAAACCAGGTTACGAAATTAATCCGGCTACGGGACGACGGCGTAAAATGTGTTTACCAGGGCAGTATAGAGATCCAATGTCTGGAAGATGCAGAACTATTAAAGATTTCTCCGTAGAGCCTCTTCTAATAGACGCCCCTGTTCCTATCATGGAACCTCTTTTGGGTGATTACAAGGCAGCAGGCGGTCTTATAGATTTTGGTAAGAAATATAGATTTGGTAATAGCAGAAAGTGTGGTTTTGGAACATGCAAGGCGTGTACTAGTCGTTAAAACACCTCCAATAATTATAAAAGTCTTTTTTGGTCCATCTAGTTATATTAATGTTGTCTAAATTCCTCTGAAAATTTTCAATTCTTATTATTTCTAATTTAAAATTTTTAAGAGGCTTTGATACATTTTTATTTCTACATCTAGCTTTAAGCCAAAAACATCTTCCGTAGTATTTATATGCCAAATTCTTATAAAACAGTTCATCGAATAAATTGTAATTTTCTTTACAAGATATAGAAAAACTCAAGATATCATCAAATTTTAAAAATTCAGATATATATCTTATTGTATCTAAATTTAATTTCATATAATAATTAATTTTTAAAAAAAATGTAAATTATATATTAAAATATAATGAATTCTTATTTTGGTATGGCCACTGTTTGTCCACCTGGTTACCGACCCAACAAACGTTATCGTGCTAAGCGCGGTCAGCGTCAGTGTCTAAAAGGTGCTCCAAAGAAAACTCTAAGAGAGCTTCAGGCTATTGCCCGTGCGAATGATGTATCGATTTACAAGCGTCGCAAGGACGATATGGGTTTCACTCGTACACCACTTACTGTACGTGCTCTTAAGTACAGACTTACAAAGTTGAAGGTTGCTCATTTTGGTATGGCAACTGTTTGTCCACCTGGTTATTCGCCTAACCCAAATTGGCAGAGAAAACCCGGTCAGCGCCAGTGCCTAAAGGACAAGGTTAAGAAAGCTCTTAAAAAGGCCGCTGCAAAGAAGGTTAAGCCAACTCTTAAGCAACTACATGCTCTCGCTCGCGCTAACGATGTATCGATTTACAAGCGTCGCAAGGACGATATGGGTTTCACTCGTACACCACTTACTATTAAGGCACTCAAACTTCGTCTTACAAAGATGAAGGTACCATACAACTAAATATTAAATTTTAAAATATAAATCTTAAATGTAATTTATAACTTTAAAAAATATAAAGTTATAAATTATATAATACTAAGATGGAGCCGATTCTCTCTGAAACCTCTAATAGATATGTTTTGCAGCCTATAGTATGGACTAAAGTATGGGAAGCATATAAAAAACACCAACAAGCTTTCTGGACAGCTGAAGAAATAGATTTTCCAGCTGATATATCAGACTGGGAACAACTATCTGAAAGCGAGCAATTTTTTATCTCCAATGTTTTATCTTTTTTTGCAGGCTCCGATGGTATAATATTCGAGAACTTATCTATTAACTTTATTGACGAAATTAAAGTCCCGGAGATTAGAGCTTATTACGGTTGGCAGGCTGCCATGGAAACTATACATTCAGAAACATATGCCTTAATGATAGATACTTATATACCAGAAGACTCTAAATACAAAATTTTCAATGGGATAAAAGAACTTTCAGGTGTTAAAAAGAAAGCAGAATGGACACAAAAGTGGTTAAATCAGTATATTCCTTTTCAGGAGAGACTTGTAGCATTTACAATAGTAGAGGGGATATTTTTTTCTGGTTCTTTTTGTGCTATATTCTGGTTAAAGTATGTTAAAAAATTAATGACTAAAGCCCTTGGTAAAAGCAATGAGCTTATAGCGCGCGATGAATCTTTGCATACAGACTTCGGGGTTCTTTTATACACATATATCCAAAATAAGTTATCGGAAGACAAAATTAAAGATATGATGGTATCTGCTGTAGAAATTGAAAAAGAATTCATTTGTGATTCTTTTCAATGCAATCTGATAGGAATTAATGCAGACTCTATGAAAACATACATAGAATTTCAAGCTGATAGACTTATAGAAAAACTTGGATACAAAAAAATTTACAATTCGGAATGTCCTTTTAATTTTATGGATACTATGTCATTGGATGGTAAAAGTAATTTTTTTGAACAGCGTGTTACAGATTATAATCGACCAGAACAAATAGAAGACAAAGAGTTAGAATATTTAGACGATTTTTAATTAATTTAAAGAATTGTATTATTTTAATTTATAAAATGGCTTCTAGTTCTACCGATGTACCCGTAGATGTACCCGTAGATGTTTCCAAGGCTGACGATAAGACTTACACTTTTTCGTCTAAGTATGTTCAGCTTATGCTTTCTGTCGTAAATGTAGTATCGGCCCGTGGCGGTTTTAAGCCAACTGAATTTAAGCTAGTTGGTGAGCTTTTTGAGAAGCTTTCTGAGCTAACAAAGGATGAGGAGAAGCAAGCCTAAATTGCAAAAAAATTATTAACTTAAAAATTCCATACCATCAATAATCGTACAGATGGCTACAATTATTGATGGTAGAGGCAATCTTCGAAGGAAAGAACCTGAAACTATAATAAGTATGCTAGAAAATAAGAAAATAAAACCAGAAAAAGATAAAATAGAAGTAATGTCTATCGAAGAGTACAGAAATTTAAAATTGACATCCGAACAAGAGTGGAACATTATTTATAATCCAAAAAGAGTATCAATAGAAGCATTACATGCCATTGAAATAAAGAAAAGAGGAAAAGGTCCTGATAAAAAAATTTATTATCCTGGTTGTAGCGACCCTGGGCCATATTATGACCCACAATGTAATCATATTCATATTTGGAAACATAAGAGTCTAATTAAAAATTTTATAGGAGAACAATCTCAAAATGTACCACATGTTCAGTTTACCGATGATAAACCCGGACTTTATTGCTGTATTTGCCACTGCAAAAATTCTCAATTTCAACTTAAATGGACACAAAATTTGGATGACTATCACGAAGAGCCTGTTATTTTGCAGAATAACAATGTTTACAAAGAAGAGGATTTTTTACCAAAAGACAAAATAAAGGTTTTTCCTAAATGTATTCCCAAAACTGAACCTGTTCAAGAACTAAATAATAGAATAGTATCAAAATGGGAATCTCTCATGTTCAAAGTCATTTATTCCCTTGAAAACGATAAGATAGTTTATCCAGTTTCAAGGTTTAAATCTCTTTATTTGTGGCCATGGGAGTTAACACCTTATCAAAAATTTAAACTTAAATTTCCAGATTACAAATCTGGTATTATATTTGTAAAAAGCGACATCGACAAATTTAAAGATAATTATGCTATCATAGCTTAAAAAAATAGTTTATACATTCATTAAATGAGTAAATACGATAAACTTTTTATAGACATATGCACTAAATACGCAGAGATGTCTTATGCTAATAGGAAAAAGGTAGGAGCTGTAATTGTTAAGGAAAACACTATTGTATCAGATGGCTACAACGGTACCCCCGTTGGTTTTGATAATAACTGTGAAGACGCACGCGGTAAAACTCATTGGTATGTTTTGCACGCAGAAGCTAATGCAATAACAAAAATGGCTAGAAGTAATACAAGTTGTGTGGATTCTACTTTGTATATAACTCTTTCTCCATGTAAAGAGTGTTCTAAACTAATAATTCAATCTGGTATTAAGAGAGTAGTGTATAAAGAAAAATATAAAGATACTTCTGGATTAGATTTCTTAGGAAATTTTAATGTGGAGTGCATTGAAATAGAATAATGGATACTCTTGTAAATTTAGAAACAGGTGAGATAGATTGGGAAGCTATTAAAAAATTAAGCAAAGATGTACATTTAGATAAAAATGCTAAAAAATTTTACTGTAAAAAATGCAATACGTGTTTCTACAGTAAAAATTATCAAGGTGAATTTCCTCTTTGTATAAAACATAGAAATAACACGTTTAAAAATAATTAATTACTTATTGTAAACATATAAATGGAAGAATCAAGATTAGATCGTCTTGAAAAAGAACTTTCTGAGCTTAAAAATAAAATGGGAAGTGATAAACCTAAAAAAGAAAAGAAACCAAGAGCTCCTTCTGATTATAATACATTTATGAAGAATTTTATAGCCGAACAAAAAACAAAACTTGGAGCTAACTATGATCACAAAACAGTTTTTAAGGCAGCAGCAGAAGCTTGGTCAAAAAAGAAACAATTGTGATAAAACTAAACAATTTTCACATATGTAACACTGGAAAAGATTTGAATAAAGTATATAATTAGTTTTACAATTACAATAAGTATTACATTCCTTATTTATAAAGGCTTTATAATACTTATTTAATGTATAAGTCTCTCTATTTAGATTAGAAATTTTAGATAAACTTTTACATATATCCGAAATATTATTATTCATAATTATAGTGTTTTCTAGAAAACTATCGTTGTCTTTTTTAATGTATTTTATAAGAGTTTCGTCTACCTTTATATCAAAATCTTTTATATAATTATCTTTTATCTGTAGTTCAAAGTTTTTAGTCTTTTTAGAACAAATTATAAGACAATAAGACATAATCTGAGACATTACAATTTTAATTTCTGTAAAAAAATTAGATAACATATATATGTATTGTATCTTCGGATATGTATATATTTCTTTTACTATTATTACATAATTAGAGTATTTATCTTTCAAGTTTTCTGTTAAAATTTTAAATTTATTGTCTGTAAAATTAATAATTTTATAAGTCTCATTATCTAGCATATACACGTCTTCATTTATTTTAGTAAATGTATAAAATACATAACTTATACATTCCATGAATAAAATGTCTCCAGAATTGTCTAAAAACGTAAAAGTTTGTTTTATAGATTTATATTTAATGTATTTTTCAGGATCTACTATAGATTTAGATGGTCTAGAACTAGATTTAGAATATATAAAATTTTCTTGATTAATCTGTATGTCTTTATTTTCTATTATTATAACAGACATAGTTTCTAATTTAATAAAAGATATCTCAATATTAGTTTATTATAATGATTAAATTTTTCATCGTGGTCGTCTTCCCTCCAGCGTACGTGATTCATTGCTGTATGTGTAAGCTCGTGTGCTATTAAATGTTTAAGCTGTTTTATAGTTTTAAGTTTACCATTTTCATTTCTAAGCGTTAGAAAAATCTTTCTATATTTTGCTCTTAGTTTTCCATCTTCTCCTACGCTTTGTTCTGATGTACGTTTTACTTCTTTTGGTTTATTTAATCCTTCGAATTTAATAGAGCCTTGATCTTTTATCAACTGCATTTCTTGTAAGAAATACGGTGTTTGCAATAGTATATTTATTTCTGGTGTACGCTTTTCTTTAAATTGCATAGATATAAAACATCTTAAAATTAAAAGATCTATATCATTTAATAGTTTTGCAGCTTTTTCTGCGTCTGATAAATCAAGTACTTTGTAATTTCCTATTTTAACAAAATTTTTGTTTTCATTAAAATCCCAAATAGTCATTATTAATATATTATAATGTAATGTATTATTTATTCAAAATAATATTAACACTTCCGTCTGAATCTTTTACTGTTTTAATAAGAGGTTTACTTTTAATAGGTCTTGGTTTATAAAAATTATTAATTGGTCTTTGTATCTTTGTTTTATTTTGCACTAAAACGCTTTGTGTTGGTACATTAATCATTCTGCACTGTTTTTTATCTTGATAATCATTAAATTTTTTTAACATCATAAACATCTCTAATGGAAGAACTTTTGCAATTTTAGGTATAAGTCCCAAATTTGTAGGGAGTGTATTTATTATAAAAGGAAACTTTTTAACTCGTTTGTCAAGTAATAATATTCTAGCCTGTTCCTTGTCTACGATTATTATATTAGTTGACAAATCTGGATGAGAGTATAGTTTTTTTAAAGCGTTATAACTTTTATAACAATCTTTAAGCAAATACACTGTTTGCATTTAAAGTATATATTATATATCATTTAATAATTTATAAATTTTTTTGCATTTTTATTATATATTATAGTATTAATATAATGGCACGATTAATAGAGCCAGACGAAGTAGATGGCGACATTTATGACGAAATCGCCAATCTGGAAAATTGGCAGAGTATGTTATCAGATTTAATTGCTAATAATGATATTTCCCAAGAAGAATTCGATTCTGAGATGCTTAAAACTAGATATTATTTAGACATTAAAACAAAAACTTATGTCTTAGATGACGATGATGCAGAAATTATAGAAAAACTTAGAAAATATAAGAGTTCTTTAACTGAAAATTATAAATTTGGTATAATTTCAGAAGAAGAATTTAATAGGGAATACATTTCTATACTAAGAAAAGAGTATGATATTCTTAAACTTTCTGAAAATGACCAAGATGACAAAAAAACATCTTTAAATATTGATTTAGACTTACCTTTGAGTCAGAAGCTTCAGAAGCTTCATGAAGCAGAAGTTAAACACGATAAATCTGTGGCGAAGAAACAAGGCATTCTTTTTCCTAGATTACCATCAGGTTTTAATAAAGAACAGGTAAACGAATACTATGATCTTAAATTAACAGGTAATATAGAAACCGTTGTACCAGAAATAGAAGAATATCTTAAAAAATACTCGGCTACGAAACAATTAATAGACTATCATACAACTTCATTTGAAGTTTCAAAAATATTCTACAACACAGAGACAAAAACTTCTAATTATGAATTTAAAATGGTTGCACCAATGAGTAATAAATTAGAAGACCTTAGATTTTTAGAAAAAAGAGTTAATTTATTAACGCCCGAAGAACAAGCGTACTCGGATAGATTAAATATATTAAAGAATAGACTTAGGCAGATGACTCGTGCAGATTTACTTAAATGCGCAGGTATTAGAACTGTTAAATTCATGTCTTACATCGAACGTCTTAGAGAGAACAAACAAAATGTAATAAAATTCAGAGAGCACCCTGCTAATTATGAAATCTTAAAACAAATCGTAGAAGAAGAAAACTTAAAATATTATAAAATTCCATCTGATCAATTATTTAAGGAATACATATATGCAAGACCTGACATTTTACAGTCTTTCATCGAAGAAACAGAAACAGACTTAGCTGATTATGTAGAAAAAGGAAACACTGGATATTTAGCTGTAAAACCCGGATCTAATTTAAAAGATTTGGGTGAAGGACTTGAAAGTTTTGTAACAGTCTTGCCATTTGAAGATGAGCTCTATACAGAACTTAAAAATGAAACCGGGAACAAAACAGAAATAGATAAAGTTTGGGAATTAAGAATGTCTTTACCTGGTTCTAATGCAAAAAATATAATTAAAAGATATTTATCATTCGAGGATTACTTAACTGATTTTAAAGACATATTAGTTAGTAATTCTAAACTACTAACAGGTACGTCTAAAGATATAATAAATACAAAAATAAGAAAGATAAACTATTACCTCATGTACAAAGAAGATCCAGATATGTATTTGCCAACTGGTCACACCTCTGTTTCTAATTTATTCAAAAATAGATCAGAGGTTTATAAAATGAGACAAGAAGGTCTTTATAAACTACTAGAATTTATAACAACTTATTATCCGGGTGCTGATACATTAGTGGAAAAACTTGAATCTGATATATTTGATTATTCAAGTTCCAATTATAAATTTAATATTTCTAAGTTCATGTTTTTAATAAATAATTTCCAAGAGAAACTCGATGAATTAACAGCTGGTACCACTTCTATTATACAATTATTAGCATACGAAACTCCAAAAACTTTACCAGAAGAAGACATCGACATACGCGGCGATAAACAAGAAAACATCGATAAATTACTTAACTGGAACCCAGATACGTCTGTTTATGATACATACAAAACAGAATTGCAGAATTTAAATCATCAATTTTATAAATTTAAGAAAGCTCACACAGAATTATCTAATCTTGAGATATCGCAGATAATGAGTCAATACTCTGAAAGTATTCAGTGGCGGACCTCTTTACAAAATTACAGCAAACTTAAAGTACCAGATGGTTATATAGAACTTAATTTTAGATTGAGATATCTATTAAAACAAAGAAACAAATTACCTTCGAGGAGAATATTTACACTTGCAAGTATTTCAGATAGAATATACAGACAAAAACAATTTTTAGCAACATTTACTAAATGTAAAGTTCCAGAACCAAATGAATACTCCGTGTTAACAGAAAACATAATATATGGTTTATCTAAAACTCCAGAAGACTATGAATATTATAATAGTCTTGTTAACTCTGAATATAAAAAACTATGTGAGTATTTTACAAAAGTTAATTTAAAATGTACTCTAGACAATTCTGGTACAGTTAAGTGTATTTTAGCATTTGAACCAAATGTGTTAACCCCAGTTATAACAGAATTTTTAGTTACACAGGGCGAATTTGCGACTGTTGACATCCAGCGCTTAAAAATTTTCTCAGAAAATATAAATTCAGATAAAATACTATCTTACATTAGAAATTTAAGAGGAACAGAAATAGATGCTTATGATAGATCTATAATGGAACAGGTAAATAAAGAATCTACTTCATTAAATGAGATATATCTAAAAGCTTCAAGAATAATTAAAACAGCCAAGTTCAAAAAACAACTCGAGAAGCTCGCTGTTATAGCTTATAGTACATATAAACCACCAATAGTTAGTGTAGAAAAGCCTGTTAAAATTAGACACGGGAGAGAATATACACCAGATTATATTAAAGTCGGAGACTATTATATATACGGAGGTTTTTATCCGATGTTTAATACATATTCAGAAGACGGAACAATTTTAAGTGAAAATTACACTAGATACGATTTAGAACAACTTGCTATTATATTTAATCTAGACTTATTAGAAGACTCATTTGAACTTTATAAAAGTATAATGGAGTTTATGAGAAACTACAATAAAAAAGAAACTGTTGTTGAAAAAATAAATTTTAACCCCATTGAATACAATACTTATTATGAATATCTTAAAGTTCCTACAAAGACGGTGATGTATACATTCAGACCAAGAATAGGAGTTCAAGAACCAGGAGAAGTATACACTGTAATAAAAGATGAAGTTAGAACATACGGAGTCCCGTTTGATTTTAACAATGCCACCATTCCTATATATAGCGAAGATCTAAAAGAGAGAGTAGACAATGGTTTTATTATAATAGAAGGTCCCTGTATCTTTCAAAAAACTTCGAAATATAATAATATAACAAGCGACAGTTACATTAATATTGAATATAAAGATTCGAGAGGCAAAAGTAAAATTTTTAGAGAAGGGGTTCCAATTAAAAAAATAAAGAAAAAAACAATAGACTCAATTAATACTTGTTCAAGATTCACTACCAAAACTTCATGTGATGATCCAAATTCTTATTCTCTAGATGTAAAGAGTCTTAAATTTAAATGCAAATGGTTAAATGAAAAATGTAAAGGAATTATAGTAGAGTCTGATGAACTTAAAAGCTTTGATATAAACAAAGTAAAGTTTAAGGATTTTTCTAAAAACAAACTTTGGCAAACTGCTGTAGATAAATCTATTAAATACGTAGAAGAACTAACAAAGTTAAAAGAATTGACCCAAGAAGAAATTAAAACACTGTCTAAGGAACAAAAAACCAGACTATTAAACTATTATAAAGTTTTAAGCAAACCAAAGAAAGTTCTTCAGATTATACCAGAAGAAAAAACAGAAATAAAAAGTTATTCTTTAATAGATCAGTTTGAAGATTTGTTAAAACCATCTAATAATGTATCTAAACTTCAAAAAAATATCACAGAAGGTTATACCGACTTTACAATATATAATTTAACATCATCTAGTTTAAAATTACCAATGAAAAATATAATTATTGGTTCTGAATACACAGTAAACGGGGATGTAGTTATACCAAAAGAGTATCATTCAGACGATACCAGTTATACTTGTGAAATAAAAGAAACAGGTGAAATAATAATACTAGAAAAAGAAGAATTTAGAAGAAAGAGTAGCGAAATTGTAATAAGGGCCGTTCCCGTGTTTTGCCTTGTTAAAAATGAAGACTTACCATTTCTTAGTGACCTTCCTGGTTATTATTGGTATGATAAAAATATAACTTATAACCAAGTAGAAGATGAACTTATTAAAAAAGAAGAAATAATTAAGATGACAAATGTTCCTACTAATTTTATAAATCCAAGTTCTTTATTAAACGGAAAACCATTGATAAACCGTGGTGATATATTCGAAGCTATAAAAAGAACAGCGTTTAGCACTCTTTCAACAGATGATACTTTTATATACTACATTACAGATAAAGTCAATGCAGAAAAAGACGCAATAGAATTTGCAGTTAAAAATAAAATAGACATAAATGATATGTTTTCAAAAATAATAGGAACAATAACACTACCAGATGTTATAGAAGAATATGAAACTAAGAATCCAAAAAAGATAATAAGTAAAACAGAAATAACAAATATAATACTCGCTGCCATTGAAAATAAAGACAAAAAACAATTAGCAGAGTACTTTGTAAGAGCTAAAAAGAGTAAAATAGACTCGGATATATTAAAAGAAGCTAAAAAACTTCTAAAAGAATTACCAGAAGCACAAGAAGTTCCAAAAGAAGAACCCGTTTCTGCACCTGTTAAACAAGAACCAGTTTCAGTTAAAAATATATATACAGCTAGTAGGCGTAGAAGATAAACACGTTTACAATTTGTATTTTAAATGAAACTATTAAATTAAAATGGACTCTTTGAATATAGTTGTTGTTTATCACCCTAATTGCAAAGCATCTACAGATTTTTTAATTCAGGTTAGTAAATTACATGATGCTGAATTAGAATACATAAATATAAAAGAAGACAAAATTGAGACTGAAATAAACGTAGATGTAGTTCCTCTTATTATAATAAATAATGACCCATCTAAAATTTACAAAGGCAAATCTGCATTTGACAAGCTAAATGATCTAATTGCAAATAAACCTGTTAAAACTGCGAAGAAAGAAACCGGAGGAGTTAAATATGGTAAAGGTGTAACCTTTGTAGAACAGAGCGATAAAAAGGAAAAAATAGACCTAAGTAAAAGGTAATTTAATTTATATGCGGTAGTAATCACTAAATTAAATATTTTTTAAAATTAAAATGGACCAACAGCAGCTTCCTGATTTTAGCCAGATTATGAAACTAGCTCAAAAAGTAGCAAGTCAGATTGAACCGCCTGCTGAATTAAAGTCCGGAAAGAAACTTTCCGAAGAGGAAATGACAAGTGCCATTTCAAAAATCACAAAGTCTGTAACAGAGGTAGTTAAGCCAGAAATGTTAACACAGGGAATGAGTAGTAAAAAACAAGGGAAGCAACGTGCTGTTTCTGCGCCAGTTAAACCAGAAGATTCTAAAATTTGTTTTGATGTAACAGATGAACAGGTTCAGACGAAGAAGGAAAAGAAAAAGAGAGTAGTAGAAATTGAATCTGATGACTCCGATGAAGATGACCCAATTGCGCCGCGTACAAAAGACATGACTTTTACTTTATCTGTAAGCCTTGAAGAACTATACAACGGTGCAAAGAAGAAGTTAGCTTTGCGCAGACAAAAAATAGACTCTGATGGTTCTTATGAAGAAGAAAAGAAAAAGCTCGCTATTAAGATTGAACCGGGTATGATAGATGAACAAACTATTAGATTTAACAAGATGGCGGATGAAAAACAAGGCTATGAAACAGGGGATGTGGTAGTTACACTTGATGTAGAAGAACATCCTGAATTTATCAGGGATGGTAATAATTTGTTATTAGAAAAAGAAATTTCTATATCAGAAGCTTATAATCCCGTGGTTTACATAAAGCATCTAAATGGAAAAACTTTTAAGGTAACCGGGGAACCATTTGACATTTTTGGAGATGAAGACGATATGCTTAAAAAGATATCTGGGGCTGGAATGCCTGTTTTGGGAGAGCCCGGTAATTTTGGAGATCTTTTTGTAAGATTTAAGTGTGTAAATAAAACAAAGATTACCTCTGAAATTATTGAAGTACTTTCTAGAATTTTTCCACCTCTACTAGAAAAACCAGAAGTAGATGATTCTGAAGTAGTTGAAAAGGAATTTGAAATGGTTACTGAAACAGATCTAGAATTCTTAGAAGACTCTGATGAAGATTATGATTCGGAAGATGAAGATTACTCAGATGAAGAATCCACAGATGATGATTAATTGTAAATGTAAATGTAAATGTAAATGTAAATGTAAATGTAAATGTAATTGTAAATGGATTTAAAAATAAAGCTTATTTTAATATAAAAATGCTAACCAATGGATGGGAATTTTTTATATTAAATCCTTTTGATAAAGATATCAAACAATCTACGCAGGATAAATATGTAGATATGTATAATAAAGCTTATGATAGTTTTATTGGACAATTGTGCATTCCAGAGCCAAACGATCTTCTTGAAGATAACTTTACTTTTATGTATTATATAGATCTTAATGGGGATAATGATAAAGTAGAACTAGAAGAAGATTATGAATATACTTTTCTAAAGAGTGTATTTCTAGATAAAAAATTTAAAAAGATAAGATCTGGCATAATAGAGTATTATAAAATGCATAATATTTATGTTGCGAATATGTACAAACAAGACAATGCTTTTTATTTGCTACTAAACAAGAAGTAAGTTAAAAGTAATATTAAAACTAAAACTATAAAGTCCCTGAAGGACTTGCCGTATTCTATAGTGTAGTTACCCATTTTAATTTTTTTCCCAGCTAGATTACTATCCGGGTCAACAAACATATAAACACAGGGGGTTACAAGTTCATCTAAAAATATACTAAAAATTTTATAAACTATAACAGATACAAAAACAGAAATGGTAAAATTAGTAATTATAAATTGACCAAAAGACTGTTGCATTTATAATTATTAATTTATTTTATTTTTGTTTAAATCTTTATACCAATAAGGAACATTTGCTATAGTCCATTTTGCAAAATAAGTTTTTTCCATATTGTAGTAGTTGTGGTAAGCTTGGATGTCACGCGGATGTTTACATCTTTCTGGCATCGCTTGGTGTAATTTTGTTATATTACCATTTGGAATATACACTGGTATAAAAGATAAGCAATGTTCTAAACGTTTTTGTGAAGAATGTATTTTTCCAAAACGAAATGTATATTCTTTGCATAAATTGATAAATAAATTATAAAGCCATAGATAATTACCAGAAGTTGCACGTGTCCATACTGTACAGGGATTATTTTTAAAAGCAACTTTGTACAAATTTGGATTTTTATACTTTCCGCAGATATGATGAGCAGAGCATAACATCTGTGCATACTCAAGTATCATTTTACGCACATGTGCATCACAGTGCATGAGCGCGCAAATCTTTGGGTTCAAAGACAGAAAGAATATATTCATTTTTAGTAATTATTGTCTTAAAATTTTTAGTTTATTAATTTTTCTGTAATAAATTATAAATGACACCAGTTGGATATAAAATTAAAAAACTAATGAAAGAAGGATATCATCATAAACAAGCTATAGCTATAGCACTTAAAATGAATGAAAGAGGTTGTTTAGGACCTAGAGGAGGAAAAGTATGTTTTGGAATGAAATCATTTAAAAAAAGAGATTTACTTCTTGATTTTAATATTAATAAATCTGTAGATTATTACGAAATTAATAACAATAAAGTATATATTGTAATAAAACCCGTAGAAAATAATAAATTAGATTTGGATAGATTTTATAGTAAAGTTGCTATTCCAGGATATGCAAGATGTTCTCTCTATTATATGTTAAAACAAATTGTTGAAAATGTAGATAAATTTAATAGAAACACTGAAATAGGAATTTCTATAATAGCTCCAAGTGAACCTAGACGTAATATAGATACAATTAAAAAAACTTATAAAAATATAGGTTTTGACAAAATAGAATGTACACAATGTAAAGGGCTTACAAAAAAAGAATATGAAGATCTTGTAAAAAAATATCCTGAAATGAAAGGTTCTGATAAATATTTATGTCAAGACACTGAATTATGTTCTGCTAATTTTGAAAAAGTAGGAAAAATATTAGAAAAATTAAAATTTTGCGATGAAACTTATAATAGTGTAAAAAGAGGTAGAGACCCTGAATTTTTAATTAGTGATGAGGATATTAAAGCCGCAAAAAATTATAAAGGACCAGTTTTAACAGATGAAGATTTACTAAATTATTTTGGTAAGAAACAATTTCTTTTCAATCCAAAAAAATCATTTGACGTATACATAGATAAAAATCCAAAAGACACAATAAGTATTAAGTATAAAACTTATTCAGATACTATAAAGACTATCCGTAAACTAGAACGTCTTTATAAGTCTGGTAAGTATTCTCATAAAAGAATTAAACAGGTAGCTATGATACTTATGGTAAGACTTAGAGTACTTAAGTCTAAAAAGAAAAAATCCTATAAACTTGCAAAGAAGTATCACGACTTTTTAACTAAGAGAACTAAAACTAAAAAAACAGATCGTAAAAAGCTAATATTTAAGCCATAAAATAAACGTGGAAAATCCCAATGCTATAATATAAGAAAATATGCATAATCTAACAACCTGATGATCATATTCTGTAAACTTTAATTCATCTTGGTCTTTTACAAGATTATTAATTTCGTTTTCTTCGTAATAAAGATGATAATTATAACGTAATGGTAAGAATACGGCCATCATAATTTAAACTATTTTAATTTTTTAAGTTCATTGAGAACATTTGTTTTGTCATTTGAGTCTTCTAAACTTAAAATTGGCACATTTTTCATGATTGCATGTTTAATTTTAGCAGATTTGAACTGAATATAATCTACATTTTCTTTTGTTACTACGCATCTTGTTTCTTCTGAAACAACATCGGAAATTATATATCCATGTGTTTTTAAAAAATTATGTAAATTCTTGTCTTTTCCAAACCCTGATATAGCTATCTTCATTACCAAAATTATATATACATTTTAATTTAGTAAAATATCTGTACGGTGTGGGGTTCGAACCCACGCGGCTTACGCCAGCAGATCTTAAGTCTGCCCCCTTAGACCACTCGGGCAACCGTACAGGTATTTCACTTATACATATAAATAGTAATATTTCTTTAAATTCGTTTATAAAAAATAATAATTTTATATATACATTTTTTATTTTTGTTATATTATAAATTTTATTCCAGAATTTTGACTGTATTCTTAGATGTATTAAAATTATTTGGAACTTTCAGTGCTACTATTTTAGTATAATTATAAACCTCGTCTATTATTTCTAAAATATTAATATTGTCAAGATATAAGTCTATTTTCTTCTTATTTTTATAATTATTACCACCCCAGGGAGGATCGAAATAAATTATATCCTGTTTTAACATAAATTTTATCCAATTATAAGAACAGTTATAAGTTAAATCCGGAATGTTTGTATTTTTGCAAAGAATTTTAAACATATAATTATCCTTTTCGATTAAATTTACTTTTCTAAAATTTTTTATAAAATGAACAGAATTTCCTCCTATACCTGCTGTTGCATCCGTTATTGTTGAATTGTAGTCAGAAAATGTTTTAATAATTTTATTTATTTGCAATGCTTGAGACTTAGTGGTGTAAACATTAATTACTTTTTCTGGTATTATTAAATTTTCAGAAAAGTAAAAGTTACCATCCATGATTAATTATTAATCTATGTAATTTTTAAGTTCATTTTTAAGAGTAGAAATATTAGACTCCAAAATTATTATGCTATTTGCTGTATTTACATATAGAGGTTCATTGGTGTCATATAAGTTTTCTGCATCCTTTTTTATAATACCTGATCTTACTTTACTTCTAATCGCGCGTTCTCTTGCTGATTTTAACTTAGATATTTTTTCTTTGTAACTTTTTAAGCTTTTTACATTCTCAGAAATTAATCTTTTTATCTGTAAAACTTTTTCATTACGTTCCTGTAATATTTTTTGATTTTCTTCTCTTTTATATTGAACTCTATAATTATGTAAAGTCTCAAAATAATTTCTTAATAATCTAGAGTAATCCATAGTAGGACCAAAGTTTTCTGGCATGTAAAATACAAAATGATTTTCATCTGCGTCAAAGTCTGTAAAAGCATATCTAATTGGATAATTATTTCTAGCACTTAAAAATTGTTCTTTTGGATATAATCTCCAATGAGGATCATTTAATGAACCTATTATATAATTATCAATTTTTAAATCTTGAAATCCGTTACTTAAAACAGGGGGTAATTTATCATTATAAAACCTCAATTGATACGTCATTTACATTTATTAAATATTTTTATTGTATACTAATTAACTCTTCTAATATATGACTAACATTTGTATTTAAAAGTATTTCTATACATTTACTTGATTTAAATAATTTTGTTGAAAAGTAAAATTCTTCTATTTTATAGTAAGAATACATTAATACTAAATATTCTTCTATTAAATATTTTTTCCCTGTTTGTTCCCATAAAGTATATAGTACAAAATAATCATAATAATTCATCTTATAATGTTTAAAACTCTCAGGATCTTTATAAAATATAACACAACTTTTAACTTTTTTCTCAAAAGTCTTTACAGTTTTAGTGACATCAGATATAAAGTTATATATACACATGTTTATTTGTAATTTAAAAAAAATAATATATTTTAAATTGTAACATGAAAAGGAGATTGGGTCATTATTCAGATTCTGATGAAAACGTGTTCGATATCACAAGTTACAAACTTGATAGTTTAGATAATCTTATTAAAATGATAAAAGATTATTCTGAAAAAAAATTACCAAAGAGGAAACATAGAGTATATTATCCAATTAAAATGGGAGTCCTTCCAAATATATTAGAAGAACTTATAGAATTAAATAATATGATTGGGTTAGGTGTTCTTAAAAAACAGATAATAGACCAAATTTTATACTTTGTTCAAGGAATAGAAGAAACTGTTATGTTACATACTGTATTAGAAGGACCCCCTGGAACAGGTAAAACAACCGTTTCTCACATTTTATCTAAGATTTATTCTAAACTTGGTATATTTAGGAAAACAAAATTTAATGTAGTAAGACGAGCAGACTTAATATCTGAATATCTTGGTGGTACAACAATTAAAACTATGGAAACGTTAAATAAATGCAAAAATGGGGTTGTGTTAATAGACGAAGCTTACTCTTTGGGTTCTAATTCAGGACAGGAGGATATGTATGCAAAGGAATGTGTAGATACAATAAATCAATACTTGACTGAAAATGTAGATAAAATAATATGTATTATAGCTGGTTACAAAAAAGAATTAGATTCTTGTTTTTTTTCACTAAACCCGGGTCTTAGAAGACGATTTCCGTGGACATTTACAATAGAAAATTATACATCTTCTGAATTGGCCGAAATTTACTTTAAGAATATATATGAAAGAGAATGGGAAACATCGTGTGAAAAACCTAAAATTATAAATTTAATAAATAAAAATATTAAATTATTTAGCGGTAATGGCGGTGATATAAATAATATAATTGAAAAAGCAATAATCATAAATACAAGGAATAATTTTGGTAAAGAAAATTTATATAATATATCTATCGAAGAGTTCACAGAGGCTCTTGAGATGTTTGTAAAAACTAAAAAAGAAAAAATAGACACTCCCCCATTCGGTATGTACAATTGAGTTTTATACGTTAGCGCTAATAAATTTAAATATAACTATGTATTAAGATGATATCATATAAAAAAATTGATATATTAAACATAAGAAGAAAAGAGGATAATAAATTATACCACAAAGATAAAGAGTTCAATATCAAAAGTCCGATTATTATTTATGAAATAAAAGACTCTATTTTAGAACTTAAAATAAATAAACACTCTGAGTCACATAATACATTCTTAAATATATGTAGTTATATAGAAAGACTTTTTACAATAAAGGAGGTTGAAACTAAGTTAACAACTTCTAATACTATATCGATTAATATAAATAATGAAAGTAAATTTTATGATGAAAATAGTAAACATATACTTAAAAATAATCTAAATAAAGAAGGTAAATGTTTATTCTCGTTTAAGTATTATAATGGTAATTTTATATTAAACCATTTCTATTGATAGTAAAATAAAGCTTCGTTTCAATATTTTAATTAAAATGTTAAATCTAATTAAAATATGGACTCCATTAAAGATGACATAGAACTATACGATCCTGTTAAAACATCGTCTAACGTTTATTATTCTAGATTAATGCATAATAACCAAGAACTAAGTATACAGATAAACAATACCGATATTCATTAAATAAATCCAAGCAAAAAGCAAAAATCGTTATCGATCAAAGAACGGCAGAATTGATTAAAAATATATCTAGTGCTGTTATAGAAATAACGTCTGATAAAAGTGAACATTTTTTTGGTAAAAAAATAAATATTGATGATTGTGAAAGTATTTATAAAGAAGCTTTAGTAAAAAATAATTTATTACATTGTTTCTATGACGATGATACATTTTTTTACGAAACTAAAAATAAGGAGCTAAATATTGAAGATATAAAAGATGAAACTAAAGGTATTGTACTTTTAAAATGCAGCGCAGTGGTTTACACAAAAACCTCTTTTTTATAAGATGGGAAATTTCTCAGTTAAAAATCAAAAAATCTCCACAGGAAACCAAGCATGTGAATGATTACATTATAAAAGATTTACCAGAACATAATGTACCAATCCAAGGAGATCCTCTACATAAAAAATTGGAAGAAATATGTCTTTTTTGAAATAAAACATAAAGATAATATTGATTTATAATTAAGAATGATTTTTTCCGTAGAAGGAAATATTGGTTCTGGTAAATCTACTTTGTGTAAATATATAAAGGAAAACTTTGATGAACATGTGCTAACAGGGAATAGAAATGTTTACTTTTTAGATGAACCAGTATCAGATTGGGAAAGTATTAAAATTCAGAAGGTAATCTACTAGAAAATTTTTATAAATATCCCGATAAATATGCATTTTGTTTCCAAATGGCCGCTTACATATCAAGACTTGTAAAGCTAAAAGAAATGCTTAAAGTTATTAAAAGAGATGATATAATAATAATGGAAAGATGTGTTTACTCAGACTATAATATTTTTGCGCGAATGTTATATGAAACTGATAAAATAAACGATATAGAATATCAAGTTTATAAAAAATGGTTTAATTATTTTATGGAAGATGTACCATGTATAATATTTATATATATTAAAACGGACTTTGATAATTGCCATGATAGAGTAGTTAAAAGAGGTAGAAAAGGAGAAAATAATATAAGTAAAGAATATCTTAAAAAATGTGAGGATTATCACGAACAATGGCTAAATATGACTAACAATAAGATAGTTTTGGATGGTAATAAAGATAAATCCTTTCACGGTGAATATTTAAAGATAATACAGGATTTGTGTAATAATGAAGAATTTAAAGATAATAAACAATGATAATTAATATGGAAAAACTTATAGAATGCATTCGAACGGTGAGTAATGAACTTGGAAATCATTATAAAGAAAATATTTATCAATCGGCATTGTATGTAGAATTAAATCTAAAAGGTTATATGGTTCAAACTGAAGTTATTGTTCCAATATTTTATAAAAATGTTTATATTGGTTTTGAAAGAGCTGATATTGTTATATATAATAATGATTCGATTGTTATAATAGAGTTGAAATCTCAAAATTCTAGACTTCCAATAAGGAAATAATTCAACTAAGAAAATATCTTAACAACATGGGATGCGAAAAGGGTTTATTGGTTAATTTTTTTGAATCTCTTGAAATAATGGAAGTTACTAAAGAGAGCTCTCAAAAGATTTAATGTGGCAAATTTCGTCTACATAGTTAGCATTAAATGTTAACTTTTTATTAATAGTTGTTAAATTAACTTCGAATATATTTTCATTATCATTCGGGATTTTTACATCTTTATTATTAATTAAATTATGTAATTTATATAATTTATTTAATGTTAATCCATTTACAACCGTTAACCACATATCTTTTGTAGTTTCACCATTCACTCTAAACATTTTTTCAAAATTTTTAAGTTGGGTTGACTGATTTTTACTACGGAAGACATGTGTCGTTTTAAATACATCTTCTAAAATCTTAATATCTTTTTTATTTAATATTTTATTGACCTTTATTATATATGCACCTTCCAGAGTAAAAACTATATGAATCATATTACCCACCTTTGCAAAATTTATACATTGTGCCATGTCTTCCCTGAAGGCCAGCCATATACAGCATTTTCTGATTTATAACAACTTCTTGGATGCGTATGGAAATTTATTATACCTTGGGGGGTATAAACACTGGAACCATTTCCTTTGTTAATTTTAAACTTGGTACTTTTTTTGTCACATATCCCGTCTTTGCAGTTTATATCTTTGAATAATAGAACACCTGCTATTTCATTTTTGTCATTATTCAAAGAGGTCTTAATCAACATTATAAAATTCGGATCTATGTTCCATGTAACTTTTTTTTTTAAGATTGTACACATACTTTTATAATTAAAGGTTTATTTTTTTTGGAGTTTAAAATAGTATTTAAAAATAAACATTTAGTTATAAATGACAGAAACTCTTAACGTCAATGTATTAGTGGCTGCAAAAGAAGAATATACGAAACAACTTGATTATCTACTATTCAGGGTGCTTTTTATGATATTATTAAACAGATTTATTCACATGAGTCTCAAAAAAACAACATTCGTAGAACTTGTTTCTTACTCTAACTTTCAAAAAGAACTAAAAGCTGTTCCAAATTGGGCAAGTTTTAAACTTGATGAAAAACTACACGCTATTAATTCTAAATATCCATATTTGATGGACTTGGTAACAGCTATTTTTGTTAGTCATGTTAAGATTTTAGCATGTGTTAGACTCAAGAGTGACGATAAATCTGTTAAAATAAAAGTACCAAATTTAAATACATTTTTACATAAAATAATAATCAATTGTTCTGAATGTATTTATTATACACCAGATATAATAGAAGACAATAAAACTAAAATATTTGAAATAATCAACACGTCTATAAATGAAACAATAGCAAATCAAATACCTATAGAATACATTCTAAATGAATATCTATCTGGGGTTTTTGATGAAGAAGAACCGGCTTATCCTGATAACGAAGATGTAGTAGAGCAAGAACCAGACTTAAATGAATACTCAGACGAAGAAGTTGATGACGACGCGGATGTTAAGAAAAATATACCTATAATACCCATCCAGAAGCCTATTTCTAAAAAAATAGAACCAGGTACTCTAAAAGATGAATTACCATTTAATAAACCAGAAGAAGATTTAGACCCAGAGTCTGATCCAGAAATTGAAGATTTTAAAGATCTTAAAAATAAGAAAGACAATGCGTTTAAGATAAATAAACAAGAAGAAATAGAAGATGATTCTGAAGAAGAAGAAGTCTCCGACGATGAAGACGATAAGAAAGAACCTACGCTTTTTTAAATAGTTTAAATTCTTTTATAATATTATAGATGTCTTCTTTAAAAGAAGTTATAAATTTACAAAAGAGACAACACTCTCGTTATGCAGCACTTAAACAAGATATTTTAAATAAACTTACAGAAAAAATAACTCATTTGGCAAAACACGGAGAAATGAGATGTGTCTATACGGTTCCTTCTTATATTTTTGGTGCATCAGTCTATAACGTAGCGGACGTTACTGCATTTCTCTATTATACATTTAAAAAAGAAGGGTTTTGCGCAGTAATATTAGGTAACGATAAAATTTTTATATCATGGGATATAAATGATATAAATGGTATTAAAAAACCAAATAAAAAGAAAAATCAACTTGTAGATATAAAATCTCTCATTAATATAAACAAATAATGGGTTGTTTATTTTCTTGTTTTCAAGATAAACAAATTTATGAAGATTTGGAGCTTTCTAGGAGTCTTATAGATAATAATACGCAGACCGACGAATACTACAGCGATGACAATTATGAATTTGATTATTATCCTGATTTTTTTGAAACAGTTTATAGAAGAAGATTCTACACGAGAGATTAATAGATTTAAAAAATAAAACTATATAATTAATATTAATGATTATACTTTCTTTCGACATTGGTATTAAAAATTTAGCATACTGTATGATAGACTCAGAAAGTAAATGTATACTTGATTGGAATGTCTTAGATTGTAGTGGAGAAAATGAAACACTAAGAGTTATACAAGAAATAGATTCATTAGAATATTTAACTGAAGCTGATATAGTTCTACTGGAAAAACAGCCATCTTTCAACCCAAAGATGAGAAATATATCAACTGCGTTATATGTATATTTTGTATTAAGAATACAACACGAGCTATCTAAAAACTGTAAAGTAATATTTTATCCATCTAAGTATAAACTTAAGTGTTGCGATACTAAAATAGAACACAAAAGTAAAGATAAATATAGACAAAATAAAAATTTAGGAATTGTTCACACGAGAGAACTAATATCTACTCATGAATCTTTTTTTGAAAAGCATAAAAAGAAAGACGATCTAGCCGATTGTTATCTACAAGCTATGAGTTACATCAAATTTTTTATAAATTCAAATGAACAAAAAACAGTAGCGTGATAAGGTATACTTCTAAGAAGATATATACCGATACCTCTATAGTAGTCTACAATTCTCATATTTCTAATACAGTCAGAATTTCTTAGTTTAGCTCTAATTGTATCAATTGGATAAAATACACAACATGAAACTGTTTTTGATATTGCAGTGTTTAAAAATGTATTAAAGGTAGAATTATTTGATCTATCTTTAAGATATTCATACAGCGGAACTTGAATTGTAAAATTTAAGTTTATAATATATGTAGGTAAAAGACCTCTGTAACATTTATAAATATTTATGTTTTCTAAAGTTTTTCCAGTTTGCAACCTCTGGCGTAAAACCCAAAAAGGCGTAGTGAATGTACTTGCAGTGCAACAAGATACGTAAGATGCAATAGGTTTTGGTAAATCAGTCTCTTTGAGTTTTTTATAAAACGGAAAATAAATTGTCCAAAAAGATGGTACAGCTATTATACCATAACTTATTCCTCTGTATAAATATCTTACATTGAAATGTATACTATTATTAAGTTGATAATTTACTCTAAGTGTGTCCAATGGATTACAAATTATAGTTGAAATTATTCCAGCCCCAAGAGCGGGTATAACATCTTCCATTTTATTTTATATAAAATATGTTTTTATATTAATAAATAATGCGTACCTTTTTAATTTACATCGGAATTGCTCTAGCTATACTAATTGCTTCTATTTTAGTATTCAAACCAGAGTTTTCTATGATAACGGGAAGTATCACAAGTGGTAGAATAGTTGGGATTACTCAGGGTGGGGATATAATTTTATCAGATAACACTGTTAAAAATATTAATGATTATATATCAAAGATGCAGTCTGATCTTACCAAGTCTATAAATGATACAAAAACCTCTCTAACACAACAAATCGCAACTGCAAAAAGTGCCGCGATATCTACAGCAGCAAGCTCTGCTTCTAGTTTGTATCAACCAAAGGGAGATTATCTTAGAAATAAAGACAAAGTAGCATTAGGAGGTACACTAAGTTCTACTCAATGCGGAGGAGATTGCAGAGCTGTTACAAATATGTGGAATCCAAATAGCAGGGGCTGGGCAGGAAATCCTGCGTGGCAATGGAATGCACCAGGTGCTGTTTACTATGATCATGCAAGCTCTGGAAAAATATATCTTATAAGAGCTGCTTCTTAATTTAATATAAAGTTTAAAAATAGTTAGTAAAAACATGGACGACGAGAAGTATACAAGCGTTTCTATTTCGGGAACTAATGTTAATTTTGAAAAGGATATAGAAACAGACACTCATCCAATGAGCGAATGTTTGTTTAACCAGTTAAGCACTGTCATTGGATTTAATGATATGAATGGAAAAAATTATAAAGAATATGTAGAAAATTGGAAACTAAGAAAACAAATAAAGTAAAATATTATAACCAAAACAATAATTAATAATTTATAATTTATCATTGTTTGGGTTTAATTACTTAACATGAATGTACTCATAAATTAGACTTGCTACTCTTGCATTCTTAAAAGTACCGTATGTATGATCTTGTAAAGAATATAACATTTCATCTATTTTTGAAAATTGAGATTTATTAATTTTTAATAAGGTTGGTTTGAAATTATTTGGTATAAACTTTTCCATTTCTGAAATGTTTTGCTTTCTATTATCAGTTAATACTGAATTTTTAACTATAGTGTAATAAATTGATAAGAGTAAATCTGTAAATATGCTTTGGCAGAAAGAATCTTGAAATCCTCTTTTACATCTTTTAGAAATAGTGTTTTCAATTCCTCTTGATACATCGCTTGATGCCATTATTTGATTATACATCTGTTGTCTCATTTTGTCTACTATTTCTTGAGTTGCTCCGAATTTAGTTACGCGTTTCATAGGAGATTTTTTCTTTTTTGCACACCTGGACTTTATTTGAGTTTTTGTTAACTGTTGCACAAGTTTTGGGGTTTTTGAATCTATACGTTTACTTGGACGGCAATAAGCTATCTTTTCTTTTGTTTTTCTTCCACAAGGTTTTCTTTTTGGCCATGCACACGCGTCTACCCACTTTTCTTTATACCATCTTCCAAGATCTGTTTTCCCCCTTTTACCAGTGTAACCTCCTCCGGCTGCTTTATATTCTCTTACAAGTCTTCCCGAATCATACGCACCCCATCTTCTTCCTTTTATAGATCTTTTGATTTTGGCTTTTATAGAAGCGTATAATTTTTTATTTACTACATTATCGGGTATCTTAGAGCCTCCTTTCTTGCCAAAAGAATTTCCAGTAGCATATTCTTCTTTAAACCAAGCTAAAGCCCTGTTGTACCATCTAGGTTCATCATAATCTACGTAATGTCCTATTTTACCCAAAAGTACTTCTACATTGTCCTGAGACACTGTTATATTTGCAGCTACTTGACCCTGATATACATTGATGTCTGGGTCTAAATAAACAAATTCATCAACAACGTGTTCTAAACATAAATACCAGAGATCATCGTTATCAAAATCTTTAGCTGTTAATATATCAGCTGCGTAATAAAGCCATTGCGCCGTCTCGGTGGCACCTGGATTTAAAATAAGCCAAGGCTCTCCATCGTCTGATGTCATTTGTTCGGTTGCATACTCTGGAGTTTCATATTCAGCATTCATCCTCCAAAGAAACTGCTTAAGGAATTTCTTTGTCATCATATTAGCAGGTATTTTTCTTACATTTCTGCCTCTTTGTATTCTTTGGATGTCAGAAGACGATACATCTCTTTGAATTAAGTTTTGAATATCGGTTGGTAATTTTCTAAGACTTGTTTCTTCGAATGGAATTATTGTTCCGAAGGGGGTCTTTTTTTTCCCAACACCTTGAATAATACTCGCAGCGCATTGCTGTTTTATTATCTGTTGTATATCTTCTGGCAAATTACGCAATGCCTCAGATGAACAAGGGTCTGTAGCTCCAAAAGATAACTTTTTACTTCCAGAAATACCCGTTGGAAATTTACCTGTTCGATTGTAAACATTAAGTCTACGTTTATAATCAGCAAGACTGGCCTTTAGACTTGGTTTATTCCAGAGAATATACATGGATAAATATCCTGGTTTCATTGGATCTCCTGTTCTAAGATCTTTCTTGTGACGAGAAATGTATCTTTCTCTTCTTTCGCGATCTTTATGGACTGTGAAATCCGACATTCCGGCGGCGCCAAATTTACGCACATAAGTCTTCCCGTTTTTCTCGAATGTAATTTCATACTTTTTCTTACCAGATTTAAGTTTCTTAAAACTCTTTACCTTTATCATTTGATAATAAGCAATATTTTAATAAAAGCATTAAAAGATTACTTTTATTAAAATTTAGAGTATGCAAGAAGATTTATTGTCGTTTTTACAGTTACAAATGATGTATTCTAATAGAAATACATCTGAAAACAATACTTTTTTTGCTATATTATTTGTTTTATTTACTGTGTTTTATAGAAATAGTAGACAAATAACAAGATTTTTATCAAATTTTAATTTACACGGATTTTATTTTAAGAAAAATAATGTAACAATCGAAGGTAAAAGATTAAAGTCTCAATTTAAAACTTTTTATACTGATCTATTTTCAACGCGTTTTAAAGCTCTTTGGGAATACATTGGAGAAACAGACTATAAATACATAAATTGTATAAAAGAGATTTCTACTTTTGATTATGATTATAATATAGACTCAGATGAAAGAGCTACAATAGAAACTAATGTATTTGTAGTTAATCAAAGCGATAAATTCAAGTTAGCAGATGAGATCTATTGTAAAATAGATATGTATAATGATCTAGAAGAAAAAGACTCTAAAAAATTTGAATCTGAAATAATAACTATAGAAATATTTTCATATAAAAAGTCTTTATCTGATATTAAAAATTTCATCGAAGAAATCAAAAATAACTATGAAATCAAAAGAAATAATTATAGAAAAAACAAAAAGTTTATTTATATGCTAAATAAACAAGAAAATGGTAGAAATTCTTTTAAGTCAATAATGTGGAAAGAATACGAATTTACATCTAATAGAACTTTTAATAATTTATTCTTTAATCAAAAAGCCGAACTATTAAATAAAATTAACTTTTTTAATAACAATAAAGCTTTTTATGAAAAATATGGAAATTCGTATACATTAGGAATAGCTCTTTCGGGTCCACCTGGAACTGGTAAAACTTCTATAATTAAAAGTATAGCTAATCACCTAAAAAGACATATAATAGTAATACCGTTGAACAAAATTAATAACGCAGAAGAGTTATATGAAATATTTTTTGAATCAACTTATACACAAGATAACCAAAAAAATAGCATTAAATTTCACGATAAAATTATACTAATAGAAGACATAGATTGCATGGGAGACATAGTTAAAAAGAGAAAACCAGAAACTGATTCTGAGTCTGATACAGAACCTGATTTAGAAAAAGTTAGTTCTAAGAAAATTAAAAATTTAATTAAAAATAATTCATCAGATAAGACTATAACTTTGTCAGACATACTAAATATAATAGACGGTATAAATGAAACCCCGGGCAGAATATTAATAATATCGAGCAATCATTACGATAAGTTAGACCCTGCCCTTGTTAGACCTGGTAGAATTGATCATCATATAATTCTAGAAAACGCATCAGAAGAAACAATAAGAGAAATATATTATAATTATTTTAATAAGCTTTTATCAGAAAAAATTAAATTAAAAGGAGATACTTTTAGTCCTGCACAACTAATTAATTTTGCTATATCAGGTGAAAGTTTTTATCTTAAAAACGTTATTAAAGAATAAAGAGGTCTTAAAAATTTATATATAACTATCCAATAAAATACTGTAACCATTGTTATTATTATAGCTTTTTTCAACGTTGGTACTTTACTCTCAAAGAAAAATGCTAATGCAAGAGTTATAAACACATTTTCTATTATATCTTCTATTACAACACCATAACCTTTTTCTAATTTATCTTCCATCTATTAAGTAATAAATAGTTTAAATTATTATTTAATAATATGGTATAATTTTAGGAAATTATGAAAATTGAAAAAATAATAACAAACGTGCTCTTAGCTCAAACTAACGGGATTATATGTATAGAGCCTAAAATTAACAGGCCTCCTATTATAGCATTTGCTGGTACTCAGAATTTAAAAGACTTGTTTGTACACGATTTTAATATATTACCGACATTTTGGCCTCCCGAAAATAAAAAATCAAGACTAGGAGGAAGAGTTCATTCTGGATTTGCAAGAAGAACAAATTATTTAATGGACACAGTAGATGAATTTATAAATAAACATGATAACTTTGTGCTTGGTGGACATAGTCTAGGCGGTAGCTGCGCAATATTATGTGCTTCTAGACTTATAAATATAAATAAAACAGTAAATGCAGTCTATACATTTGGTGTTCCAAAAATAGGAACTAGCAAATTTAGAGACTATTATAAATCGCAGGGACTTTGGAATAAAACTACTAATTATATAACAGAGAATGATTTTGTAGTTAATTTACCTTTTTTATATAAAAGTGTAGGCAACAATTATTTATTAGAATTTGAAGAAAAAAATGGACTTATTTCACATGATCTGGTAAGTTATGACAATTTAGTTAAATAATGCTTTTTATAATACCACATATCAACGTGTCCTTTGATTAAATTTTTTTTTTCAAATGAAAATCGTTCAAATAAAGCATCTACGTTATTAATATAATCAAGAGTATAAGGTTCTCCAGAAAGCATAAGTTTAGATGGTTTATAATCTGTACAAATGTCTACAAAAATAACCTTTTTCTTAGAAATTCTAAGAGCATTCTTGATTATATTAATTTGGCCTTCTTGTGGAATCTCATGAAACGCGAACATACATGTTACAACATCGTATTCATTATTTTCTCCAAACGTTTCGGCGTTTCCAAAAATATAATTACTACCCGGATTGAACAAATTTGCACATCTAATCATTGGAAAAGAAGTATCGACGCCCGTGTTTCCAGGTTTTGTAGAAAAACCAGTTCCACAACAAATGTCTACTACATTTCCATCTATTTCATCATAGACTTGTTTTCTAATATCAAGACCATAGTAAGCTTTTTCATCTATAAATTTTGTAATAACAGGGCTTGCTAGTGCATGTATATTTCCCAAAAATCCTGTATTTCCGAGATTGTGTATAGATGGATTATACCAATAAGGACCTTGAAATGAAAGAATAAATGGAATTGTAATCGCAGAAATCATATACTATATAATAATACAATTTCTTAAATATATTTATTAATTACATTGGGACATAAATAAGAATCTTTACAAACTTTTCTAGTGTTTCCTAGTTCATTTGCTGTATAATCTATTCCCTTTAATAAATTAGTTTTTCTTTCTTTTTCAGTAGCACCTCTTTTAATATTATTCATAAATTTGCTAAAAATTTTATTTGCACAATAAGTCCTAATGTCTTTACAAGTTATATTAGTTTGAACTTTTGTTTTTAAGAAATCGTTCAAATCAGTAGAATGTATTCTACTAGAATTTATATCATAAAATAAATATGAACCTTTTATTCTAAGAACCCTGTTTATAAAACATATACTATCATGATTACTTATTACTTTGTTATGTAAAATACCTTTTTTACCTACGAAAGACAACGTGTTGTTCTTAAAATGAGATTTAAGTAAAGTACATATTCCATAAGTCCCGTTTTCTTTTTTGTAAGAGTCATTTCCTACGCGTATACACAAATCTTCCATGAGTTTAATTACGTTTGCTATTACACACTCTCTTGAAAGATCTTTTTTTGCGATGTAGTGTTTTATCACCCTAGAATACTTATTATAATCAAATGAATTCATTTTATTAAATTTATTTTTTTTAGATTTTTCTACAAAGTCTTTGTTATAAATGTATTGTTTTCTACCCTTAGAATCATAACCAGTTGCCTGTATTTTAGCTTTAGATGATTTATCTATTTTAACATTGGACCACATCGGAGGTATTTTAAGACTTTTAATTCGAGGAATATCGTCTTTTGTTGCTCCTTTATAACCAAATTTATTGTTTACAAAGTGCCTAGTTATATAAGACATTTAAATTAAATGTATATTTTAATATGTTATTTAAAGCATAAAATTATACAAATTATAATGACTTATAGATATTTACTATATGGATTTATTCTATTTTTATCAATGATTACATACCCCGGTAAGATTCAAAATGACTGTGTTTCTGTACCTCCCGGTGGTATATCTGGTTTTTGGTATTCTATTTCTAAAATTAGATATTTTGAAACAAAAGAATACTATTGTGCGTCCTCTGGTTGCTTAGCTGTAGTCTCAAGTGAATTAAAATTAAATGACATTTATAATATAGCCAAAATAAGCAGGGACAATTTTAATTCTATTGAACACATTAAAAATAATTTTATAGATTTAATTGTTAAAAAGATTAATGTCGTTCCAAATGTGACAATTGTAACAATGAGTAAATTTGGTACGTGTATAGAAAGAAAACCTAGAAATAAACACGCATTAAAAACACTATTAATCAAAACAACAGATGTTCCTTTTTTGATCAAAAATGTTAATAGAGAAATGGACGGTGGCTTATGTTATTATTATATGAATACATGTAAGTTTAATATTAATTTGCCTCTTAATTATAGATTCTTATCTAATTTATTTAATCAGTATATTTCTGATGAAGATTTAGCTTATTTTTACAATTATATATAAAGATATTATAAATATCTAATTAAATGGCGAATTGGGATATTTTGCTGTTAGATAAATCTGGATCGATGATGCAAAATAAAAAAGATCTAATTGAAGGGTTTAATGAACTTGTAAATGAACAGAAGAAAGAAGGATCCGATAATTTATTTACAGTTTTTACATTTAATAATGAAGTTGAACTGTTTAAAGAAGATAAATTTGAAAACTTTGAAAAAATTGATAATACAGACATAATCACAAAAGGATCAACGGCGTTGTACGATGCGATTGGAAACGCTTATGATATGATTCTTGAAAATAAAATGTACAGAAATATTACACTAAATGTTATAACAGATGGACAAGAAAACAGTAGTAAATTTTACACATTTGATACATTAAATGACAAAAAGAAACAAATTGATGAAAATTTTACAATTACAATGGTATTTATAGGGGCTGATATATCATGCATAACTGGAGAAAATATTACATTACACTCGTCACAGAGTGTTGATTGCAGAGGAGATATACACAGAGCTCTTAGAATTGCGTCTAGAACAATGTCTAGTCAACGCGATGGTAGCGAATATATACCAGAAGAATCTATTTCACAAGGGGTAAATCCAGTAACCCCACTGGTTATGAAAAGAAGCAGATCTTGTAATTCTGGAGATCCGCCAAAAGTTAAAAGATATAGATCTATATGCAAATATTAAATATCAGTAATATTTGATAATACCCTGAATGTATTATGGTTTATAGTAACAAATACTTCTTTATTATTTTGCATTAATTTCATTATTCTTTTTTCTTGTTTTTTGAATTTTTTAGTCTTTCTTCTTGATCTACGATCTTCTTCCATGACTAACATTTCAAAATGTACATCATTATATTCATTCTCTGTTTCGTCAAACGAGTCTTCTTCTTTTTCTTCCGATATTATATTTCTACAAAAAGGACATTCGTTTTTAATGAGTTTATCATGGCAATTTGTACAAATAAAATGTATACAAGGAAGAAAATTAATACACTCTATGGTCTTACTATCCATGCATATACCGCATTCAAACAGTAATGCAGAAGTTGCTTCAGAATCCATTTAATTAAACTAAATTTATTTATTTTAATTAAAATGATGAATCGTATAAAACGTAACGTTTATAACTCCTAGGAGTTTGTGAATAATTATTTAAATTATTAACTAACATTTCCATTTAAGATTACAATTTGTGCAAGTTACATATGTAGTCATTGGTTCATCTGCACTTCTAGTTTGCACCTGATAATAGACTGTCTTCATTGATTTACATCTATTACACTTAAACATCCCATCTTCTTGAACTTCTTGTTTAACTATTGCTTGATTAAGTGTTTTTGTTCTTAGAGTTTCCCAAACATCTGGATTAAGTTCCTCTCTTGTTAATTTAACCAATGTGTACGCTTCTAAAACACCGTCTTTTATTTTTTCCCTCAAGACAGGGGCATTTGTTGTATAACTGATATTAGCTAAGATTCGTCTTGCGTTAGTTGAATATTTCTTAAGAAAATTTGAATCAGACCATTTTAGAGGATACCCCTTTTCTTTGCAAAATTCAATAGCAGAATTAAAAACACCTTTTTCCATATTTAAAATTATAACGTTGTTTACTTCTAGGTGCATATATTTTGCAGCGTTTTTTTTGAACACCTCGCGACGAAAAGCCATTTTCACAATCTTAATTATAATTTAAACTTTTAATATAATTAATTTTATGTAATTTTTTAAAATAAAAATGTTTACATTTAACCTTCTTAATGAGTAAATTATAATTAAAAAAAATATTTATATACAAATAAATGGCTGAAAAGGAAGAAAAGAGCTTCATGGATTACTTTCCAATTATAATTGGAATTTTATTTATTATAGTTGCTATTTATCTATTTATGTCTGGAAGCGAAAGTTCAAGTCCAAGTTTCCAACCACTAAATTTATTTGGAGCACCCGAATACAATATAGCAAGCGCTTTTGGAATAGCAAAATGATTGCAAAAAAATAAAGTATTTAAAAATAAAACTTATTAACTTTATAAAATGATTAAGCGACTGTTTTTCAACGAGGCTTTTAATCAGGCACTGAAGTCTGATATGAATTTTAATCACGGTTGTGTCGTAGTCTACAGGGGGAAGATAATTGGAAAAGGCTACAATAGATATATTAATTCTAATTGCTATGATAAAGTCTCTTTGCACGCAGAAGTAAGCGCCATAAATGATGCGCTTAAGAAAATTTCTGAAGAAGAACTTAAGAAATGCGAACTCATCGTAATTAGAGTTAATAAAATCGGCGAGTGTCTTAATTCAAAACCTTGCTGTAATTGTACAAATTATATTAATAAGTTCTGCATTAAGAAAGTTTTTCACTCCTGAAGAAACATATATTCAACATTAAATTATTTACTTAATACAGCAATAATTTTTATATATTTATTTATATTTATTTGGTTTGATTATGTAAATTATAAAAATTTAAATATATTTATTATTTTAATATTATCTTATTATTTATTTGAAATATTTGATTATTTTAATAATTGTGATATAAAAAAGCTGATAGATTATAATAAAAATATAGATTTTAGAATAAACAGTGTTAATTATCAAAATTATAATACTCCAAATGGGTTGGATCCATATATTAAAAATTATAAATTCAAATCCTGAAGATTATAAATGGGTTATTTTATAAAATTCAACGTTTCAAGGGTGTAAATTCTAATTATTCTATATGGACTTTTAAGTCAAAATTTTCATTATAATTAATATCAATTTTGTTTGTAATTAAATAATCTAAATCTTTATGCATTTCATCATCTTTCCACCAATTATGTCTTATTATTTCTCCCAAAGGAGTGTTTAATACCTGATAATGAAGTATTAGAAATTCATTTTTATTTTTATATACAAAATTTGAAATATAATATTGATCATATGGCCACTTATTAATATAATGTCCATTTATTAATTCACCAAGTAAATAATTATACATATTTTTTATAAAATCATTCACCTTAAGTATAAATACACCACTATTAATAAATGTATTATTATGAATTTCATTGCCGGGAGAAGAGATAAATTCTTTATCTGGATCAAAAGGAGGTGGGTCTCTAGAATAGCAAGCGTGTTTATCTGAATTTATAAAGTAATTTACTAATTTATTCAAATTTATTACATCTTGAACCCAAGCATCACTATCAATAAAAATTATTATTTCATATTTTGTATTTTTTAATAAATTATTTATAACTTTTATTTTTAAAGTTCTTGGATCAAAAGTATCCTCGTTTTCAAATTTAATAAATTTATAATCAAAATTTAATTTTTTTGCAGCTTTTTTATTAACTTCCATAGTTTTTTTTAAATAAAAAGATTCTGGGTCTCTATTATCAATTTGTATTATACAAACAGAATTCATATATATATATAATATATAATATATTTAAATTAATTATTTTTAGCACCTTCGGGTTTTGATCCTGGGATCTTCGGGTTATGAGCCCGAAGCTCTAATTCCTCAGCTAAGGCGCCAAGTATAATTAATATACTCCTCCAACCGGGTTCGAACCGGTGACCTTGCGGTTAACAGCCGCACGCTCTGACCAACTGAGCTATGGAGGAGTATATTAATTAAATACTTTTGTAGTTTAAATGGCAAAGTATTTAATTAACGTATTTTTTGGTTCTCCGAAGAGAACATGTTTAGTTTGAATCTGTTATCATCTCGCTTATAATTTTATACAATGGTTTATTAGAACTCAAAATTTTTTTGAATTATCCATTATATTTTGAATAAACTATAAATGTTTAATATCGTCCATCTTATTTACTCTACATCTTCGTCTTCTCCACCAGCCTCGTCTTCGGAGTCTACAATTGCATACCCAGAAAGCTTATTACTCTTATAAATCTTTGCTTGGAGTAGCTTGTAACCCACGCCATACTGGGTCTTGCCTACAAACCATACACCGGTAGACTGGACAAGGCATACAGCTTCGCAACCCTTGGGAATCGCAGACGCATTCACGTTTCCATCTGAGTCTACAATTTCAATAGGCTTCTTGTTCTCATCATAAAGAACAAACTGAGGAACTCCATTCTTATCAAATGGAAGCTTCACCTTGAGAGTAGAAGGCCACTTAGGATCCTTTGGAAACTTTTCTGCAGACTTATAAAACTCACCTACAAGTTCTGCACTTAGCTTCTTTCCAAACCAGGTAGCGTGTTCTTGTGGATGCATCTTTGCCTTCTCATCAATTGATCGAATATTCTTCGTGAATAGCTGAAGCTGTTCATTCTGCGTCTCGGCATTAGCCATTGATACAGAAATATGATACTTTACTGGACCGCCGTTTTCTGGCTTAGATGAATCAATACCAAATGGAATACGAACTCGGCATGTTTGTAGAATAAAAGCACCGCCACGCTCACTTCCAGCTGGATTGTAATTTACAAGAACACTCTGCCCACCTAGTTTATTCTGCTTGGGTGGCAAAAAGTTAATCGCGTCAGTCTCAAATTCATTCGGTAGTACAATCGAGTGGGCCATTACGTTTTCTTTGATACTATTATATACAGAATGTCTTTAAGTTAATTAATTTTGTGTAATTTTTAAGGTAAAAATAAAATGTGTAAAATGTATATCAATGTACATAATTTTATCAATAGTAATTATTATAATATTATTAGAACTTTACATGTTTACAAAATCTATAATTCCAGACTTCAAATCAGAAGAAAAAGACAAAAAATCAGTGAATATATCTACACAGTTTGATAAAAATAAATTCAATAAATATTCTGTAATTGGTGATAAAAAAATAAATCACGGTCCCGGTAAAATAATGATTTTAGATGATAATAATATATTTATAAACACATATAATTACAACACTCTTATGAAAAAAAAATTGATATACAATATAACAACACCTTTTGAACTAGAAATTTTAAATGTAAGTGTTTCAAATGAAAATATAATTTATTATTATATAAGTAATGAATAGTTAGGATAATGGACATTAGAACTATATTTCCTAAATATTCTCATTATCAAACTATTATAATATTACACGGGATGAATCAAGATATAGATGATATAATGTACATCGTTAATAAAATTAAGTCTAAAAAGATAGGTACAAAATTTATAATTCCAATTGCTAAGAAAATGAAAATAGTATGGCCAGATGGGAAAATAGAAGAATGTATATCTTGGTATAACTATTTTACTAGATATGATAATTTGATTAAACATGATATAATAAACTTTTTAGAATTTAATGAAAATACTGATAAAATTGTAGATATAATAAATGAAGAAAGTAAAATAATATCTCCAGAAATGATCTCACTTATTGGTATATCTCAGGGAGGTACTATTTGTATTAACGCTGCTCTGAAACTTAAATTCAAAATAAAGAATATTAAATGCATCGATACAATATTTTTACACACATATTATAAATATAAAAAAGCACCGGGTCAACATTTTCAGGTTTTACAATCTAAAAAAGATGAAATATACAATCCGTCTTTTCAAAATCATTGCTATTCTTTATTGAGATCTTATAATAATACAGTTAAAATACACATCCGTGATAATTTTCATTGTGAAAACACAGATTCTATAATAAGATACATTTTAAAAACAATGTAAAAATTACTAAAAAATAATTAATTTAAAAAAGCTGTTTTATACATTAATGTACACAAACTGTGCGAAGATGGATTATGACAGTGATTGCTCTGATACTTACGCCGAACTTTCAGATGAAATTGTTGCAGAACTCAGGCAGAATTCTCAACTTGCTAGTATTTCTTTATTTAAAGAGTCTATCTCAAAGGAACCAGAATTTACAGGGATAAGCAATATTTCTTCTTATGAGATATTTACTATTTTTTCAAATCCAAAAAAAACTCGCACAAAGAGCATTCTGACAGAATATCAATTGGAGCTTTTTCAGGACATTTGTTATGAAATTTTTAACAAAATTTATCCAGACGAATACTATAACAGGGTCTCAGAACAAATATTCTCACGGATTTATGTTTAAAATATTTTTGATTTCATAGATGGATTTTTTTTATAAAATGCTTCTATTTTATTTGCCTCAGATGAAATTAAAACAGTAGATAAACCAGACTTTTCTGATAAATAAACAAGTGTGAATTTTTTGTCATTCATTTGTTTAGCTATGTAATAAAGTATACCATATAATTCTTTATCTTTTAATGGAGTACTTAGGTAGTCTTTAAGATCACGTTTAATTTTGTTAAGTCTTTTTGTTATTCCTTCGGGAATTTGAATATCACTTGTAGAACCTATCGGTATTGATATATATTTTCCAAAAGCTGTCCCACTAAATATATCTTTCATTATAAAATTGTAAGAATAAGCTTCTCCTATTTGTACGTCAAACATAGACACCAACTTTTGAATATTAATTTGAAGTTTATTATATACCATTGGATAATAAATAGACCACAATGCAAGAGCTTGTTTTTCTTTACCTCTTAAATCAGGTTTAATTTTAATTATGTTGTACCACATAGAAAGAATTTCATTTTTAACCCTATCAAATACAATAGGATTATATTTTCCAGAAAGAGTGTCTAATATATCATTCATTTTTTTTAAATTACTGCTAATTCTTAATTCTTCTGGGTCACTGTTAGCCCACGTGTTCATCTTAGAAAGATCTCTTTTCACTTCTTTTCCATCTTTTATAATAGTGACAAATGTTGTACCTGGTTCTATAAATGTACCTTTTGAAAAATTTATCTCTTGTTTATAAGTTTTAAATGGATTAAAAGTAACAGATACATCTGTTGCTCCACATTCTTGGCAAATTCGTTCGTGGTTAGAATAAATAAGAGAACTTGATTTGCAAAGTTTACAAGTATCATGACTCGTAAATGAAATATCAATTGGTTCTGTTTTGATATCTTCTTTTATAAAACCCTGTTTCTGAAGACAGTTTATTAAATATTGTCTTCGATCTTTTACATTTTTTAGATTATCAATTTTTCTTTTTAGAAGTAATGCCGTAAGTTGTTTTGACATTTACATTATATAAATATTTTAATTCAATCTGTTTAAATTAAAATATTTATATTAGCTATTTTTATACAATTTATGCACCTGGGTCTACAACATTAACTATGAGTTTCATTGAACGAATATTTCTGCCAGAACCACCTGCGCCATCCGTCGACGGCACAAGAATAGATTTATCAGAAAAATATTGTGCTATCACATTCGCTAAGTCTTGAGAAGTTACATTATTAATTTGACCTGGATCGCTCCCGATCACTGTGCTTTGGAGGCCTCCGCTGATGAGGGGGTCCGCGCGCGCAATTATCTGAAGAGTAAAACTTATCCCTGTCGCTCCTGCATCCAGGGGACCCGCCGAGGGGGGAGAGAATGAGGATGTATCTGTTAGAGTATCAAATTTAACTATTAAATTAGAGGGAGCAGCTGTTGTTGTCATTTAACATTTAAAAAATATTTTTTTTTTAAATTTTAAATTTTAAATGTTAAATTATACTAAATGTACGACTTAATCGTAGAAGCCGTTGTAGTAGGCATCATGACTGTTATTTTTGGTAACATAACCGGATTTTTAATAGGTCCTTTATTTAAGGTAGATCTTCCAAAAGTTTGTAGCTCGTGGAATAAATTTTATACAATGGAAATTACTTTGTTTTTAACGGGAGTTTTAATTCATTTGTTTTGTGAATTTTCTGGTATAAATAAATGGTACTGTAAAAACGGGTTTGCGTGTACAAGATAAACATTCTTCATTATTCTTTAAAAACTACGTTTAATCTAACATGTGAAATATGAATAACATTGTAATCAGAACTTAGGTAATATTTTAGTATACGATGAATATTATTTCCAATTTCTCTACTCTCGGCGGTAGAAATTCTATTGTTTGCAACCGGCGCGCCTTCTCCGTCTGTATATTTTAAAATACCCGTGGAACCAACAGCCCCGGTGTGTTTTATATATAGTTCAAATGGTGCACCAATATCTGTACCTAAATCTCCAATAAAAGTTTTTTCATCCGCCTCCGTCAGGTCGCCCAAGGGGTCACCTGTTGTCGATTTAAAAAGCGAAGAGTGTTCTGCATAAGACATTTATTATTAAAAAAAAATTAACAATAAAGAGCCCATGCGGGGGATCGAACCCCGAACCTTGGGATTAGAAGTCCCACGCGCTATCCAATTGCGCCACATGGGCTCTTTATTGTTTTAATCAATGTTCTTAATCATACTTTTGAAAAACTCCGGTACAGATTCTACATTTTTAACTAAAGACGGACACAAATTATTGACTTTTTGTTGATCTGTATATTTACACCCTAAATGTAACCAATTTATGTATTTATTTGCATAAACTACTGCAGTTTGTTCTCCTAAATGATTTACATTATAATGATAATACATCGCTAAAATGTAATTATATTTATTTCCTCTGTATTTTTTACAGACTTTATTTATAGCACTTTTTAAGCACTCTTTGGGTTGCGAACTACGCGCTTCTTCGCAGGAGGCTTTGTTGGTTCCTTTGGGGTATCTTCTACGATATCCGCATCTGGTACTACAGAGGTCTTTGCTGGAGCTTCTACTGAATCTGTTAGAGCCTTCTTTTCCTTCTCAGACATAGGATAATGAGGCTTTAGGTAACGCTGAATATTGAAAAAAGTTACAGGCTGATCCGGATCCCGAAGAAGAGCCTTTAGACGAGTGGCTGCATCAGAACCTTCTAGAAGAATGAAGCGGCGATTCTCAGGATTCTGAAGATTATTGTCCTTAATGTATGCATTAATAGTAGCAGTTACTTCCTGACGCGAGTGCTCAGTATCTGGTTCAAAACCAAGAAACTTGCACAATTCATTAGAAATGGCAACTGGCTTCTGTAGAGCAGAAGGGCGCTTTGGAGCATCTGGGTCTGCGTCCGCAATAGGAGACTTACGGGAACGCTTGGAGCGAGCGGACTTATTAACTTCCTTCTGAAGAACCTTCATACGAGCACTAAGACTCTTGGTTGTATCCATAAGAGTATTGAAATCCTTGATAAAAAGATCGAACTTTTCGGTAGTGGTTGCAACTGGCTCCTCGGTGGTTGACATTTTTATAATTAATAATGAGGCTTTTCTTTAAGTACATTTACAGACTGTACTATTATAAAATAATTAAAAGAAATAAAACATTTAAATTTAAATGTCTAACTTAGAGGATATTATAACTCGGGTTGCAGACTTCATTAAACGTTATAAATGTATAAATTCAATTAAAATACATTTTACACTTGGAAAGTACACAGAAGAGTTTGGGTTTGAAAAACACATCTTTCAATTCGAAAATTATATGAAAATTATAAATTTACTTGAAAATTGTAATACCTGGGAAGACAAATCTAAAATAGAAAATAAGAAGATTAAATCTGAGCCTGAAAAAATCGTAGACTCTTTAATTATAAGATGTCAAAATGGACCATATGATATTATAATTACAGCGCAAACTAAAAAAACGAGTGAAATTTATATCTCAGAGGATTTTACATATGAAGAAAATGTTTATAAATGCAAAAATCACACATTTCGCGTATCTAAACATTCTACAAATTTAGACGAAACATTTTACACTGCTTCTATAATCGCAGATATACCTAAAAAATACACAGATAGTTATATAGCTCATTCTAGTCTTTTAAAAGTAAAAGATCTTATACTTGCGTGTGAAAATAAAAAAGAAGAGTTAGTTTTTTGCAGTATTGTAAAATTACAAAATATTTATCAACTTAAAATTAAAAACTATAAATAATAAAACAATGTTCAGTGAATTCAACCCCGCGAATAAATGTATAACAAGAGAAGACATTAATAAGATTACAGGATTTAATCCTATTAATGTTTTATGCTATCAAAAAGCTTTTATACATAAAAGTGTATTGAGATTCATATCAGATGAAAATTTAAGTTCTTCATATGAAAGATATGAATTTCTAGGAGACTCAGTATTGAATCTTATAATAGCTAAATTTATTTTTTCAAAATACCCCGATAAAGAAGAAGGATATCTTACAAGAATTAGAACAAAACTTGTTAATGGTAAAACACTTGCATTTTTAGCTAAAAAGATAAATCTTAATCAATTTCTTATTATAAGTAAAAATGTAGAAAGTATTAATGGTAGAAATAACGATCGCATTCTCGAAGACATTTTTGAAGCTTTTTTATGTTCTATTAACATGGATTTAGGATATAAATACGCTGAAAATTTTGTATTAAGAATTATCAACGAATTTATCGATTTTAATGTTTTAGAAGAGGACAACAATTATAAAGATATACTTCTTAGAAAATGTCAACAAAGTCTTCAGATTAATCCTGAGTATGAATTGATTTCTACGACTGGACCGGCGCACAAGAAAATTTTTACATCGATAGTGATTATCAAGGGTGAAAAATACTGTACAGGAACTGGTAACACTAAGAAAGAATCTGAGCAAATAGCATCAAAGAATACTCTTGAAAAATATAAGTAAACAGATATTTATTTTATCTAATGTCTGAATCATCCCCTGGACTATGACATAAGAGTGGATAAGAACTATGAATTTCTTTTTTATTTTTTATTAAAACATTTAAAATCCACTCATCTACGGGTACAAAGTAAAGATTGTTTTTTAAAGTTTCGTTATAATTATCTAATAATAATTGACAACCTTTTTTACTTATTATATACGCATGAGTAGTTCTATCACAATCCCGGTTGTTCCAATTACGCGAATAATCGTACTTAACTATCTTATCTGTTACATGTATACAGTTAATCATTTTATAATTTTGTTTAAATCTTCCTCCGATGTATAATATATTGAAATCTAAATTTGTATTAATTATATCGTTAAAATTTTTTTCAAAATCTTCTGAAAATATTGCATCATCTTCAAAAATAACAGAATAATCTGAGTTTTTTTGTTTTAATGTTTCTTCCCAACATAATACGTGACTTATAAAGCATCCAATTTCGCCTCTTTGTAAACCAAAATTATTAGGATAGGAGGAAGGTTTTCCATCACATGCTGTAAGTACTTTTATTTTTGAAGTATCTAATGGACATCTTTCTTTAAATAGTTTAAGTCTATCAGGTCTTCTCTTAAGATTAATAACGTACCAATTAAATTCAGATTCTGTATTATTTGTAGGTTCAAATCCAAATGGCTGAGATGTCTGGATCTCGGGAACGATCTTTATAGTTGAATTTACAACTATCACCATTTAATATTTTATATTCAATAAATATTTTATATTCAATAAATATTTTATATTCAATAAATATTTTATATTCAATAAATATTTTATATTCAATAAATATTTTATATTCAATAAATATTTTATATTCAATAAATATTTTATATTCAATAAATAAACATATTTACTGGGATTAAAATTAATTAGCACCAGTGCTTCCAAATCCGCCAGTGCCTCTAGATGTAACAACATCAACGTTATCTAGCTGATATCTAGGGAGATTTCCATCAAATGCTACGATTTGAAAATAACAACAACCTTCTTGGAATAGAACATCCGCATCCCCTACATTATCTACTACTACCATAACATCTCCGCGATACTTCTTATCTATTATACCAATTGAATTAGCAAGTCTAATAGAAGTCTTGGAAATAGAACTTCTTGGGACTAACATATAACCATGTGTTGGCTTTGCTTTAAAATCTAGATTAATCTTAAATGAGCGTGAATGCGCGGGTATGATAACCGATTGTTGCATAGGAATATCAAGGCCTACGTCTCCATTTTTAGAGGCCTTGTTATACGTAGGATGAACCTTCCAATAATGGTCGTTAGATGGGTCAATTGTAAGAAAAAGCATTTATTAAATTATAATAAACAGTTTTCTTAAATGTGTTTAAAATTATAAATAAGTAAATATATTTAAGAAAACTGTTTATTATAAATCTAAGAATGAAAATCAACAATTCTGGATTTATTTCTTTGGGTAATAAAATCAAGCACATCGGTAATTCTGGTTTTGTTAAACTTGTAGATTGTATGCCAAGAGTTATACCTGATAATTGTAAAAAACTAATGTGTGATCACGCCATTGTTCAAGCAGCAAGAGTTTCATTTAATGACGGCATTAAAACTCCAGAAAAAGATGCAAAACTTATTGATTTTTTAATTAAACATAAACACACAAGTCCTTTTGAAATGGTTAAATTTAAATTTCATATTAAATGTCCTCTTTTTGTTCAAAGACAGTGGATTCGTCACAGAACTGCTAATGTAAATGAAATTTCAGGGAGATATTCTGTTTTAAACCCAGAATTTTACATTCCGGATAAAATTTATGACCAAGGTAAACTTAATAAACAAATGTCTGGTAATGAAATTCATTCTAAAAATACAAAAGAACTTTTTGCTGATTATATGAGAATTTCTGTAAAACAATACTCCATTTATAAAAAACTTGTAGACCACGGTGTTTCTAAAGAAATGGCGAGAATAGGGTTGCCCCTGAATATGTACACAGAGTTTTATTGGTGTATAGATCTACATAATCTTTTGAATTTTATTAGACTGCGTTCTGCTTATAATGCACAATCTGAAATAAAAGACTATTCTGATTCTATGAAAGAACTTATTTCTGATCTTTGTCCAAATACAATAAAATCATTTGATAAATACAATTAAAATATACAAAATTTTGTTAAAAACTTGAATATAAAAAGTTTAACTGATGTAAATATGTTTGTTTTAACAACCGGTGAGTAATTAAATTCCTGTAAAAGTATTGATTCAAAATCTTTTTGTTTAGCAACTTTTCTAAATTTTGAATCTATATTTGGCGTTATTGATTGTCTTGGAGAATAATTAAAACTTTCAAACTGGATATCCGTGTCTATTTGAAAATAAAGAAGTTTAAGTTTTAACATAATTCTTTTCATTATTTTCTTCTGGTAGTCATAAAATTTTTTCATTATGCTATGAAATAATCTGTTTTCATTCATTAAGATGTCATTGAATCTTCTTTTTTCAAAAACTAATGTATCTATACTAACTCCTTTGTTTACCCTAATGTCATCGTCTTCGATTTCATATTTTTGTTTTTCTATATAATTTGATATACATGTCATAATAGAAACTGTTAGATTATGAATACTTCTTATTTCTTCAAAAGAATATTCTTTAAAGTTCAAATCGTTGTAAGAAGTAAAATTTTTTTCATAAACAAGATCTTTAAATAATTCTGTTTTATCTACGTTTTCTAAATTATGAAGTATTTTCTTATAAAATTTATAATATTGCCCATACATTTGATAAATAAAAAGATTAAATAGCGTAGAGTAGTTATTTATGTCTTTCTTTGTTAAATTAAATTGGAAAAATAAAGTATCAAGAGACATTAAATAATCTTTGGTTTTTGTAGCTTGTTTAAGATATTCTTTGTATATATTTTCAAGACTATCACATTTTCCTTCTATTTCTGATATTATTCTAAATATGTCATTTTTATAATCTTCTATCTCAATGAAATCAGCCGAATCACTCATTTAATATATATTGTATAAAATATTATATAATATAATAAGTAGTATGACATCTGAATCTGTTAGAGAATATGTACCATGGGAAAGCCATCACGAGACGATTTTTGTAGATTGGGCTGATAAAGCAGCCTGTTATAAATGGATGCACAACAAGTCTTATCTCAAATATTCTGCAAAAAGAAATGCTTTTACGATACCTGTAATTATAATGTCTACATTAACAGGTACTGCAAATTTTGCATTAGAAAGAATACCCGTAGAATATCAAGACACCTGTTCTATTATAATAGGTAGTGTTAATATTTTAGCGGGGATTATAACAACTGTTGCTCAGTTCTTGAAACTTAATGAATTGACAGAAAGTCACAGAACTTCTAGTATAGCTTGGGATAAATTTCACAGGAGCATAAGAATTGAACTTATAAAATCTCCCGAAGAACGCCCAGATTTAAACTATTTTATTAAAAATGCAAGAGATGAATATGATAGATTAATGGAAACATGTCCTCAAATAGATCGCGACATTGTAGAATCTTTTAGAAAAAAGTTAACATCTGGGATAGACAAAAGTGATGTTATTAGGAAACTTAAAAACTTTAACAGGCTAATTAAACCAGAGCTTTTTAATGAAATTTCTTCTTTGAAAGATGTAGTATATAAACGTCAAAATAAGAATATAGATATAGAACAAGGGGAAAGAAATAAACTCGAACAATTGGTAATAGAAAGAGAGAATTATAGACAAAAGTATTCTAGAGTAAATGATTTTATAAATAATTTTAAGATTAAATATTCTAGAAATCCTTCAAAAGAAGAAATAGTATCTAATACACCTCACATTGAATTACCTGAGCTAGAAATTATAATAAACGAACTGTTGATAAAATAAAATTTAAAAAAAATAATATATATATTTAAATATGTCAGTATTTTTAAAAAAACATGAGCATTTTCAGTCCATTCATAGAGACAGTTGCGGAAATACAATCGAGGAGAAAATACCCTTCATTAATAATGATACAGAATTTTATTTTTATATAAGAGGACATATACGTGATTCATTTAATACAGACCGATTAAAGAATTTTGTAAAATTATTAAAATCAAATTTTAAAAATATTAAATTTATTTTGCAAACGTGGAAACACAAAGAATGTAAAAAGAACGAATCTTGGAGATGTATTAAAGAAGATAATACTATTATATCAAGAGAAATAATCGAAAATTATTTTAAAGATAAAGATATAACTGAACGATGTTTAATAATTGACGAACGATCTATTGAATTAGTTGGAAAAACTCATGGAAGAATAGGAGGAAGTCTTGCACCTACATTTGGATGGAAAAACATGTGGTATGGTATATACAAAGGACTAGAGCATTTAGATGATAATTCTTCAAATATAATTGTTTCTTTTAGATATGATTATTTCAATATAGCTCAGAGTAAAGGAATTAATGAAGAACAGATAATAAAATTTATAAGCGATAATTTAAATAGCGTATATATACGTTTCATTAAGTATAATTGCGAAGGAACTGATAATTTATATATGGGAAGGTGTAACAAAATCAAGACTTTAATTAAAAGATTTCACTATAATCTAGATGATATTTTAGATACAAATAAATCCTCTATTGTACGGCAAAACAATCAAGAGCTTCTTGTAAATATTGTAGCAAATTCAATATAATTGTTGATATATTAATTTACTAAATTTTTTTCTACTTAAAAATAAACTTTATATCATATTAATATAATCATGTCGTTAAATGATTTGCAACGACAAAAATTACTTAGATGTCTTATTAAAATATCACTTCGATCTGGGTTTGATTCTTTTGAAAAATTTAGAAAGTATAAAGAAAATAAGATGTGCTTTACCGGTTATAAAGCTGTTTATCCGGAAGTTCAAGTTATATCTACATCAGATGATAAAACATACATTGACAATCTAAAGGTTATGACAGCGCAGAATTTATATGATTCAAAAACTGGAAGTATTATTAAATTATCAGATAAATTATCCAAAGAGTTGAAAATTTTAGAACCACCTATAAACTGGTGGGCATCTGAAAAATGGGATGGTATCAGGGCTTTGTGGGACGGCGAAAAGATAATATCAAGAGGCTCTGGCGTTGGTAAACCAAAGGTATACACTTATGTACCAGAATGGTTTAAGATGACTTTGTCCCCTGGTATAGCATTAGATGGAGAAATATGGATAGGGAGAGGACTTTTCCAAAAAACTAGCAGACTTTCTACGATTAAACCAGGTAAAAGCTATACAGAATCGCAAATAAATGATATATGGGCTGGAAAAGAAGATCCTCCTGTTATATTCAAAGTATTTGATATTCCTACTGAGAAATCTCCATTTGAACAACGAATGAAAATGTTACAAACTATAGTAAAAGACCGCAAAGATTGCTGGGATCAGTTAAAGTATGAAAATAAAAAAGTATTTCCATTACAATTCACAGAGCAGGTTAAAATTAAATCCATGGAACAACTTGTAAACTTATACACTAAATTAACATCAGCTGGAGCAGAAGGAATAATGCTTAGAGCAGCTGGATCCCCTTATGAAACTAAAAGAAGTAAATATATGTTGAAATACAAGATAAAAGAAGACGCAGAATGCATAGTTAGAGGGTACACCATGGGAGAAGGAAGACTTAAAGGACTTTTAGGTTCTTTAAACTGCGAAATTCTTGTAGATTCAAAACCATCTGGAATTTTTACACAGATAGGTACAGGTCTTACGGACTCACAGAGAGAAAACTATATAATTCCAGGACACATAGAAGAAATTCCTATTGGAAGTGTGGTTTCATTTAGTTATATGGAAATGACTAATGATGGAGTACCAAGACACCCTGTTTATCGCGGTATTCGCGATGACATTGCAAAACAGCCAGAATCTGTTTCTGTTAGACAAGTAAAACAAATACTTACAAAAATAATGAATAAAACAGCAGCATCAAAAGAACAAAACTGGTCTTTTAAAGTTAAATATTATAAACAAGCAATCGGCATTCTCAGTGATACTATGTCATTAAACACGGTTGAAGATTACATTAAAGTTTTTCGTGAAAATGGAATGCAATTAAAAGATGAAGAAAATTTTAAAGCAAAAAATGGAACTTGGAAAAGCGCTATACTTCAAAAGATAGACGCTATACTTAAAACTGGCGAAGTTGATAATATATCAGCAGATCTAGAAGCAGTAGCGGCAGAAAATTTAACAAAAATACCAGGAATAGGACCAGCTAAAGCTTCTGAGTTATATCGCGACGAAGAAATAACAACTATCTCCGAACTCAAAGAACTTTATACTATAAATAAAAAAATAATTAATGATAAACAAGCTATAGGACTAAAACATTATGACGATTTAGAAAAACGAATTCCAAGACCAGAAATGAACAATTGGGAAGAAATATTAAAAGATACTTTTAACGAAACGCTTAGTGAACTTAATGAAACTGGTAAGCTTGTAATCACCGGTTCTTACAGAAGAGAAAAACAAGATTCTGGAGACATAGATGCATTAATTACAACAAGTACTCATAACAAAGATCTCATGAATACTTTTTATACAAATTTAATAAAGAAGAATATCATATCCCCAGAGAATGTTATATCAAAAGGTCCTATTAAAATAATGGCCGTTGCTACAATTGATGAAATATATCGTCATCTAGATATATTCTATTATCCAGCAGATGTTTATCCATTTGCTTTACTTTTTACAACAGGATCTAAAGAATTTAATGTAAATATGAGAAATCATGCTCTTAGATTAGGATATTCTCTTAATGAGAGAAATTTAACACACGGGTCTACAACTGGTAGATTAGTTAGTAAAGATGAATACATGCTTAAAATAGGCAAAGAATCACCAAAGACAGAACAGGACATCTTTAAATTCTTAGATTATAAGTTTATTAACCCCGTGGATAGGTAATATTATAACTAAAAAATAAAACAATTAACAAAATAAAGAATAATATTTCAGTAATTAAAAATTTACAGTAATCTTTAGGTATCCTTAATATTCTATCGTATGTAAAAGATAAAGGATATCCATAAAACATACCTTTATTTTTATCGTTCTTCTTTTTATCTACATTATTGAATATAAGTTTATCATAATCTATCATAGCCTTATCGTGTTTTTGCAAAGCTAGGTTTATTCCACATTGATCGTCATTTTTGCAACGATCTGATAATGTATCTTTCATCACATCTTTTAAAAAGGGCAATAGTTGTTTTTTAGTCCCCATGTACATACCTGCATTTGCTGGTCCTCCAAAAATTCTATCGTGTACATAATCATGAATTATTTTTGGAAGAGGAGAAGTGTATGGATCTAGCGATACTACAATATTATCATTAAAACGAGATTTATAAATTTTTTCTAGTTTCTCAATGTCAAAATTATCTGATACTTCGGTATCAAAACCGTCTATTACAATTAATATATCGTCGTCGCTATATTTATTAATATTCTCAATTGTGTATTCTAGTTTTTTTAGGTATCCTTCCCATTTTGTTCCCCATCCGATTACATTAAGTTCTACTTTATTTTTTTTAAGGTCAGCTTTAAGTTTTTCAAATGTTCCAGATGCATGAGTTGCAAATGTTATAATGTGTATACCCATTTATTATAAACTTAAAATTAAAAATTACAAAAATTAACAAATATTAAAATAAAATATATTATACTTTATAATACATATAATGGAATTGTTACGCGATCCAAAAGTTGAGCAACAGTTTCAAAAATTAATAACTAAATTTTTGGCTAAAAATGAAAACTATGACATGTCTAAATTTATAGGAGGTCTTCCGGTTACATTAGAAAGAAGCGACATGGTTCATTTAATGACGAAGGGTCGTGATAATAAAAGTAAATACACGGTTACACAAAAGGTAGACGGTACTCGCGTATTGATGTATATTGGTCCAGATTCTGAAACAGCCAGCATTAAACAAAGAACCGTATGTTTTATAGATAGAAATATGAAAATATATACTGTTCGCAATGATACACGCGATATTTTGCCGTATGTAAACACGCGAGAAATGCTTTTGGATGGCGAAATAGTATTTTTTGATCAAGAAGGGATAGCTCATAAAGAATTAGAATCAAGATATGTAAAAGGTGTTTCTTTTATGACTTTTGACATTCTTTTTGGTCCAGAAAATATAGATGTGTCTTCAGAAGATGGAAAAATAATCGGACAAGAGTTTTCTTTTATCGTTCCAGAAGATGGAAAACTTAAGACATTTCCTTGGCAATACATTAATAGATATGATATACTTCATAAACTAATAATTCCTTCAAGATTTAATAAATCAGAACCAATATTAACAGATGCTTTTAAATCTGTAAACTGGTTTAACATAGAACTAAAACCTATATATTTTCTAGAAAGCCTTAAAAGTCACAGAGTTTTGTATAATGAATCAAAAACTGGCTATCTTCAAACACTGTTGTCTAACAACAGAAGAGACTTCTACAATTTTTTAATGAAAACATACGGAAAACAGATAAATGTTTTTATAAAGAAGACGCTTAAGCTAGATGGTTTAATCTTTACTGCAGCCGATACTTTATATACAATAGGCTCCTGGGATAAACTTCTAACTACTCAATACAAATGGAAACCTTCTAATGAACAAACAGTAGACTTGCTTGTTAAAAAAGTTTCGCCTCAAGCTGCGGGACTTTTTGTATCGAAGGGGGGTAACGTAGAACCATATCAAGTAAATTACAAACAGGTTATAGTACAGGTTCCTCAAAGTATTAAAAACGATGATGTGGCAGAATTTTCACTTGATCAATCTGGTAAATTTGTCTTTAAAGAAATAAGAAAAGATAAGAAGACCCCCAATGCACTGAGAACCGTGTTAAATGTTATAAATAGCTTTAAAAATCCAGTAAATATAAACGATCTTTATTACTTCTTAAATTTATCTGAAAATTCATCAAAAGCAGAAATTAAAAAAGTTCTTGAGTATTCTACGAAGACAAAGCTTTTACAGTGTGTAGCAAATTATAAAACAATAAATCTTTTAGAATCGAAGCAATTAAATCTTATCAATGATATGATTAAAAATGTAAATGTTAATAAGGAAATAGAAGTTGAGTTACGGTTTGGTATTTTAAAACAGTCTTTTAATCCAAAGATATCAAAACAATCGTTTATAGATATACTCAGAAAAGTAGAATCATTTGGTTTTCAGAAAACTATAGATGATTTCATAGATGTGTACTCTGAAAATATTAGAACAAGATACATATTTTCTAATGAATTTGGAAAGTATATCTTTTTCGATTCTATAATAAAGAACAGAATATCTAAAATAGATATAACTATGCAAAATGTTATTAACTATGATGTAAGGATAGCTATGTCTTCAGAAGTTAAAGTTAAACAATACAACACAACTGGTGAAAGTTACAGAAAATATAGAATGTCATTCACAGAACCAAATGGACTATTTAGATTAGACTTTACAGCTATAACATCCGGTGACTATTCCGATAGAAGCTTTGTAATGAATAAAGATTCTAATGAAACATTTCAAATAGAGATAGAGTTTTTGAAAAATGACATAAATGTTAATAATCTATTCAAGTTTATAACTCAGATGTTAGCTACTTAATAATAGTCCATCTGAGTTTATAACTCAGATGTTAGCTACTTAATAATAGTCCATCTGAGTTTATAACTCAGATGTTAGCTACTTAATAATAGTCCATCTGAAAATCTGTAAGTGTTTTCAGGCGTATCCCATTCATCTGGGTCATTGAAAAAGGTGTATTCAATTGGGTTAAATTTAGTAAGTAAAATATCAATAGTTTCTTCAAATGTCTTAAACATTTCTGATTTATCCATTATTGATATTTTTCTATTTGGTACCACATTTCCAACAGAGTCTCTGTTTATTTTGATATTAAAATAATCATTTACAAAAAGATCTACGGGTATTTCTCTTTTATTAAAAGTGTAGCTACTTAAAAAGTCTAAACCAATACCTCCGGGTATGCTTTCATTATTGTAACCAAATTTAATAGTCTGTTTAGATTTTTCTAATATCTGAAGCTGAATAATGTCTTGATAATTGTCTTTATTTCCCCATATAATATAATCACAACATTTAGAATCTATAAATATTAATTTTACTTGTTTATTTGTATCTATTATCTCATAAGATCCTTCTATTACATTTGAATATACATCTGGGTAAATTAAAATTTCATCTATTATACTCGTAAACATTAAATTCTGAAGATCAAATAATATAATATATCTTTGATCAAACTGGTTGTTTATTAAAGTTTCATTATAGTACAATAAGTCTGTAATATGATATTCATTTTTAAACTCGATGTCGTTAAATCTTAAAAATCCATTTAATATAATAGTATCGGTGAATTTATTAGAAATTTGGCATTCTATAGACTTTAATTTTTCATTTATATAAAAATTTCCATCTGGACTCAATACTAAAAAGAAATTATAAGAATCATTTGGAACTTTTCTAACGTTGTATACATCTTGTGTAAATTTGTTGATGTTATAATAAGTTAAGTTAGATAAATCGACAGCTCTTGGATCAAATATTGTTATAAATTTGTCTGCATTTTCTTTGTTATATTTTTCATTTAGACTAGATACTTCATTTTTCATTAATTTTCCATCAGTTTGTACAATAAGATCAAATCTAAAAAGATTTTTTTGTATACAATTAAGAAGTTGTTCTCGTCTAAAAGTGTTTAATCCTGGAAATACTCTAGAATCTCTTTGAAAATCTGTACCCTTTACTGTAACATTTTTCCCGTCAGATGTTTTAACTATGTATTCATTTGATTTTTTACTCAGTTTTTTAATTACAGTTACCTGTTCAAATTTTCCGTTTATATTAACTAGAGCATTAGCTCCTATAATATTACTTCCGGACACTATAATACCAGAACCCATATCTTGTCCGTTTTTAATATTGTACATTTCGGCCTGCTCTTTATTACGAGGAAAACCAGTTAGTAGATATTTTTTCATCATTTCTACGGATTCTTTTGTTTTTGTTTCGCAACAGGGGTACCAAAGACCGTCGGTGTCTTGAACTCCTTCTGGTTTTAAATATTGATAATTTGGATCCGGACAGGTTCCTTTCCAAGAATACGGATCTGGTCTCATACCTTCTTTATATGTTTTATCCCCAGAGTCACGGGTGCGCGTAAGTCTACAGATTTTACCACTTGGTGCATAACCAGATACTGTATTAAAAGCAGCGGATGTTTTAACAATGCTTGACAACGATTTTTTAAGTAAAATGTCCTGTTCTGAGTCAAAAAGTTTATTAAATGAAATCACTACATTATTAAACATATCCTGATTTATAGGAGTAGAACCTTCTCCACAAAGTCCTCTTCTAATTTGCTTATCACTGCATAAAGACAATGTCATCATTATAACTCCAAATTTGTTAATTACCGAAGTTAATTTAACACCGTTTGCTGGAATAGATACAAACTTAATGTATTCTTTAGACATCACTTGATTTCTGGTTAATCTACCTATAGAGTATTCCCAGTCTATTATCTTAATCTCATTAAAATTTATTATATTGTCTCCAAATGGAGAAACTTCTATCTTTGTAAAATCACTTGAAACTAAATTACCCATTGAATCAAAAGGGCTTATTAAATTGTCTAAATTTTCAAAATCAATTTGATTGCCTGGTTTTTCTAGTACACCCAAAGTAAATTGACCAGACATAGAATGTATATAAGATTTGTCTGATATAAATACATATGTATCGTAGCCTGTTAAATTTTTAAAGTTTTCATAGTTAACAGAACCAGAATCATTTATTCTTTTGATTAGCTCATCTATTAATGTCTTTATAGACTGTCTATTATTAGGTATATTAATTAAATTTATTAGTCCATTTTTACTTATGCGAATAGATGTTTTAACGCTCTCGTTTTCATAAGAAATTATAACGTTGTTTAAAAACTGCGTCGTAGTTGTTTTTGCAGCTAATTTTTTTGGTCCTCTTTTTTTGTATATACCAAAATAAGATATATTAGTTAATATATTTAAATTTGAGTCTATGTCTAGATTTCCATCCTGTACTAATATTTCATCAGGAATAAGTAAAATATCGTTTACCTGTTCTTGTGTAACAGTTTTATTTAAGATATTATCTCTTAAATTTTTATAATCCCCTTGGTATTCTACATTTCTAATAATGTAGTCATTAAACCCAGAAATTGTTAAATATAAACTATCTTCTTCTGGGAAGTCACACGTTTCAGAATGATCATCGGGGCCAATATTACTACAATAACTACAATAAAGTCCTTCTTGTATAGGACCAATCGGGGGTCTATTGTATGTATCATTTATAGTTTCTGTTCCAAATACCTTTTTTTGAGACAAGGTTAATTTATAGAAACCACTTTCTCCTTCATCTAGTTCAAATGCAGTTTTAAGAGAGTCTATGTCTATTATTTCTTCAACAGATTCTAATTTATTTATAAACATGTTAATACCATTGATCTTGACTTCTATTGACATATTTACTATATCTGTATATTTTAATTATTTATTTAAAAGCATATAAAAAAATTACATATATGTATAGTAAATATGTCAAAAGAAATATCGAAGTTTAATTCATTATTTGAAGAATTTCTTGAAAAAATTATTACAGCGTTTCCAAATGAAAAACTCAAGACTTATAGAAGAGGGTTTTTGATAATTAAGGCGACATCTCCATCTGTACCGGTTAATTTATTTATGGCGGGCTGTGTTGAATATAAAAGAGAAATAGTTTCAAGAAATGACGATTTTTTCCTAAAAGATAAAAAAATAAAAGAAAGAGCTAATATGTTTGGAAACTTTACTGATGACTGTGGATTAGATTCATACTGGGACGTTTTAACTCCTGCTACAAAAAAAGCAGTATGGGACTATATTCAATCTCTTTTTGTCCTTGGTGAGATAATAGTAGGAAAAAATAAAGAATTATTTGATAAGTATAACTCTTTATATGCAGCTGACTACAAAAAAGAGATTAATAATCTTCACACTTCTAATTTTTCCGTAGACTTTTTAACAAAATTAAATTCTTAGATATCTATTAAATGACAACATATTGGTTGAGTGACTTTTGCTCATTATTTAATTCTTCAAATATCAATCCTTTCTCAGGAGACGACAAAAATTTCAAATTTAATTCTCTAACAAGGCTAATAATAGTAGTAACAGTAGTATTTGCAATACTATTTAATAGTCATGCAAATGAAATTTTTCTAGCAGGGGGTATTTCTTTATTCTTGTCTGTTATTATATACATGCTAACATACAATTCAGCTGAAATGTCTATTGAGTTAAATAAAGAACTTAAAACATATACACAAGCTCAGGAACTAATAGAAAGTCAGCAGGAAAATTTAAAAGTAGGTTTATCAAAAATGGGCGGCGAAACTATAAAAGATTATAACGTCAATGTAGAAAATGAAGTAACATTAGATTATTCTCCGCCGAACATGAACCTAAAGAAAAGTATTTATTTCTTTGAGGGAAATAAAATGCCAAGTCAAGTAGTTGCTACAAAAAGAGAACCATCCGATTATTTATCAATGGGGAAACAAGTTCCAACAGGTACAGCTAAACAACTACATAGTTTAATTGGTAAAAATTTATCATTTACATAAAGAATATTTTAAAAATAAAATATAATATTAATATTAAATGGCAAAAACAGATCATCAGTACGTTAAAAGTAGAGATAGTCCTTTGATTTCTGTATCGCATCCAACTAGATACTTAAACAAAACGTCTGTACCAATAGATTACTCTGTGATGCACTCGGGTATTCCAACACAAAGTCATCACAAAAATACAGTAGTTATGAGTAATTTAACTTATAAACACGAAGACCATGGTACTAGACGTCTTCAACCAAAAGTTGAAAAAGAACGTACAAAAAATTTAAATCTCCAAGGAGATAAGACAGGAGTACATTCAAGATTTATGCAGAAAGAAATGCCTAAGCATAACACTTATTATATACTATGCGACACAGAAAATGAAATCCATGACACATACTATTTACATAATAAACCTCTAATTCACCACAAAGTTGAAAAACCATTCCAAACCCCTGTAAACCCAGATAGTCTTGGAATTTTCCCACCTGATAAAAAGGAATCTTTATCACATGAATTAGACAATAAGAACATTAGATTAATTAGAAACCAAAAAGATTTTAAAGAGGTTTAAAAAAATATTATATTATAATATAACAAATATCCAGTATGTGGATGTCTTCAAACGTTAGAACTATAGTAGTAACTAGAAATGAGAATAATCAACTCTCTGTAAACGAAGTTGATCCAGCTGATGTACCACAGATCCAGCAAGAAGACTTCTTCTTGCATCCTTTGTTAATCGCAATGTCTCATTCTTTGATGCTTGGTTTAGATTATCCAATTGATCTAGAAGAAGAAAAAAATAAATTGACAGAAGATGAATTTAAAAATTTAGAAACATGTGGCGATGTAACAAACTGTGCAATTTGCATGGAAAATAAAAAATTAAACATTAAACTTAAATGTAATCATATTTTCTGTAAAGGTTGTATTAAAAAATGGTTAACAGAGAAATCAAATACTTGTCCAAATTGTCGAACAGAAATTTAAATTAAATATCGTAAATTATCAGATAATTTAAAATATTTAATTATAATAATAATGCAGTCATTAGTTATTGTAATAATACTTTTGTCTTTAATCGGCTTATATATAAACTTAGGAAGTATAACTGAAATGAGCAAACCAGAGCTAAAAGTTGATGAAAATAAAAATCTTTCTGCTGATGAGATAGCAGATAAAATAATGGAAGAAATAGAAGTTACGCCGGAATTTGATAAAATGGGCAATTCGTTAAAGGTAGGTAACGGATTAGAGCCTGACAAACGTATAGTTAATCTTAATGTAACGTCTGGGAACGCTCCAAATACTAGACCAGACAAGTGGACAACTACTACAAAGAGAGAAATTGGAAAATACGGTCTAGTTAAAAATACATTATCGTATAAAAACAATTTTCCATATGATGTAAATTATTTAGCAGATGTTCAAGCTAAGGATACTCTTAGAAGCAAAGTTTCTACAATGGCAAGAAATCCAAAGGCAGAAGCACTACGCAGTCAGATCGTACTACCAAAAGATGAAACTCAATTTAAAGAAGGTTTTAAATTTATGGATAGAGCTATTGCCATAATAAGAAATCAAACTGCAAATGAAAACAAAATCTTACCGGATGTTCGTAAAATTGATTCAAATGAAGTATCAAACAGAGCTTCTAAAAAAATATACAGAGTTACACCAAGTCAGGTAGAGATAAAAGCAAAACCAGATATAATGTCGGTTCATGTTGCTCATGATCATGCCGATATCCATTCTAAGATACAAAAATTAGACCCCGTAAAACATTCTATAAACCAAATTAAGTCTAATTATAATTTAAAATAAAAAATATTTATTAAGTATTAAATGACAACTTCTCTTTTACCAGCGGAGTGGCAGTCTCGATTTCCACATGATAATAATTTTACAGGTTCAAAATATCATCCAGAGAAAAAATGAATGAAAAAGCACATAACACAGAAAAAGGTCTTACGAGAATTAAATTAGATAGTCCTATTATTACTATACCGGAAATTAAACCAAGAAAAACACGTGCATTAACAAAAGACTTTAAAGATGAAATAGACATTGGTTTTAAAACGAGAAGTAGTCAATTATCAGATTCTCATTTTAAAGATATGCCAAGAATAATAAGAGTTAAAGATTGTGAAATAACGGGTCACTATATACCAGGGTTTACAACTTCAAAGAATGACTTAAATCTAAAACCCCGCGAATTTGAAAAAATACATAAGAAAAATGAATTTGGATTCGATCGAACGGGTACAAAAGAAATAACAACTAAGAAAATTAATCCAGAAGATGTAGTTCACAAAGTAGAACAAAAAAATAAATTTAATAAGACTGGTTTTACAGCCAGAGAAACAGGTGGTCCTACTCCAATTGTACTTGTACAACAACATCGTAAAAAATTAATAATCAAACATTAATCTATAAAACTAACTATTTCATCCATAGAAGTGGCAAGATTTTGTTCAAATACAGTTCTTAACTTGATGAATGATTTTTTATTTTCAATAGAGTATTTGATAGTGTTCAATGACACCCATTTGATGTCATTTATTTCTAAAAATTTTTTATCGACGTGTATATTTGATATAAATTTTTTAGTAGATGTAAATCTATCTCTATATGAAGTTGTAAATGGTATTTTTACAACAAACATGTAATATGGATGACCACTTGGCGTTCTTGATGTTATACACTTCACTGTTTTATTTTTAATAAGACTCCTCATATTTTCATAGTCATAGACTGCTCCCAAAGTTTCTTCCCATGCTTCTCTAGCAGCCGTTACTTCTGAATCATACTTTATCACTAAGTTCGCATCTTCCTCCGAAGTTAGACCATCTATTTTCAAATCTTTACCAAGTAAAAAATAAGGAGTTTGGTCTATACTTTTAGAATAAAAAAGTATTCCGGCAGCATATATTATATTATTAGTTATCATTTATTTAAAAATTGTACATTGTTTTTAAGCTCTTTAATATAAAAATTTGGTTTAATTGTTAATTATACATTTTATGGATGATATAATTAATAATTATAGCATAAAAGGCCCTGTTAATTTATTATTTACTCGTTCGGAGAAAAGTAAAAAAAAAGAAATAAAAGAATATAATATGAGTGGTTTTGTACCAAAAATTAAAGTAGAAACAGATAAAACTTCTAGACCCACTGTTAGTGTTAAAAATCCAATAAACGTAGGAGGCATAGACGTAATTAAGGACTCTGAATCAGATAACGATTCGGTTGCATCTGGGAGCACAATTCGAACCACAGATTTCAATAGCAAAAAAACATAAATCTAGTTCAATGAAAAGCAATTCTAAATTTAACCCAGATGATTATCAAAATTTTGTTAATAGCGCGAAGACAAAACAAAAACCGGATAAAGATGATTCTGACTCAGAATCGGAAGTTTCAGAATCAGACTCAGGCGGATCAGAAGAAGGTTCTGAGTATTCTGATTATTCAGATTCTGGTTCCGAAGGGTCTGTTAAACACAAGAAGGATCCAAAACTAGAAAAAGCAAGATATTCTTCTTAAACTTCTTGCTCTAGAGAAAAAGGGTGTTGTTCTTACAAAAAAGTACTCTATGTCTTCTAAATTATCAGATCTCAGATTTGAACTAGAGCTTCATAAAAATAATGCAGAAGTTGATGCAAGTGTAAAATTTCAACAAAAACTTTTAATGGCGGCTGTAACTGGGATTGGAATTTGCAAATAAGAGATTTGATCCTATTGGCGCAAAACTTGACGGTTGGTCAGAATCAGTCATGGAAAATCTAGACGACTACGAAACAATTTTCGCAAAGCTACACGAAAAGTATAAAAATAGAGCAGACTTACCCCCAGAATTGCAATTGTTAGTAACACTTGTTGGCAGCGCTTTTATGTTCCATCTAACAAAATCTTTATTCAGTTCAGCTATGCCAAGTGGTTTAAATGATTTACAGAATTCAGAAATTATGAAGAATATTTCTGCGGCGATGGCGCAACAGGCTTCACAAAAACCGACAGTTGCTGGAGTATCGACTCAAGAAATAACAGGTCCTTCTATGAATTTGTCTAGTATGCTAAGAGATACCGACTCGGAGTCTAGTGGTTCAATAGAAACTTCAAAGGAGGTTACTATAAATCAGAAAGGCAAGAGAGCTATAAATTTGTAGAACAATTTTAAAAAAAAATAAATTATAGAATATATAATAAATGGTGTTATATTACAAAAAAGTTAAAAAGGAAGTAGATCTTGAACCAGATGATAGTTCAGAGGAAATTTCAAAAAGATATAATTTACGCGCTGTTACAACCACGACACACGATCCCGTGGGAGCAAGAGCGTCAATGGATAATAGACTTCCGTCTAACCAACATCTTTTTGATGAAATTTATAAAACTCCATTTAGCGACAGAAAAGAACTATATTATAGTTTATTGGAAGATAATTTCAATAATTTGTCGATGGACGATAAATTAGTAGTAATGTATAAAACATCTATACTTAGAAGTAACATCACTAATAATTATATACTAATGTGCTTAGCAATTCTTGTAATAATAGCTCTTAAGTTATACTCTAAGTAGTTTAATTTATATAAACTACCTTACAATTAATATTATTTATAGTGTATCTAGAATTTGTATAGAATGATTTTCTAAATTCTTCTATGCTCATTTTGCCGCCATATGTATTTAAATGTAATACACTAGGCGCAGGTGTTATTCTAAAATTTGGCCCAAACAATTTTCTATAGAACTGACCTATTAGATAAACCTTATTTTCAAAAGATTTATTATTCATACAATATGATTTTGCACAATTTGGAGAACAAAAATTACCAAATAATTTATAACGATCCAAAGAACTTGAATAATCAAATGGTAAAAAAAAAGGAGTATTTTCAAATGTGTGATGACAATTAAAACACCTAATATCAGTGGCTTTTAATTTTATATGGGTTGAATCTATATTATTTACATAATGTCTTAATTGTCTACTAGAATCTTTTTTAACATTGCATGTATCTTCTTCATCACTTGATAATTGTATTTCGCATTCTGTGTCTTTTTTATTTACAAAATAGTTGTCTAAACTTGTGTCCTGTTCAGTATCTTTATTGTCATGCACTTTAATACAAAGGTTTCCAAAATTTAATGCATTTGTTGTGTATTTTTCTGCATCAATTGTCTCTGATTCTTTAAAAGTTACTTTTTCAGATCCTTCTGTGGAATAATTGTTTTTAAATGGTGTTGTTTCCCATTTCTTTTTGCGACCTCTTTTCTTTTTGATAGGTTCTTCTTGTTGTTCTGGAATAACTTCTACGGGTTCTTGAATTGTCTTTTTACGCCCCCTTTTTTTAATAGCTTCTTCCATTTTAATAAATAAATTTAAAGAATCTTTATATAATCTAATTAAAATGTGGACATTATACGCTTTTTCAACTATTGGATTTTTAGGTTATTTTATTCATAAGATTTACAGAATGTTTTATCCATTGAAGTTTAGATCTTTTGAAGATCCGTATGAAAAAGATGAGTATAATCTTCTTTGTTATAGAATTAAATTTGAAGACAATTCTACAATGAATAAACTGGAACTTACAGATGAAGAAATATGTGAAATAGATGAAGCAAATAAAATTAAATACATCACAATTGAATATATGTTTAATGGAAAATTAATGAAATATATCACATATGATAAAGATATTACATTTCCCTTTTACGTGTTTAAAGTTCAGGAACCGAGATTTGCATATTACCCGGAAACTATGATTCTTAATGGTGTAGATGTAACTAATTATCTTACGCCATATCTAGGGCCCTTTAACAAATTTTTATAATGACAGGGCTTCGCCTATAAAGTTAGAAGATGCGCTTGCTGATCATCCAGATTTTGATAGGTTTGATTTTAATAACGGAAGTCTTATAATGATTTCAAATAAGACTCCTCTAAATGGAAAGAAGTGCATAACAAAAGAACTCCCGTGTAAGTTAGTATGGAAACGTCATGCAGCAGTTGACCCTCGAGATGAACACAAGCTCAAAGATTTTGAATTTGTTACAAAAGAAGATTAATTAATTTAAAAGAAAAAATTAATTTAAACCTAAATAATGTCTAATAACAAGATTTTATTTAGATTTAAAACCGTTCAAACAAATGCTATAAGAATTCTTTTTGAATCTTTAAAGAACATACTTTCAGACGTTAATTTCAAAGGCGATTCTACAGGATTAAAGTTGACAACTATAGATGGAACACAAACTGCTATAGTTAATTTGCATTTAATGAGCGATAAATTTGAAGAATACATTTGTGAACGTCCTGTAAACATTGGTATTAATTTATTATCTGTTTTTAAGATACTAAAAGGGTATTAAGCATACAGACACAATTTCTTTTACTATATACAACAACGACGAGAGCAGTATGTTTATACAATCACAAAACAGCGATAAAAAGTCTACTATAACTAGTAAGATTAAGCTTCTAGATATGGATGAAAAGATATATAACATACCGGATATTGAATTTGAATCTTACATAACAATGCCATCTTCTGATTTTCAGACTTACATTTCAGATCTTGCAAATATTTCTTCTGAAATAGAATTTATTTCTAATGCAAATAATTTAACACTTAAGTCTGTTGGAGATTTTGCAGAACAAATGATAGCCATTAATGAAACAAATAATGACATTTCTAACTCAGAAGAACAAACTGGTTTATATAATATTAAATATATACAGTTATTTACTAAGTCTACAAATTTATGCGGTACAAGTTGAAATATATCTCAAAACTGGTTATCCCCTGACTATATTATACAATGTTGCTAATCTTGGTCAGATTAAATATTGTCCTAGCTCCAAAATCTTAGGATGTCTAGATTTATCAAGTTCTTCATTTACATTTACATTTATGCATTTACAATTACGTCGTCAGCTTTGTAACATGATTTACATTTACATTTTAGTAAAAATTTTTATTAGAATGTCCTTAATGTAAACATAAGTAGTTTTAAATAATAAGAATTTTTGACTAATTGTAGAACCATTTTTAATTGTTCTTCATCTAGATCTATTTTAAATTTTTTATTTAAAACTTCATCTATCGATAATATAATTATGTTTTCAAATGTATCTGAACTAAAGTTTGAATAATGTTTTTTATTCTTTTTTAAAAACTCAAGTAAATTTATAGTAAGAGGTAAATAATCTATTTTACCATCTTTTAATTCTTCTTCGAATATATCTAAGAGTCCGTTTATTACAAGAATTTCCATAAGTCTTGTATAATACGGATTTGACCGAAGAGTACTTATTAATAACTGCGAGTCTGACATTTACTAATTAGTTAATAAATAATTGTAAAAAAAATAACGTAATAGCGACTACGACACCAGACATACCATCTGTTATAAAAGAATAGGTAAACCCAAGAGGTTCGTAGTAATGTTTATTTAATATTGGAAACAGACCAGAATATCTCATAGGTATTCCAACAAGCGCTGATATAAAAAATACTATTACAATCTGGTTAAAAATATTATTTACGTTTAATAAATCAAATGTATAAATTATTAGAATATAAGCAATAGCCCCAACGAAAGCAGCTAGCAAAGCAGCGCCCAATACAGTATGATATTTAAAATAATCTTTTAATGTAGTGACCCATTTCATATTTTCTATACCAAAAAAATCAATGTAACCTTCAGACATAAGCTCTTAGGATAACATCCCAAGTACCAGTTATAAAAAACACTACTATTATAGTTATTAAACGTTCTCTTGTAAATATTTGTTTCATTTATATTATTAAATTATATTATAATATAAATGAAAATTATAATGTTTCTTTTTGCAAACTTCTTAAGGCGCGACTTTATAATTTACAAACATAGATTTAATTTACACGAAAAAGTTCAGGTACATCATATAATTCCATTAGAATTGAAAACTCACATTAATATAATTAATAGCCAGTATGATATAGATTCTGGTTATAATTTAATTTTAATGCCAACAAAAAAGGGTAAGTTAACAATTAATACATCAAGAAGAATACATGATGGTGGTCATCCAAAGTATAATAAATACGTTTATTCTTTATTAAACGAAAATGAAGATCCATTTGAAATAAATAAAATTTTGCGGAAAAAAATAATTAACGGTGAAGAAATTCCTTGGTAGTTAAATATTTATTGAAAAAAAAATATATTTAATTAAATAAAAGAACAATGAAGACTATGATGTTACTCGGTCTTGCTGCTTTAGCTGCACTTGTATTAGTGTTGTTTATGACAGGCGAATTTAAGAATAAGAGTACTTTTTCCTCAGATGGACACGTTAATTCTCAAGGTAATACCATTGCTCGCGCAAGTCTAGATTTAAATGACTTAAACAGAGGATTTTATGAGAAGTTATATGGAGATCTTCATTTAGAAAAGGGACAGGGAATTGTTGATCCTCTATACGCTCAAGGAGGCGGTTATGATACATATGACGTCCCTTATGGAAAAAATGAAGATCCGCATTTCTTATCTGGAGGTAAAAAGATAACTGACACTCATTGGGTACGTGATTATGAAAAGGAAGCGGCAGCTGAGAAAGTCGATACGGAGCATTTATCAAGACTAGCAGCTCATCAGCATTACTATAATCCATATACTATGAAAAAGTTCGATATTCACAAGCAGCCAAAGCATATGAAACATCTAGATAAGCACTGGGATAAAGAAGAGGAAAGAAAGCTCCATGTTCTGGCCAGTGCTCACCACCCCCACCACGGCGTTGTATCAAACCATCATACTCGTCACCCAGCAAGCGCCGGTCACTCACCTCACCATTAAATATCTCTTAATGAATATACATCTAATATCTCAGTGCTCTCTTCTTGAATTTGTTCAGTTTTAAATAAAACAGTAAATTTTTTAGACTTATAAAATGAATGTCTTTTTCTATTCCAATTGTTGAATACAGAAATACAATCATTAATGTCTATTACAAGAGCTGGGTTTTTATTTTCTCTTCTAAGAATTCTTCCAACAGCCTGTTCTACATTGCCTTTTGGAGATGCTAATATTAAAGTGTCTAATAATGGATTATCATACCCTTCTGATGCCATTTGATATGTTGCTAATATTATTCTGCAATCATTAGATTTTTTAAGATTTTCCTGTTTCATACCCCCGTAGTATATACCAACAGAATAATGTTCTTTTAATTGTGTATACATAAAATCACAATGTGATTTACGATCTGTGAGTACAAGTATTTTTCTATCGCAGTTATAACACTCTTTTATTAAATTTAAGATGTATTCTGTTCTAGAATCTATTTCTGTTATGCTTGTAATACTAGCCGGGGAATTTACTTTGCAATTTGGAAGATATTTTATAGTTGTTTCAGGGTGTTCATAAAAATTATGAACATGTATTTCGGGTTCTATTATAAGTAATTGAACATTAACAGCTGGTTTAAATAAAAACCATTCAAGTACAAAATCAAGTTTATCGGCTCTTTTAAGTGTCGCGGATAGCCCTAAATTATAAAATGAACCTATCTTATAAAATGCATTTGAAAAAACTTTACTGCAATAATGATGTGTTTCGTCGAAGATAGTAAATGAAAAACAATTGAATAAATCACTGTTGTAGTCTTTCATAGAAATACTTTGTATCATTCCTATACATACATCTGGTTCAGTGTTAATCTTAGAGCCTTGGATTATACCTGGTTTTATACCTAGAAATTTAATTATTTGTTCAGACCATTGTTCAAGAAGAGATTCTTTGTTTACTATAACTAGTGTTTTTACTTTCAATAAACTAGCTATGTAAAGACTTGCAAAAGTTTTGCCCCATCCTGTATATAAACATGCTATACAAGATCCATTTTTGATTATAGACGAATGTATTTCTGTAATTACATTTTTTTGATACTCTCTTGGTTCTGCGGTTGTATTTATATTAGCATGTGTTATTTCATTTAGTATTAATTCTCCTTCGGTGTTATAATATCTTGGAGTGTACATAAATTTATTAGTTATCTTATATATCGGGTAACTCGTTGGAACCGGTGCTCCTGGTATAAAAGGAACAACTGTTAACTTTTTTTTCAGTTCATTATTAATACAAACTTTACGTCCTTTCATATTAATAATAAATTGTATTTTAGTTTTAAATAAAATTAACCATCAGAGCAACCATTATAAACATTTTGCAAAGCATACATTTGTAAATATTCTATGAATTTTATAAACTTCTGTTTTGTAATTTTATCTAATGCAGTGCCATCGTTTTGTAAAAAAGTGTTTTTACTATTAAATTTTTCCCTGGTATCTAAATTCCATGTTTTAATCTCATTTATTACAAATTTAGTAAGTTCTGTATATAGCGGATTAGTAAATATATCTTTCCAAAATTCTAAAGCATTAAATATATTCTTTCCATAATTTTGCTTAATCATTTTATATTTTCCAGTCTTATCTTTTCCTAGAAAAATTATAAGTGCAAAAGTTTGACAAAAATGTGCAGTTTGGTCCATTTGATAACCTAATTCATACGAATCTGTTGTTTTTCCATTTTTTAAAGAATACCAATGTGCACCGTTAAAATATAACCCAGGTGGTCCTTTCCCTTGTTTAACATCGCCCCTGTTTATCCTAGATACTTTTATAGTATTTCCGTCACTGTCCGTAATTTCATTTTCAGACATATCTGCTATTATAAAATTCTCACTTGGTGTTTCACTAGAAATAATTGATGCAAGAAGTTGAACAGTACCAAATATATCAACAATCCATTCTAAATCATTACATTTATCATATGAAATTTCTTTTCTTTTTGGCATTGTGTTTTACTTATAATTAAAACTATATTTTATCTTTTATTTAATTTTTTTGATTCTGTTCTTTTGACTTTTTTTTTATCTTCTTTTGTTTCCTTTTTCTTCTGTGGTTTCTTTTCTTTCTTTTCCGTTTTCTTCTTTTTATCTTTTGTATCAGACTTCTTTTTCGGTCTCTTTACTTTTGCCCAGGCTTCTGCTAATGATATTCCCTTTTTCCAACGTAATCTCATAACTTTAGCAGTTAATTCAGGATCTGGCGCCATTTATGAAATAAAATTCATTTTAATTTATAAATTATTACACAAATTTAAAGACATATTTTATTAATATTTAACATGGTAAAATATCATACATACACAGATCGTACAGATCGTTACACAAATCGTTGTAACAATAAGTTTAAAAATGAGACTACATCAGAAATTAAAAAGAAAAATGAAGAAATTTCTCGTCTTCGCCGATCAATCGTAGAAAATATAAATAAAGTAAAAAGAACTCTTAGTTCTTACAATTTTATTTATAACAATTATTCACAAATTTATGAAAGTTACAACAAAGTTGTTCAAGAAATTACAGAAATAAAACAAAGTAATCAAAATCTTATAAATCAAAATTCACTTCTTACTACTCAAAATGCAGCTCTTTCAAATACAAATGAACTTATCAACAGGAAAAACGAAGAATTAAATACATTCAGCGAAGAACTAGAAAAAAAATATCTAAATCTACTGGATGATTATACAGATTTAACAGATAAATACACCGAAATTTATGATGAATACATTGATGTAAAAATTGAAAATGAAAATTCCGAGAATAAATCAATTTAAAGGAAAAAAAAATAATTATATTGAGTAATAGTATGCAGATATTTGTTAAGACATTAACTGGTAAAACTATTACCCTAGAAGTTGAACCTTCCGATTCTATTGAAAACGTTAAAGCGAAGGTGCAAGATAAAGAAGGTATTCCACCTGACCAGCAAAGATTGATTTTTGCTGGTAAACAACTAGAAGATGGTAGAAATCTTTCTGATTATAATATTCAAAAAGAATCTACACTCCATCTAGTATTAAGACTTAGAGGTGGTCAATAAATAAATTTCACTAAAATAATTATATGGAGGCGTAGCTCAGTTGGTTAGAGCATAGGTCTTATGAGCCTAGGGTCGCCGGTTCGAGCCCGGCCGTCTCCATATAATTATTGCAATTTTTTAATCGACTTAGAAATATCTTTCATAGATAATTAATAAACAATGGATTGTTCTATCTGCTGTGAAAAGTTTAACAAGTCTAACCACTTGCAGGTAATCTGTAAAGGGTGCGACAATGACAATTCTGCATGCAGAACTTGTTGTCAAACTTTTATTTTAGGTGGAACACAAGATCCTATGTGTATGTTTTGCAAGAATCCGTGGGATAGAGATTTTATGAATAAGAATCTTACAAAAAAATTTGTGGATACCGATCTCAAGCAGTTTTCAGAGAATCTTTTCGTAGAAAGACAGATATCACTTTTACCAGATACACAAAACGAAGCTATGAAACAAAAGAAAATAAAAGAACTTACAGATAAAGTATCAGAGGCCAATTCCGAATTGAATCGTATTAAGAAAATGCTATATGATCAAAAAGAGATTATCAGGGCTTATAATCTTGAAATAATTCGTCTTCGTTCTGGTACATCAACATCAGAAACCACTGATAATTTCAGTATAAAATGTCCTTCTCAAGATTGCAACGGTTTTCTAGATTCGAAGTATTTCTGTACACTGTGTGAGACTAAATTCTGCAGACATTGTATGGAGATAAAAGAAGAAGATCATGAGTGCGATGAAGACACGAAAGCTACAATTCAAGCTATAAAGAAAGAAGCAAAGCCGTGTCCCGGATGCGGAGAAATGATCTCCAAAATCGACGGTTGCGATCAAATGTGGTGTATAAAGTGCCACATTCAATTTTCTTGGAGAACTGGTGCTCAGATGACCGGTTATAATCATAATCCAGAATATTTTCGCTGGATGAGAGAAACTGGTCAGCAGATAAATCGTAACCCATATGAAGCAAATAGACAAATTATGTGCGGCGTAGCTCTTGATGATTACACCATAACGAGAATAGCGTCGAGTGTTTTTCACAATGATAAGAATATTGTGATTTGCTTCCAGATTCTTTACAGATTCTATAGACATGTTGAGTACAAACTTACTCATGCTCAACACGATGAAAATAATGAAGCTGAGCTTAGAAACCTACGTGTTAGGTATCTTCTTGGAGAAATTACAAAAGATCAATGGAAACGTACTTTGCAACAAGTTGACAAAAAAACTAAGAAAATAATAGCATACAATAATATATGGCGACTTATTCAGACTGTTATGACAAGTTTTATGGAACAAATCATAACATGCTCTAATGAAAACGCATCTCCTGTAGAATATCTAAAAATAATTAAAGAAGCACGAAGCTTCAAGGTATACGCAAATGATTCTTTTTGTAAAGCATGTTCTGTATTCGGTTCTACGTCTTGCCCCGGAATAGACGACCACTGGAGAGAGATATACAATTATAAGAAATATTTAAAGAAGCGCACAGAAGCTTAATACTTCTGGAACACGAAGCTAAAATTTAAAAAACTACAAGCCATTTCTTCTGTAGACATTTGCATACCCGTGTAATTTCTATTCCATTCGTGGAAACTTAAAATACGTACTGGATACATATTAAATTCTTTACATTTGTCAATTAGAAAAGCTTTTGATAAATAGTATTCTCTTGAAACACCTCGATATTCAAAGTATGTCTCTCGAGATGTTTTTTCGGAGTTTAATGAAAATTCATACATATCTTCAGAAATGTATTTTAGATTTATAGCACTTTTTATTATAGCCGGTGTATTTTTAAGATTTTGTTTTATAAGATCGCCGTCTGTAGCAGTACCTATAAATATACCTTTACTTTTCAACTTTTTAGATATCATATTAAGGACTACATTTATGTCTTCTACAAAGTAATGAAATGAAAACTGACAAGACACTACGTCATACATAGTGTTATAATCTTTACCGTTTAACAAATTTAATATAAATGGATCGGTTGCAGACATATGCCAGAAATAACACTTAGGCATATTCATTTCAGACTTCACACTGTTGAATCTTTTAATTGCGCCATCAAAATCGTTTTTTTCATATATAGATTTAGCATCACTGTCAAACCCTGTTACGTACTTAAATCTAGCCTTTGACCATTTAAATATATCTCCACCTCTTCCAACAGCCACGTCCAATAATTTTGACCCGTTTGTTATTCTTTTTGATTCAAAGATTAACTGCTGTTTTATCCAGTTGTGAAATTTTCTAAGAGGTTCGCAAGTCTCAGAAGAAAATTCTATGTCATTCAGATTTCCAACTTGAATGGTCTCAAATACAAAATTTGCCATTTCTGAGCAACTCTGCATAGTATTCGATATTATACTATGTAGTGTTACCTATATATTATTTTTTTATGTAATAATTTTTATTAAACCATACTGATTTCTGTATTGTCTTCCATACACATTATCGCCATTGCAGCGTAATTATGAAGATCCATAAGTGTGTCTTTAAGAGTTTCATCTGAAACAGAAATTTCAAGACCTCTTTTTGAAATATTTGTGAATCTAGACATCTTATCTGAAATTCTTACTAAGACTCCTACTGTACCATGTTGAGCAAATGCATCACCGTAGTCTTTATTTTTCTTTTCAAAAATTTGTTTGCATTCATTTTGAATTTTTTCTAGCTGTGCTACACGGTCCATTTATAATATTTTATAAATTATATCTTTAAATGTATCCACATTTTTCTACAGTTTTTCCGTCAAATTTAAAAGGCATAGCACATCCGTAAACAAGATTTGATAATTTAAGTATTTTACATTCCTCTTCTGATGTATGAGGGTTTATAAATTCATTATTAGATTTAAGCACGGCATGTCTAAATATTCCGCATTTAATATCAGAGATGTGTACTTGACATAAACAATTACAATTTGGACACTTAAAATAGTACATCTCCTGAGACTGTATATAAGTTATTTTATCGTCTTCCATAAAAAATTTACAATTTTTAATTGTATTTAAACTTTAAATTTAATATATAATTGTAAAAATGAAGTGCGACTGTGGTTACAATGCTTTTTATTATCAGAAGTTCGCAGGCAATAAGAAATGGGACGTCTATAAATGCGGTCACGTTATGATAGAGTCTAAAAAGAAAACAAAATGTGACATGAACATTTGTGAATACATCTCTGAAATAAATTGCCCAGAAACAAAGAAACACATTGTACACATTGTACATATTCAGAAAGAAAAAATTGATGCCGAAAAACTGTACAGAGATGATCTTCAAAAATACATACACCTGTGCGAAATTACGCAAAAGTTTTCAAAAAAATATAGATGGAATTACATTGCAAACATTAATTTTTTACTTAGAAAACTTAACTTTGACTTATATTTTGAGGATAAAGAAACTCTTGAAAGTTTAAAACATCGCATTAAAAATAAATGTGTACCCCGTGTAATTAAGAAAACAGAATTTCCTATAAAACTGGTTGATTATCCGGATTATTTAGCTGTTCTTAAGAAAGAACCTATTATAATTGAAAAGAAAAAGAAGAAATCTGAAAAAATTAAGAAAAAGCACTTTTTACTTGAAGGGGACGATAAGGAAGAACTGGAAGAAAATGAAAATAAAAATGAAAACAAACTAAGCGAAGAAATACTACCTTCTGACGCAGAATCTGATTCAGAAGATGAAGGCGATAATACATTTGACATCGACAATTATGACTCTGGAGAAGACTATGAAGATTTTGACGACGGCGGTGCATTCAGCGATTAAAAATATAAATAAATAGTAAAAGATGTTATCAAAACTTTTGGACGAACAGGGCCAAACAAAAATAAAAGAAACGTTAAATGATGTTACATTTCCTATTAAATTTTATTGCATAATAATAACAGTTCTACTGTTATTAAATGCATTTTATTTGTATTCAATTTGCGAAAAACTCGGTAATTAATATAAAAAAATAACTAATTTAAAATTATAAATGCTTAACGTTTCGGATCAAGAAATTCAGTTCTTTAAAAATGACGTCACTCATTATAGCGAACTAGATTCACAAATAAAAGAGCTTAAAAATAAAATGAAACCTCTGCAAGATAAAATTAAAGAACTTACTAAGATTAAGCAAGAAAAACAGGCAGAAGTTTTGACTTTTATGGAAGCAAATGAACTTGATATGTGTAACATAGATACAGCCTCTTTTGAACTTAAGAGTACAAAAAGTACTAAGCAAATTACAAAAGGAGATGTATATGACAGGTTGTATAAGTATTTCTCTGAAGATACAGACAAAACTCGTGGAATGTCTGCAGAAGAAAAAGCAAAATTTGTACACGATTACATCTACATCGAAGGTCGAGAAAAAACTGTAAATAAAGCTCTAAAAGCTAAATAATCAGTATACAAACGGAGAAATATCATCTATCTCTGAATCAGAATCAGAGTAATAATCATTTGGTTCATACTTGATTTTAGATATCTGTTTTGCATACATCTTATAAGTTAAATTTTTAATATCACTGTTATTAACTTTTAAAAGCGCTACATCAGATGTGTATTTATCTTCTGTAAAATAAAATACTGTTAGATTTTTACAATTGGGTTCAACATTATATAAGATTATATATTCATCATATCTTTTATAATGTTTATATTCTTGAAAATAACACGGATCGAATACACGCTGTGTAGTGTTTTTTTGGCTAATTTCACCATTTTTGTTGAAAACAAGAAACGCTAGCGTTTTCATTTTTCCATTATTAATAAGAAAATATTATTTTTTTACAGGTATTAACGAGTATAAATTTCTAAAATTATTATTCACTAAAAAATCATATAAAAAAATATTTTATATAAAATTATATCAGCTGATGTCTATTCTTGAAGCTAACCGTCCTTGGAGTAATGAAATAAAAGAAAGAGTTAAAAATGCAGACAATCATGAAATTATGGAATATTTTGAAGATCTAAGTTCTAAATGGACAGTTAGTAAGGAAAATCCAATAGAAGAAGCATGTAAAAGATTAAATATAACTTCTATAGATGGGATAGACACATCTGTTCTCCAAGTAGAACTAGAAAAAGTTATATTTGAAGCTACATTAGTATACACTAAATTTAAAAAGTGTATAGAAGATTTCGAAGAATATTCTTCGCGCTGGGATAAACTATATGAGGTCATCTTTTACTCAGAAAGACTTATCCGGGATACATATCTTTTGTTTAAAACATGTGAACCTGGGCATAATTCATTATCTAATGAAGATCCAGATGTTTTGTTTAAATACACAAGATTTACGGATGATTCTAAAAAGACACCTTATCAATGTCTTCTTTTGTACTTTTTAGAAACTATTTCAGAAGAAGGATTTACAAAATGCGGCGGTAATCTTTATAAACCTCTTATAAAATATGGTAATAATACGCATGCTTGGAAGAAGCAGTGTTCTATTAAAGAATACATATATCAAAAAACTGATCATAAAATAAATTTTAATCAGTGGAAAAATGCAACAGCAAGTGGCGGCAGTAATATTAATAATGCTGAAAAGTATTTCAATGAATTTGTTGGTCCAGAGTTACCAACTCTTGTAAAAGATCGGCACCTTTTTGCATTCAAAAACGGAAATTACATAACAAAATATAACATCGCAGGTCCCGATAAAACACCTGTTTATACAGATGTATTTGTTCCTTATGGAGAATCTCATCCTTATATTACTAATTTTTCAGTTGCATGTAAATATCATGATTCAAACTTTGATAACTTTTCACTACACGGAGAAGAAGACTGGTTCAAAATAATAGATCATTGCCCCACCTTTAAAAGCTTGTTAGATTATCAAGAATTTACAGAAGAAGTTCAAAGATGGTTGTGTACATTCATGGGGAGAATGTGCTTTGACATCGGAGAATTAGATAACTGGCAAGTACTTCTTTATCTACTTGGTCAAGCAGGTGCCGGAAAAAGCACAATTTTAATGAAGATTCTTCAAAAATTTTATGACGAAGAAGACGTGGGAGTAATAGCTAATAATATAGATGCAAAGTTTGGTATTAAACCACATGCTAATAAATTTATGGTACTTGCGCCCGAAATAGCTGAAAATTTTAAGATGGAACAGACGGATTGGCAGCTTATTGTAGAGGGTGGTAGAAATACATATTCAGAAAAGTACAAAAATGATGAAACAATAGACTGGAAAGTACCAATGACTATGGGAGGTAATAAAATAATGAGATACAAAAATAATTCAGAAAGTGTATCACGTAGAACAGCTGTTGTGAATTTCTGGAAGAAAGTAATGAACACTGACACAGAAATAGATAAAAAATTACTCAAAGAACTTCCTTTTATAATGAAATTGTGTATTAGAGGATACTATTCTGCACTGAATACACATGGCAAAAAGGGTATCTGGAATATATTACCAAGATACTTCCATGAAAATAAAGAAGAAATGGAACAGACTACAAATTCACTGCAAAATTTCTTGAAATCTGGTAAGGTAGTATTTGATAAGAAATTGTATGTACCAATGAAAGTATTTTCTCAGGCGTTCAATGATCACTGCCGAGAAAATAATTTGCCACGGGAACAGTTTACAAAAGATTACTTCATGGCTACATTTACAAATAATAATATTAAAATTATACAACAGGGTACACGAGAATATCCAATTAATTCTGGTATAACACTTAAAAGAACTACATTCTTTACAGGAATAGACATCCCGGGTGACGACAACGAAATTGATGACCCCGAGTAATGCGTTTTTTATTAATATTTTAAACATTTACATTATTGTAAATGGGTAGCGATACTAAAGTAGCAGAAGACTCTAGTCTAGTTTACACAATTCTCTTTGTATGCGTATTAGCTGTTTTAGCATTTTTGATTTATAAATTATACAACAAGGTAAACGAATTAGCAGAAAAGGTCGAAAGTCTAACTAAACCGCCGCCTAATCCAGAACAAGACAAACCCCGGCTAAAAGAAGATACCCCTAAATTAGAAGAAGTAACAAATTCGGAACCAGGACCAAGTAAAACATTAGAACCAATTAAGGAAAATTAAATAGAAGTTATTAAAGACATTATAACTTTTTGATAATAATTATATTCTTCTTCTGAAATGTATAAATTCCAGTTTATTGTATTTAGTAAATGAACTTCTAAAGGACCAGAGTCCTGTATTTCTAAATCTGAACAATATTTATTGGCCAATATTAAACATGTTTCTAAAACTGGTTTAATATTTGCATTTGTTAATTTACAAATTTTTTTATATCTATTCATGTAAATCATTGTTATTATTATAGTACATTTGTCAAAAACTTTATTATTCTTATAAAAATTTGATATAAAAGAATATATATAACATTTATTTGTGAATGTACTTATTATTTTATGAGATACATTACAAGAAATATTTGAATCTATTATATTATTTATTTGATATAAAGTCAGCATTAATATAAAAAATCATTATTATTATGCAATAATATAAAAATTTGATTTAATACAAATTTATATGCGTTTATATCGTTTCCACCTGTAACTATAATACTACCCGGTCTAAACATTGCACAAGTTATAATACTTTGATTTATAGGATTTGAAAACTTAATATTTATACCCGGATATTTACTTGGATTAAATGAATACATCTTAACAGATTCCATTTCTTTTGAATCTAAAAATTTACAAACATTTGCTTGCTTTATATTTTTGTCTATCTTGAAGTCTGAATTTATCATGCATATTCTTACATTTGATATAAAAGCCTCAGATGCAAATGCCGAAAGGTTACATAGTCTTCTATATATTTTTCTTATAGCGTATGTTGCAGACATGACATTTAATACTCCGGCTAACTGCATATTCCCATTTGAAAATATCTTGATAGATACCCTATTTTTAGATTGATACTTTACACCTGTGTATGTATTTATACAATTATAAAAAGTTTTACCTGTTATTTCTGAACAATAAACATTTATATACTCTTCTAAATTTATGTCCCTATTGAAACTACAACAGACCGTCATAGTTGAAATACCCCAGTTTTTTACTAAATTAAACTTTTCAAGTTGAGTTATACTTTGTAGCTCATTGTATGTGTCATAAAAATTACTAAAGTTTTCATTACATATACAATCATTGTGTTTGCATTTAGGATCGCAAATTTTGCAAAAATCAGTCATTTGATTCTTTATATTACATTGTAAGTTTTCTTTATATTAATATTTTTTAGTAATTTATGACCTCCATTAGTTGAATATAATCGAGTATCACTCTGTTGTCCATAGATTCTCTGCAAGCTTTTAGTATTATTTCAGAGTCTTCTCTTGAATGATTTTTAATTAGGTAATTAATGTAATATATGAATCTTGGTAATATATTATTATATATTTCCTCTAAAGAGATTTGTTTATTTTGAACTTCATTTAAGATGTCATATAGACAGTAAGTTATTATATTTAAATCTGTATTTTTAATCATACTTTTTGAAATAAGTATCTTATTAGTAGTCTTTCCATAGTAGTATCTTATTAATTTGTTAATTTGCATTAATTTATTATCTTTTATAATTTGTCTTGTACACGGATCTCTAAAGTCTTGCGTCTTATTTAAATATTCGACGAATGTATAAAAATCGTAATAAAAAAACTTATCATTTACTTTTATAGAAATAAAAGGATACTTTAGAGATTCGTGACATATAGGACAAGTTTTTTCATTTATTGTCTTATTTCTTAAACCACTCTGAATAATTTTAGCTGCGTTATATTTTTTTAATAAAACTAAAAGATAATCTTTATTATAATTTGATATATAACGTATACCCTTTATTCTACACAGATTTCTAATGGCTTTAACGGTAAAAATTTTTGAATAAGATATCAACATCACATTTAATTATAAAATATATTTTTAAATTAAATGTCTTGAATTTAAAAATGTGTTTAAAAGAATAAAATATTTAATTTATAATGTCTTCTTTTAAGATTTCTAAAAAAACAGTTCATACAGATGCCAGAATGTCTATAATAGCAAAACATGATAAAACAATAGAAAACATAGAAAAAGATAAAAAAAATATAAATAAGTACAAATCCGAGTTAAATTTATTATACAAAGCTAGAACTGTTAATAAATTTAACAGGGAAATTGAAGCTAAAATAAAACATTTAGAGGAAAAAATAAACGATTTAGAGACAGATAGAGAACTTTCTGATTATCTTTTTAGATCTATGGATTTTATAAGAGAAATAGACTCAGAGGAGCATACAACAGAATGCAATAATGACGGCGAGATATTTAAGTACATCTCATTAGATTCCACTAATAATAAAGAAGAAATGTACAAAAGATATATGGCAAAATGTTTTCCAAAAGAATCTAGTGGATATATAGAAAAAAGGCAAAATAGTTACATTTGTAGAGACTGTCAATACAGTACTATTCATGACTCAACGTCTGGATTACTAATTTGTTACAATTGTGGTCTAACTGAAACTTTTAATATTTCAGAACTTCCAGAATGGAATCATGCTGAAAATCATGAGTATACAAAACCATATAGTTATAAACGTACTAATCATTTCAAAGAATGGATAACCCAGATACAAGGTCGAGAAGGAACAAATGTACCAGAAGAAGTAATTCAATTACTGATTTTAGAAATCAAAAAAGAACGCCTTACAGACAAAACTTTGATTACGTATTATAAAATTAAGGAATTTCTTAAAAAATTAAAATTGAACAAGTACTATGAACATATACCAAATATCATTCATAAGATAACCGGTAATAAACAATTGCATATATGTCAAGAATTAGAGAATAAGCTTATAGAAATGTTTAATGAAATTCAAGAACCGTTTGAAAAGTACTGTCCAAAAAATAGAAAGAACTTTTTAAGCTATTCTTATACTTTATATAAATTTTTTCAACTACTTAACAAACATGAATACCTAATTTACTTTCCTCTTCTAAAGAGCAGAGAAAAACTATTTGAACAAGAAAATATATGGAAAGGAATATGTAAAGATCTAGATTGGAAATTTATAAAGTGTATCTAATTTATTTAATGTAATGTAATGTAATGTAATGTAATGTAATGTAATGTAATTTAATGTAATTTAATGTAATGTATTTAGTAATTATTAAATACTACAGCTCCGTTTTGATACAAAGCGGTACATTTACCCTCTGCAACAACAGTTAATGTATCAAAAAAGTCTGAGTAATTAGCAACTGTAATGTCTGTTTTGGCAGTTAATACAACACGAATAGAATCAAATTTGCTAAATGGCACATAAGCCTGATCTGTCTCTTCCATGTGAGCATTTTTTACAATTGGTATTTTATAATAAAAAAATCTATTTGAAGTATCCTCTGATATAGCCCAAACATTTGGTTGATTAAATGATATCGAATAAGGCAGAATTCCAGAGTAAGATGTAGAGTTTAAATAAAGTTCTACGTCAAAGCCGCCTAAATTAGAAAGTTGGTTATGGCACATTCCTAATATGTAAAGATTAGATGTATATAAATTAAAGTGATCGCAATTTATAGTTAAAGTAGAACCAGCATTTAATGTTGTACCCGATGGTTTCGTCGGTGACAATAATTCTGCATACTGTGTAATATTTGTTCTTTTCGGAACTACTTGATTTCTCAAAAAGTCTCTTTCAGCATTTGTCATAGAGTGTTTATTAGCGTATAAACTAAATGTAAAGCCGGGACTTGTTAGAGCTGATAGAATTACATTATTAGCACTATTCACATAAGAATTAAAGTCAGACAATGTAAAATTTTGCGGATAAACTTTTACTTGTAGAGTTTGATTATTTGCACAACTCATCAAATAAGAAGAATTCGCGCCATTTTTAGACAACATTCTAAATATATTCAAATTAATTCTTTGAGCACTAACTCCCGTAGATGTAGTATTTAAAAAAGTTGGTACATAGTCAGTAAATAAACTGTAATCAGCGGCGTCAAAAAATTCTTTTACCAACTGAGAGGTGTTCATTGTACATATTACTTGATTTCCAATACACACTTCTATTCTTTCTACGAAATAAAGCATATGATAATAAGGAGTTGTGCTACCAGTTGTAAGCACACCGGATCTTTCTATTACAAGAGTTAAATCATTAATAGCATCGGTGTCATTGTCAAATGTAAACACTACGGTTTCAGGTGAGGTAATAGCTCCTTTGTTAGAAGATACTTCCGAAAAACTACAACCATTGACGTAATACTTATCTGTATCATTTTCATTCCAAAAAACAGACTTTACACCTGGTAAATTTTTATCAGTTGTTCCATAACCTTGTGTACCCGTGCCGTCATAAGCTGCTATTGCTGCAATTGACCCTGACATTTATTATAAATGTATTTATTTTTTTTTTAAATTAATTTAATTCAATTGTACTGCATTGTATTGTTTATTTAAATTTAAATAAATTGTACAATACATTTATTCATTTATTCATTTATTCATTTATTCATTTATTCATTCACTTATATTTAGTACATGGCTAGCGAAGCCGCACCACCCTTGAAGAGCGCGGTTGTCTCGCCAACACAAGTTACGTTTACGAATGTCGAAGAACCGGCAACTGGAACAGAGCTAAATGTTAAAGTTAGGCGAATGCTATCGAATCTATTTAGAGGAACAGACGAACCGCTGAAAGCGGTAGCAGCAAGAGGGAAAACATAAGTTCCTATTCCAAATTCCTCGACCTTAATGGTGTCCCGCGCGGCGTCGCCCGTCTGCCCAGTACCGTATATATACTTATTTGAATAAAGACCTAGCGAATCAGATGTACAAGAATCTAGTAAAACACCGGGTAACTGTCCTGAAAATGAGCTAGAATTTAATTTTAATTCTACGCTTGATAATTTTACGCCAACCCCTGCGTTACCAGATATTATTAAATGCGATGCATACAAAGAAAAGTGATCTAATTCAATTGTCTTAGTAACAGACGACCCCAGATCAGAGGTATATGAATTCTGAGTCATCTTTAGTCTCTTTGGTAGACCCATGGGAATCGCCTTCATTTGCTCACGCTCTTCGTTACACATAATCTGCTGCTTTGCATATAGTTTGCATGCAGTCAGGGCGCCACCCGTACCTGTTGTACCTATCGCGTCGCCGGCGAGGAGGGCGGTGGCGGTGGTTTTTACCCTATATTCAACGGGTACGTCTTCTTGAGTAGGAACGGTGGCGTACCCGGAGCCGTCCACACCGACAGCAGCATGTATCTTATCTGGAAATTCATCTCTGAAATAAGCCTTAATCTTTACACTCTGATGCGGAGCAGCAGCCATTGGGTAACCATCTTCTGTCTGATTAGTAAACTTACTGAAACGGGGTCCTAAGGTTTTGGTTAGAGATGGGATTACTACCCATGCAGTGGTCGAGGAGTCGACGGTACTAGGAGTTGTTAAGAAGCTTGTTTCCGCGAAAGAATCAGGTGTCATTTCAGACGAATTAACAACTCTTAAATCTGAATTTTCTATAGTTTGCCAAATTTGTGTACCAACCTGAATTTCAATACGATTTATAAAAGTTTGAAGTGCAAAAGGTTTGGGGATTTGGCCGCTGCCATCCCATTCGTTGAGTCCCGCCGCTAGCGTATAGCTAGGTAGGGCACCTGTTATTTCTAAATACATATCACCAAGACAGTCTATGTCGTTATTTACAGTAAAAAGTCTAGACCCACCAAAGCCTATAGTACTTGCGCCGCTAGATGGAATTTCAATAATCGACGAACCATAAAGTAACTGACGAGTAGTATCATTCTTGTTCCAGAAGACCGACATAACATCGCCGTCATCATCGTGAATCTTATTAGTTACAGCAAGACCTTGGGTACCAGACCCATTATAAGCAGCATGAGCAGCTACAGCTCCAGACATTTGTATTTACAATTTATAAAAGAAAATAATTTTAAATTTAATACGTAGTTAAAATTATTTAATTTAAATGAATTTATTTGATTTATTTAATTTATGTATTTAGTACATAGCTAGCGAAGCAGCACCGCCCTTGTAAAGGGCAGTAGTCTCACCAACGCAAGTGATATTGACAATATCACCGGCTGATATACCACTTGGTAGACCAGTTAGCTTCAGTCTAATGTTATCAAATCTATTTAGAGGAACAGACGAACCACCGTATGCCTGCGAGGCTAGAGGAAATACAAAAGTTAAATTAGCAGAAGTGTTGACATTCGCGTCCCAGTATTCATTTGTAAATAATCCCATAGATGAAGCCGTTAACTTAAGAAGTCCTAGTGGTAACTTACCAGAGAACGAAGAAGAATTTAGAAGAAGTTCAGCATAGCCCGAATATACATCAGTCATAGTGAGAGAGCCCTTAGGTATACTTATTATAATATGCGATGCGTACAAAGAAAATATATCCAAATCTATATCTAATGAAGAAGGGTTGCTTGTCGAAGCTACGTAACTCTTATTTTGTGACATTTTAATTCTCTTTGGTAGACCCATAGGCATCGCCTTCATTTGCTCGCGCTCTTCGTTACACATAACCTGATTTTTAGCATATAATCCTAATTCAAGAGTACCAGTGAGCGCCGTCTGACCCGACGTATAAACCTTTACTTTAACCTGTTGATGTGGAGCAGCGGCCATTAGATAACCACTTTCCGTCTGTTCTGCAAAATTTTCAAGACGAGGACCTAGAGTCTTCGTGAATAATTTAATTGGAATATACGCGTTTGCAACATCCCCGGTTGCAACAGAACCGGGTGCAACATTAATAAACTGGTTAGCGGCAGCCACGCCGCCTGTAGTCTGGAAGCAAAAATCTGCAAAAGATCCAGAAGATAGCTCAGTTGAAGCAAGAGCTAGAAGATCTGCGTTTTCAAAAGTTTGCCAAATTTGAGTACCAACCTGAACTTCTATTCTTGTTACTGTTTTAGCAAATAGCTGAGGAGTGATGGAGGCGGCGGAGGCGTCCGAGTTTGTAAATTTTACATTTAAAACCATATCGCCTAAACAATCGATGTCATTATTTACATCAAAAATTATATTACTGTCCTTAGTAGCATCATTTGTACCAGAACCGCCACTAGACGGAACTTCTACGAAAGCCGAACCAAATAGTAACTGACGAGTAGTATCATTCTTGTTCCAGAAGACCGACATAACGTCACCGTCGTCATCGTGAATCTTATTAGTTACAGCAAGACCTTGGGTACCAGACCCATTATAAGCAGCATGAGCAGCTACAGCTCCAGACATTTGTATTTACAATTTATAAAAGAAAATAATTTTAAATTTAATACGTAGTTAAAATTATTTAATTTAAATGAATTTATTTGATTTATTTAATTTATGTATTTAGTACATAGCTAGCGAAGCAGCGCCGCCCTTGTAAAGGGCAGTAGTCTCACCAACGCAAGTGGCGCTTAATGTAAGAGTTCCCGTACCCACATACGCGATGCTTAATTCCATTCTGATATTATCAAATCTATTTAGAGGAACAGACGAACCACCATATGCATGTGAAGCTAGAGGGAATACATAAAAGTTATCTGTTATATTAACACCGCCCATGAAAAATCCATTGGAATAGAGACCTAGAGCGTCAGTCGCTGACCCAGTTAATAAAGGTCCTTCTAGAGTTCCCGAAAATGAGCTAGAATTTAATTTAAGTTCAGCGGTATCTATACTGTTATTTTTAATACCAGTTGTTCCTGTTACATATAGTATTATATGCGAAGCAAAAAGTGAAAAGTGATCAAGATCAACGGGAACACTTACGCTCGATCCGCTCGATACACTAACCTTCGTTGTGGTGTTCTGAGTCATCTTTAGTCTCTTTGGTAGACCCATGGGCATTGCTTTAATCTGTTCGCGCTCTTCGTTACACATTACAACGCATTGACCAAATAATCTAAGATTTAAACCAGTCACGCTGCTCAAAGAGCTTGGTAACGTACCAGCCATGTAAACTCTAATCTTAACAGCTTGGTGGGGAGCACCCGCTAGAAGATAAGAGTTTTCAGAAATATCTGTAAATTTGGCGAGCTTTGGACCAACACTTCTAGATAACATCGGTATACGTAATATACCAGTAACATCTGTAGACGCCATCGACGTCAAACTCGTCGCGCCGCCGGTAAAAGCGGCGGTGACCGGATTTCGTCTTCCGTTTTTAAGAAAACCACCCGACATAGCCAAAGTAAAAGATTCGAATGCATCCTCAGACATCTCTGTCATATTCAACGCACCTATATCATTAGTTTCTAGCGTTTGCCATACTTGTGTACCAACCATAAATTCAATTCTTTTAATACATCCTAAGAGATCAAATGCTTTAAGTTCTAGATTTGACGCGGTAGAGGATGTTGTAATCTGTAGGTATAGATCACCAAGGGCGTCTATGTCATTGTTTACAGTAAAAATCTGATTACCCCCGGCGGTGAGATTTCCACCACTACCGGACGCGGGGATCTCAATAATCGACGAACCATAAAGTAACTGACGAGTAGTATCATTCTTGTTCCAGAAGACCGACATAACGTCACCGTCGTCATCGTGAATCTTATTAGTTACAGCAAGACCTTGGGTACCAGACCCATTATAAGCAGCATGAGCAGCTACAGCTCCAGACATTTGTATTTACAATTTATAAAAGAAAATAATTTTAAATTTAATACGTAGTTAAAATTATTTAATTTAAATGAATTTATTTGATTTATTTAAATTGTTTAAGCAGAAAACGAAATAGTACCACCAACTGTACTCTGAATCTGTGTTCCACAGCATGTTACGTTTATATTAGTCATACCTACTGTACTACCATCTGTATAAGAAGAAAGCGTAAAGCCATCTGCATAAGTAATTACTAACTTTTTGTTATTTAGTCTCGAAAATGGGACACCGGCTGTGCTAAAAGCAGAACCGGCTAACTTTAATATGTAAATATTTTTAGACGCAACACTTGTCAATTTGAAAAGTTCTAATTTATTAGTTGTAAGACAAGATCCTGGAATACTTCCAGTTCTATCATTTCCCAATATTAATTCAACCGACTTTAACCAACCTGCTGCAACTCCTAAAACATCATTTCCGACGACACCACTGGAAATAGGCGCCCAAGTTGTACCACTACCTGAGCCATCGGTTAATGCGGCAGCCACTCCGGTAGAATTAAATATGCTATTATCTAAAGTTAATAATATATGAGATACATTTATATTAATAGAGCTTAAATCGATTGTAACAGGATCCGATGTTGCAGTTATACTAGAAGACAAACTGTATGCAACAGACTGAGAAGTATTAACTGGTCTATTTATTATATTTTTTGCTATAAAATTTTTTTCAGTAGAAGTCATAGAATGACTAAAAACACATACTCCAGTTGATATACCAGCTGGATTTGTAGCAGCTAGTTGTGAAGCCCCAGAAGCGTCAAGACTATTGTAATTAACTTTCATTGTTAAGTTGTTCGTTACAGCACCTGCTTGTAAAAAAGATTTATTTACACCAGTTGATCTTCCAGTGAACGGGATAGAAAGCGCAAAATCAACATTATCTGCAGTGCCGTATAAACCACTAGCATCTGACTGGTATGTATTTACACTTACTACATATCCCGATTCTGTTAAATTTCTGGCATAAATATCACCTGGTAGAATAGTCTGAACTACTAAATTGCCTAGTTTAATTTCTATTTTCTTTATAAGATCTAAAATAAATGTCTTAGATAATTTACTACCAGATGCGTCTAATGACATTTGAAGTGTTATTTCACTTATTGCATCTACATCACTTGGTAGTGTAAATGTTTCATGTGGATTAGAAGCTTTGAGTTTAGTCAAATCAATACTTCCGGATATAAAACTCATTCCAGATCCATTAATGTATTCAGTTGTACACTTAGTAAGAAACTCCGATTCAATTAGTTTTGTTTCGTCTGCTTCATTGGCTCTACACACAGACTGTGATCCTGTTGAATTAAAAGTTTTAATAGCAACGTTGTCTATGCCCATTTTATTTACTTTTATATATACATTTTATTTTTATTTTTAAAACTAATTATTGTTTCGTTTAAAAAGTTACAATTAAATCGTTTTATTTATTAAATATGTCGCAGTTTGAATGTTCTGTAAAAGATCTAAATGGTAAACAAGAAGAAATAACAGAAGAAATTGACGCTGAAAGTCCAAAAAGTATCTTATCAAGGGGCAAACAAAAAGGAAATTTAAATCAGAATGTAAATTTAGATGTAAATAGTTCGCTCTTTGCTAAGATATCAGAAGAGAAGAATGTAAGAATTATTTTACTTGTGATTATAGCTTATCTTATTACTAGCTCAAGTCAGTTTACTGAACTTTTAGGTAATTCATTTCCGTATTTAGTAGAATCAGGTGTTACAAACTTAAGTGGAAAAGTCGTAATTGCTATTTTAATAGGACTTTCAGTGGTACTATTTACTTCTTTTTTCCAGGTCCCATAAAGGCATCTTTACCAGTTATATTATTTTCAAGTCTTTCTAGTAGCCCAGGGAGGCTAAAATCTTGAGGCTTTTTTGATTTCTTTGGTTTTTGTTTTTTTCCAATTAAGAGCGCTTTCAAGAGAAGTTGTAATTGGTACACAACTACTTTGAAACTCTCTGCATGGACCGTGAATACCGTGATTTTCTGACATACACTTCTGACAAAGTCCACTTGGACTTAGTTTAAAATAAATGTGATTGTTACAATGAAAGTCTTGTTTATTTTGACAATACTTAGACTTCGAGTTTATTAGATACATACATTTGTCTTTTACTTGTGAAATAGCACGGATATCTTCTGCGCGATAACCAACCGCGTGAAGTTTAAAAAATTTTTCAATAGCTTTGTACTCTTGTGAACTTCTAGAAAGAGTTATAAGATTTCCACAATTACTTTCAGTACTTTCTTCTGTTTCTACATATTCAACGAGGCCTTGTACAACTGTTATACTTTTAGATTGACATCTTATGCTAGTATTCTTAACCAATTGAAATGTATCTTTGCTATAAAAATCAAATAAAGCTTCATCTCTTTTGGTCCCGATATATACATCCTTAAGTATATAAATTCTCTCTTCGTAGTTTTTAATACCATCTGATATAGTACATTTATCTGAACCAACTAGTCTGAGACCATTATTTTCATAAACGCAGCGATCTATTATTTTTTCCCAAGAGTCGTGGTGTTTTTCATTTTTCCCATAAACATTAGTTAAATTTACTATAAGATTTTTACGTATTGCCAATGATGTAGTCTTATCTACAATTATGTCAGGCCAATGTAAATGAAACCCTTGCTTAAAATAAACCGTTCCATTTTTAGTTATTTCTTTATTTTTATCAGCCCCTGTTACTATACAAACTAAAGAATTATTTTTATACAAATTACTCAATGTGTTTTGTATAAGAATTACATATTCTTCTAGATTTATGATTTCTTCTGAAAGTATATCAAAGTCTACAAAAAACTTAAAAAATTCAGTTTTTCTTTCTACTATACAGTTTTTATATTTTATATACTTACTGTACATAATCTGGAACGTTTCGTGATCTTCTGATACGTCTAGTTTTCCTCCATCAAACATAAAATGAGTAATAGTTTGTTTACTTGAATCTGTTACCATTTTTCCAGTTGATTTTAGCCAAATATTCAATGGGTGTTCCATTTTATAATTATAAATAAATTATTTCTCTAAATTACTAGGGTTTAAATTTAATCGTAACATTGCATTTGTTAGTATATATACCCTTTACTGCGCTTGGGGAAAGCACTGATCGTTTACCTTTCTTTTTAGAAGCCATTGTATTTATCATATCTGCGTCTATAAATTTAATATTTGACAATGCATAATCAAGTATCTTGTTATCTATAAACCATCTAAAAAAATTAAGCTGACCAACAGTTGTAAGTATTTCTGTATCTGAAATGCTTTCTTCTGTGTATTCTCTCCATTTAAAAGTTACTGTATTTATAATAAGACGTTTTTGTCTACAAAATGGATCAAAAAAATTTTTTGAATAAGCTTTTAACTGGTTTTTGTAATCGAGGTATATATTAAAATATATAATTTCACCAGAGTTACCAAGTGGATATATTATATTATACTTTTTAGAGTAATTTGTTACTAACCAATCAAGAAGTCTCAGACTCAACGGGGTATTTTGATAAATTATATCCTTAAAAAGACTTATTTTAGATTTATAATAATTTAATAGAAAATTTACAAGAGTTTCTTCTTTTGAGGTAAAAGACATAATACTAATGAATAATACGTTACCTTTAAATTTATTTAAAGAGACCGCAAGATTATATACTATAATAATGCAATCAGAGATCACAGATGAAGACTTTAAAAGACAAATTTTATTTTTACTAAATAACAGTTGGGCTGGAAAAGGAGACATGTATTTTCCTATTCAGAACTCTGTGAACATAGAAAAAAGATACATTTTTAAGCTCAGAAATTTTAAATACATTTTTTACAAAAAGGACACAGTGGACACAAAACGAGCTATTTTATTTATGTTTTTTGATAAAAATGGTAATAATACATCTGTAGTAATTCTTAAAGATTTAACTATTTATAAAATTAACATAACGTGCCCAGACGAATACTACCAAGGAACAATTTTTGATATTTCTTATAAACCAGAAGAAATCTGTCTTTATGATACATTTTCTTGCTGCGGAAGTAAGATCAATAGAATTACTTATCTAGACCGCATAGCAGAAGCTCAGACTTTTAAACATAATATACAGTCTAGTAGTACACCAATTACTATAACCTATTATTCAGAATCTATTAATTCTTATGCAGAAGACTTCAAAGACACAGATGAAATTTTTATGATTCCAAATGATTTACCTATTATAACAGGTGTAAATTATTCTTGTTTTAAATGGAAACCTTCTAACTTGATAACATTTAGTCTCTTAGTGAAAGAAAAAAACGAAGACATTGAATTATACAGCACTATATTTAAGAATGAAACATTGTTTGCAAAAATTCATCATTCAGATCCCGAAGGACAAAAATATATACATCTAATTAAATCATTAGAAGACTACAAAGACAATTGTATCATAGACATTAATATCAATGATAAAATTGAAATAATTGGTGTTAACGATTTTAAAACAATTCCAAGCACAGTGAGATCTATAGAGAAAATAATTGCTATTAAACACGAAGATCTTAAACTAAGTGATCTAGATTTCAATTAGAATCATTAGAAAATGATAATATTTGTAGTATAAATGTAAATAAATTTATTATATCAAGATACAAATTAATAGAAGCAATTATAAAGTCTTCTTTTTTGTAGACTTTATAAGTTCTATCTGTTATCATTTTTGTATCATAAATAATAAAACCAGAAAATAGTACACTACCTGCACACACTATAAATAAATGCAAATAATTACTCATTATAAATACATTTATGATTCCAATCGATATAAAACTTATTGTTAACATTATTAAAAACTGATTAAAGTAAGATACATACATTTCCCAGAATGACAATAAACCTACAAAAGTCATAGCTAATGTATCTATTGTTGTTATACCGAGCGCTAATAGTAATGTATCTCCGTTTATAAAAGTCGAGATTGAGCTAAGCGTATAGCTCGTGCTTAATGTAAATAAACAAAGAAGTATATAATTTATAGGGAAAGTAACAAAGTATCTTTCACAGCAACATGAAACAAATAATGGTATAAATGTAAAAAATAAACTAAGTCCAAGAAAAGCGCGACCTAAGTCTGATATATAAAATGTTCTTAAGTCATAAAATTTAGAAATTGAAACACATGTTAGAAACGAGAATAATTGAAAAAGTAAACAAATGTAAACCTTAAAAATGAACTTTTTAGACTCTTTAAGAGTCATACCTTCTGGTTCTTGTTCAATAACGGGGATCCCCTCAACTAAAGGAATCGTAATCATTTATATTACATTAAAATAATAAAATAATTCTAAATTGCTTTATTATTTTAATTACATCACTATATACAATAATTACACATTGTACTTTACCACATGCCGAAACGAGCCATACGCTTCTTACGGAGGCGGTAGGCACGGCGGGCCGCGATGGCAGCCTTGGTCATCTTGAGCTTCCGGCGCTTGCGACGACGGAGCTTCTTGACGGCACGGCGAACGCGACGCTTCTTTGGCGAGAGAAGATGGCCACGGCGCTTGAGAACCTTCGCCTCGATGTAGTGACGACCAGACTTGGTACGATAATAAAGACCACCGTTGGCACCACGGTGGAGCTTGCGCTTGCGACCACGGACAGTTACGAACGCGCGCGACTTTGGTAGCGACTTAACGTAGTGACCGCGCTTTGGGCGACGGCCAGGCGACTTCTTGGCCTTGCGCACGCGACGCTTCTTACCGAAGAACAAACTAAGCATATCAGACATATTTATTTTAATATAAACAAAAGAAAAAAAATAAAATTAAATTAAATCAAAAATTAAAATAAAATTTTAATAAATTTTGAAATAACATTTTCTTTAAAATTGTGCAAATTTAGAAAATTCCATTAGTATTTTTTTGTCTACAATAATTTTTTCAAATTTATTTGGGACTTCGTAATCAAATTCTTTGAAAAATTTTTCTAGAAACGTTGTAATTAAAATTTGGCGCTTCTTTGTTTAAGGCTTTAAGAATTTCTTCAATTGAGCCGTGCTTTTTGATTAAATTAAATGCTGTAATTGGACCTATCTGTGGTATAGGATCGGTGTAGTCGCAACCAGAAAGAATACAAAAATCTACAAAAGAATCGTGTGTCATTTCAAATCGTTGCAAAATTACATCTGTATTTATCTCTGTAATATTTTTATTGATAGATGTCTTAAGAATTATAGGCATCCAAACGTACTAGCATCTGTATCATCAGTTACTGTATAATCTACAAGACCGTTTTTCTGTAAAAATGCACAGTATTTTTCGGCGTCCTCTGGGGCTGTACAATAAGGAATCCCAGATTTTTCAAGAAGTTCTTTGCTTTCTTCGACGTGTGATTTTTTAATTACAATTAATTGAGACAATAGTTTTTCTATCTCTTCTTGAATAGTTTTATTTTCTTCTTCGGTTTCTGGTTCTTTTGCTCGAAGCTCTTCCAACCTAACATACATTTTTTCCTTTGTAGCTTGGCGTTTGACAAGTGTTACTCTTTTTGCTTCTGGTGGGGTTCCGTCAAATACGAAAATCGGGAGTATACCATTCATAAGATAAAACTTAATTCTATTTGCGATTCCTATGAGATGAGAGTTTTCAACCCTCGATGCATATTTAAATTTATAAAGAAGAATACTGCAGTCTATAGCAACTTTTGAATTTCTGTACTTTGAGATGTCACAAGTCTGGACTGGCGTCTGGTGCCCACTTTTTAATAACGGTATTTAGTCCGCGAATACCCATTTTATTAATGTAGTATATCCTATTCTTTTAAGTAATATCTTTTTTTGTAAAATATCAACGTATCTTTATTCTCTAAATGCATACTCAAGTAGAATATTTTCTTCTTCTGGTTCATCAGATGTTAAATCAAGAGTTCTTTTTTGTTTTGGAAATTTTGGATGTAATTTAATATCATTATTTCTATAGTATTCTACTTCTTTCCAAAACTCTTGTAATATTGGTATATTTTTATCCAACCACTTTTGATCTCTATATACTCTTACTATATTCATTGTATCGGGTGGAAGATATTCTATAAAATCCGCTACCCTAAGATCGCAAATAAAAAGATTAAGCTGAACTTGTGGTAAATAATACTCCGGAATCTTACCAAACTTAATTTTTCTTCTATATGGACACTTTACTTCTAAAAGAACTGGATCTGCTTCATCATTTGTTTTAGAGATAGCTATTCCATCGGGAGACCCCGCCATCCAATAATAATCTTTATTGTGATACACGTCTTCGTGTGCTATAAGTCCAAAATTATAATTTACTTGCCCGGTAAGTTCGCAGTATTTATCTATGGCTTCGTCTTCGTATTTTTGTCCATGTCTTGTGGCAACATTTCCAACAAAAGGCTTTGGATCAAAACCACATTTCTTAAAAAGAACTTCGTGTGGTTTTTGATAAGGATTAAGACCTAAAACAGTACCCGCGTCAGAACTAGTAAGCTTATTTTCACGTTGTTTAAACCACATATCAGACCTTTGTTCATATTGAGGAATTTCTAACAATTTATTAATTTTATGCATTTAAGTTTACTTTTATATATAAAGTAACTTTAAATTAAAATGCAATACATTAGAGAAATCTTCAATAAACAAAAAATTTAAAAAAGAAAACAAACAATGAAAATAAAAACAAGAAATATTATATACATATAAATGGAATGTCCAATTTGTTTTAACTTAATCGAAAAAAGTTGTGTAGGATCTTGTATGCATCATTATTGCTATAAATGTATGATTAAATGGTTATTATTTAATACATTTTGTCCAATTTGTAAAAAACAAGTATTGGAAATAAAATTAGATAAAGAGTTTGATAGTATAAATAATCCATTAGAGTCAATAGATTTAGAAGAAATAACAAAAAAAGTAATAATAAAGTTTGACGACAATGTTCCACCTGGTATAACAATAAGTAATAATTCTGGTCCAGGTATCAAAGTTAAAGATCTTAAGAAAAACGACAAGTGTTATTTAAGCGGACTTAGAAAAGATGATATAATTTTATTTATGAATTCTGTACCTTGTAATAAACACGAACACTGTATTAAAATAATTGAAGAGTCTTATAAAACTAATACGGAATTAATATGCGAACTATTAATAATTAAAAAATAATTTATAATTTAAATGGACCATCTGGATATCTTATACATCATTATCAAAAATAGAACTTTGCATGATAATGTAAACTTTTGCAATGTAAATAAAATGTTTTATGAAATAACTAAACTTATTAGTTTTGAACAAATTAGTAAGTTATTTTATTTCAACAGAATGAAGAAAAAAACATTGTTTCCAAAGAAAAAAAAGATGAGACACAATTATTACACACTAAAGAATATGTACATAAATAAAGAAGAGCAACCTATTTTATTTTTTTAATTTTTTAACAGTTACGCTTGGGGTATTCTTTTTCTTCAATTTCTTTTGATCGTATTCTTCTACTGTTTTGGCTTTCTTTTCATCATAATTTTTTTGACAATACTTCCAAAGCTCTTTTGATCCTATTTTAAAATTTCTATTTGGTTTTGCTCTGTACCAGAAAACGCAATCTTGTATGTTATTACTTTTTGATGTATTATCCAGAACTAAACAGTCGTAACCTTCTGTACAACTATTTAGTACATCTTGGAAAACGCTTAAGTGTGGAAAAATACCAAAGAAATTCTTGTAAATTTTTTCTTGATTTTGAATTATATTTTCTCTAAGTATAAAAACATAGTCTATATTTGCTCTTAAATCTGGTGGCAAATCCATACAATATTGCATAGTAAGCATAAAAGTTATACGCCAATGTCTACCATTCATAAAGATACCTCGTATATTAGTATCTCTTATCATTCTTTTATCATACATACAGTCATCTAAGAGTACAAAAACATCTCCATCTGTATTCTTTTTATTTCCATTTATTACCTTTTTTTGACGAGTTATAACTTGTTGAATAATTTCTGGTTTATACTCAGAATGTATTAATATATCTGGTATAAAACTTGAATAATACGCATTACCATCTTCGGTAGCCGATATTGCTACGCCGGCATTAATTCGTCTAAGATAATATAATATATCCGCAACTAATGTACTTTTACCTGTTCCTCTTTTTCCAATAAAAACGCACGTAGCGGGTCCAGAACCAGATACTCGTCTCTCTTCAATTTTTTTTGGATTGAATTTTGATAACGATATTGACATATTATATTACTGTATAATTATTTTAAAAAACGAATTAGTCCCAATAATTTGTTGTTAATATTTCATCCGGTTCTATAGTTACATATGAATACAACACGCTTACAATTATTCCAGATACTATAGATACGGTTATATTAAATGTGAAATTATCATCTTTTTCTTTATCAATGTAATTCAAAAGCATAAAAATAGCCAATGCAATTAGTAAAATTATAACTAATGTTGTAAGATCTAATGTGTAAAAATCTAGTGCTGTCATTTATTATAAATGGATATAATTTAAAATAACAATTACAAACTTAAAAAAATACATTATATTAAATTAAAATGGGAGTTACAATCAAAGATCTTTCTAGTTATAATTCTATTAACAGCATTAATTTTGGAGAGAAAAGTATTATTTTTTAAATTTGAAGCAGACTGGTGCATCCCTTGTATAGAACTTGATAAAATTCTTGTGTCTATCCCAGATAGTATGCTTTATCATATATCAGTTGAAAATGAAGACTTTATCTCTTTTTTTATGGATAATAAGATTTACACAGTACCGGATACAATAATTAAATATAAAAATAGTACTACAAGATTTCAGGGAGTCAGGACACTAGATCAAATTCTTGAAATGATTGAAAAACTAAAAGAAGATGCGGCCTAATCTTGATGCCAAATTTTACAAAAAAATAATTGGTTTAAAAATTTAGTTCATTTTATAATCAGTTATCATGGCGGAGAACTACAAGAAGTACTCGCAAATAGAACATGTTCTAGCAAGACCTGGTATGTACGTCGGTGATACGAAGTGCACAACCAGTGATTGCTGGATAATAACTGATAATAAAGCTGAACTTAAGACTTGTAAATGGAATCCGGGGATTTTTAAAATCTTTGATGAGATCTTGGTAAATGCGGCAGACGAAGTCCAAAGGAATAAGTCTGTTAAATGCATCAAGGTTAAAATCGAAAATGATGAAATCTCTGTTTTCAATGATTCTGGAATTCCTATTGAGATTCACCCAGAGTATAAAGTTTATGTTCCAGAATTAATCTTCGCCAATCTTCTTACATCTAGCAATTATGATGACTCGCAAAAAAGAACAACAGGCGGTCTCAACGGTTTGGGTGCAAAATTGACAGCTATCTTTTCTGAGTACTTCACTGTTGAAACAGCAAAAGATGGCAAAAAGTATACTCAAACATTTGAGAACAATCTCAGCAAGATCAATAAACCAAAAATTTCTACTTCTAAGAGCGAGTACACCAAGATTACATTTAAACCAGACTTTCAAAAGTTTGGGACAACCGGTATCACTGACAACACTCTTGATATACTATCAAAGCGCGTATTTGACATTTGTGCAATTACAAACAAAGATGTCAATGTGTACCTTAATGATAAAAAACTAACAATTAAAGACTTCTCCGAATACATTTCGACTTACATTGGACCTAAGAAAATTTGTCCACGGGTTGTACAAGAGACTTCTTGTTGGCAAGTTGGTATAGCTCCGTCAGATTCTGGTTTTCAATGCATATCATTTGTAAACGGAATCAGTACTTCTGACGGAGGATCACATGTTGATCATGTAATTAATCCAATAATCAAAAAGGTAACAGAAATTATTCAAGAAAAACATAAAAATTTAACAATTAAGCAACAATACATCAAAGACAATCTTTTTGTATTTATAAACTGTCTCATTGAAAACGCAACTTATTCATCTCAGACAAAAGAAAAGAATATTACCAAGATTTCAGATTTTGGTAGCAGGTTCACCGCATCTGATGATTTTATTACATCAATTGCTAAAATGGGAATCGTAGAAAATATTCTTGCTATCGCAGATGCAAAGGAAAAGAAGTCTTTGCAGAAAACAGATGGCAAGAAAACAAGCAGAGTCATCATTCCAAAGTTGGATGATGCAAATAAAGCAGGAACCAAAGATTCAAAAATGTGTACTATTATTTTTACAGAGGGAGACTCAGCAAAGGCTACTGCTATTTCCGGTCTTTCTGTGGTTGGACGTGATACATATGGAGTTTTTCCACTTCGAGGTAAGCTTCTAAATACACGAACAGCTACTTACTCGCAGCTTTCTAAAAACGAAGAGATTAATAACATAAAACAAATTCTTGGTCTTCAGAGTGATAAGAAGTATTCTTCTGTTTCTGAACTAAGATATGGTAAAATTATGATTATGACAGACGCAGACACAGACGGTTTCCACATCAAAAGTCTTATAGTAAACTTCATCGGAAACGGTTGGCCGGAACTTCTCAAGACTGATTTTATTTCATCTTTAGTAACACCTGTAATTAAGTTGTCAAAGAGATCTCAGATCATCCCGTTTTATAACGTAGATGATTATAAAAAATACAAGAGTGAAAATGACATCTCAGGCTTCAAGGTGAAGTACTACAAGGGTCTTGGTACTAGCACTTCAGCCGAAGCCAAGGAATACTTTAAAGAAATGAAAACCCTGAATTATAAAAATGAATCAAAAGAAGACGAAGAATATCTCAATCTAGCGTTTACTAAGACAGAAGCAGATGCTAGGAAAAAATGGATTCTTAACAACATCAAGAGTCCCGAAACACTGGATTACAATATTAAAAAAGTAAATATCAAAGATCTAATTAACAAAGAACTCGTCCTATTTTCTATAGCAGACAATGTAAGATCCATTCCAAGTCTCGTGGATGGTCTAAAGCCGTCGCAAAGAAAAATAGTATTTGCCTGTATCAAAAGAAAACTTTTTTCAGAAATAAAGGTGTCTCAATTGGCTGGTTATGTTTCTGAAGTTTCAAGTTATCATCATGGCGAAGCAAGTCTTCAAGATACTGTTATAAATCTTGCACAGACATTCACTGGTTCTAACAATATGAATCTTCTTGAACCAGTTGGACAGTTTGGAACAAGACTTCTTGGAGGCAAAGATTCTTCAAGTCCGAGGTACATATTCACACATCTGTCTAAGAACTTCAAAGAACTGTTCAATAATGATGATCTAGATCTACTAGATTACCTCGATGACGATGGTCAATCTATAGAACCAAAGTTCTATGTTCCTACATTGCCTATCATTCTAATAAATGGAGCATGTGGTATTGGAACTGGTTTCTCTACGGATATCCCATGTTTCAACCCAGATGACATCAAAGATCGTCTTCTAAGACTTGTAGAAGATGAAGATTCAGACATCGAAGAACTAACACCGTGGTATAAAGGTTTTACAGGAACAATTAAAAAGGTTGAAGAAAATAAGTGGACAACACATGGTATTTACGCAATAAAAGCAAATGTAATAACTGTTACAGAGCTTCCAGTTGGAACATGGACAGGGGACTATAAAACATTCCTAGATAAACTAGAAACAGAAAATACAATCTATGGTTACAAAAACATGTCTACAGAGACAACAGTTCATTTCGAAATTAAAATGCCACTAGAGACTGTTTATGAATGGAAAGATAATCGCGAGATAGAAAAGAAACTTAAATTGGTAAGCCATGTATCTGCTAAGAATATGTATGTATTCAATGAGAAAAATGAAATAGTTAAAATGGAAAGCCCAGAAGAAATAATATATCATTTCTGGAGAATCAGGAATGAATACTACATTAAGAGACAGTATAATCTAGTAAATAAACTAAAATCAGAATTGAACATTCTAACAGCAAAAATAAACTTTGTAAATGATGTAATAGATGAAAACATCAAAGTATTTCGTCAAAAACTTGACTACATAAATAAACAATTAGAAGATAAAAAATACATCAAATTAGAAAATAGCTACACATATCTAACAGACATGAAAATACACACATTCAGCGAAGACACGATAGAAAAACTTACAAATAAACAAAAGGATATACAAGAAATGTATACAAAGATATCTGGTTATAAACTGAGAGACTTTTGGATGAACGACATTAACTAAATAAAATAAATATTATAAGTCTCCTAGGAGACAAAAAATTCATTTTATTTTAAAATATTTACAATAATTAAAATAAAATGAATTTTTTTATGGCTTTGATTGTTGCGGTATCCGCATGGATGACCTTTTCGGTTCTCAATGAACTAGCTACAGCAAAGGATGGTAAGGGCTGCTGTCAGTCAAAGGATTGTGGTGAAGGAATGATCGCTTCTACTTTATGGTGGATGAATCTAGCCGTAGCTCTAGTATTTACCATTTATGTACTAATGGAGGTTTATGACGAGTATGGTGGCGCTGTAAAATCCCGTGCCTATGCTCTCGTACGTAAGAACCCTGTTACAAAGGGTGTACAGATGGTTTTCGGTAATTAAGGTTGTGTAAAATTATTTTTAATTTCTAATAACACGGGGGCATGGTCACTGGCCAAGGGTAAACTTTCGTTATTTTCACCGATGTGTTTTAAACATTTACTGGCAATTTGATTAGAATTAAAGTTCTTAGTAAAGAAATAATCAAGTCGCCAACCTTTGTTTCTATTTCTTGTAGAAGCAATTCCATTTTCTTTGCGAGCTCTTGGGTCCCACCATGTGTAAACAATGTCATCGTCTTTTATAGCATCTATGTATCCAATGTCTTGTAAATTTGTGTAAAATTCAAGTTCATGTTTGTAATACCCAGGACCTTCAGCTACTAATGTTTTATCAAAATGTGTTGAAACTGCAACATTGAGATCTCCGCAAAATACAACCGGTCCGTTTATATTATTTAAATAATCAATCATAGCCTCCATAAAATAAATCTTGTTGTCAAAATTAGTACCACTGTTCGGTGCATAAACTGTAATACAAGTAAAAGATTCAAATGTAATTGTTATAACTCTACCTTCTGGGTCTTCGTATCCTGGAAAAGTTGTAGAAATTTCTAGAACGTTCATATTTTCTCTATAGAAAACAGCAGTCCCCGAATATCTATCTGCAGCTCTAGCCCCGTCCATCTTAGATTCATTAAACAAAGATTTATAACCGGGAATAGATATCTTTTTAGCATTTTCTAAACCGCATCTAGTTTCTTGTATGCATATTACATCGGGAGAGTAATCATCTATAAGCTTTTTCATAGGACTAGATTCTTGTGGACAAATTAGCTCATTCTTCTTGAGTTTAGAACTAATTTGTTCATTAAAAATTCGAGAGCGAATACCATTGACGTTCCACGTAATAATCTTCATTATAAATTATAATTAAATTATACATTACATACTTAATATTCATATTTTTTCGCAAATTTACTTTACAAGCCTGTTTGTCTTGAAGAATAAATCAACTTCATTCTGATACTGGGTAAATTTTAGAGGCCTTTGTTCAGGAGGGTTCCATAACTTAGTTATTAAGTTATAAGCATTTTCCCATTTTTCTGACCCCTCTGTCAATATGCTTACACAGTGACAGTGTTTAATTATTAGATCATTAAGATCTGTTATTACTTTTATTAGTTTAATGTAAGCAGGGAGAGGCAATTCATTTTCTTTTTTACAGAGTCCAAGATTTATAAATAAATAATAAGTTAAAGAATTGTCTTTGATGTATATCCAAGTGTTGTTAAAATATCTTAAAAATTCTTTAAATCCTTCTTCGTCGTATACTACATCCGCTATTAAATTAACCGTGAACATCTCTTTCTCTGGATTTAAAGTTATATTATAACCTTCTCTTTCTAATATAATTATTTCGTCCATTGTTATTAATGTAATTATAATTTAAAAACTAAATTATTGCGCACAAATATTACGTTTTTATATTATTATTAAGATATTTCATAAATTATGTAATTGTGAATACACTATTTAGCGATGACAGACATTCTACCAGAAGACATTTGGGACCAGATTTCAGATATGCTAGAAAAAGAAAATACTAAAAATAACATTTCAGAAGAGTGTCATCATTTAAATATCATGTATGATCAAAAAGAGGGTAGCGAAATTTGTATAGATTGTGGTTTAGTTGTAAATAGTAGAATTTGCAAATCTTGTGAATGGAATAATTATAAAACAGAAGATGGAGCATTTAGTGCTAATTCTCAGAGAGCAGATCTTTACGTATCAGACAACCCTTACGAAACAGGAGGAAGTATTCCGGGGTTTTATAAAAACAGTCTAATAATGAGACTTCATTTACAACAAACATTTAGTCATAAGCAGAAAACATTCTGGAAAATATCAGAAAAATTCAATCATTACATATCTGTAATAGGTATTCACCAAAGTGTGTTACCAACGGCTAAAGACATGTGGCATGTTTGCATGGAATCTGGAAAACTTACGAGAGCTTCTGTAAGAAATGGTCTTATTTCTGCATGCTTGTATTATGCTTGCATTCATAATAATCTTCCAGTAGATCGCCAAAAAGTTATAGACAACACAGAAGGAAATCAGAAAGGATTTCTAAAAGGTGAGAAAATTTATCTGGAGATAATGGAAACTCATGGGGTTTATAACTATCTAGGAAAACAGAAAATAGACATTAAAGAAAACGACACTTTTGTAAAGTTTTGCAGCACCCTTGAATTACCTTTTAAAACCGTACACACATGCAACGAAATATACACCGACTGTTTAGATAAATTAGACTCGGTTACACCAAAGTCTATAACAGCTGGGATATTATTCTTTGTGGTAAAACATAAATTAAAGCTAAAACAACCTTCAAAAGCAAAGATATCTCAAGTTGTAAATGTTTGCATACCAACTATAAATAAAGTGGTTTCAATTCTAGAAACAATTTCTAAAGATTAATTAATATGTTTCTTATTACCGCTATTTTAAGTTTTATTGTACCATCGCCAAACAATGTTGTATATAAACCAATTGTATCCCCAAGAGCTAGATTATTCTTGGATATGGATTTGATACATTCATTAGAACCTCCCGAAGGAGGTTCACTAAAACTTTTAACCCATTTGAATGCGGCTAGCTGGTCTTATAATTGGTTAATGTACATATCAGCGGAAGATACACCAGAATTTGATGAACACTATTACATGGACTATTTTAATATGAGAGGACTGTGTAATATTTATACTAATTCTAATTTTTTTTATTTAGGATATTTCCCAGATGGAATGAGATGCGACGAAGGACCCATGTACATCTCTTTATTTGAATTATTACATTCTAAAAGAGTATTCAATTGTAAGATAATTATAGAAAATCCACATTACATTAATTATAATTCTACTCTTAAAGAGTTTAAACAAGAAGTAAAGCAATTAACGGACCTCGCGTATGTATTTTTTAAATATACAGACCTTAATACCCCTGGTCAACTAAGGTACTATTTAGATTGGAATTATGAAATTAATTAAAATATATATTATATTATAATAATATAACATGCCTTGTTTAGTTAATAGAATTCCGGAAATATTGAATATTGAAGGTATTAGAAAAGATAAAAAATTAATTAATTATTTTAAAACTATACCAAAATTAGATCCAACAGTATTAAAAGCAGTTTCGCAGGATTTTTATTCTACAATTGGTATAAATGATCCCTTATTATTATCATTTATAGAGGATACTGTAAGTAATATAAACGATAATAAAAATATGTTTACAACAATGGCTGATACATCCCAATGTACAACAGCAATTGGCCCAGAACAATTTGGTGATACATGTTATTTATGCGGATTTGCTTTACTTCCAAGAGGTCCAAGAGGAATAGGAAGCGATACGAAGGATCCATTCTATCCAGAATGTGAACATGTATTACCTTATATTTATGGAGCTTTATATTTAAATTTAATTACAAGTAAAAAAGAATTCGATAGTTTACCGATAGATGTTCAACGATTATCTAGAATAGAATATAAATGGTCCCATAAATGCTGTAATCAAATTAAATCTCAAGCACCTTTTGTTAAATATACGAGTGATTTCCAATTTATAGAAGACGATGATAATATTAGATGTTTTTTAGACGAATTGTATGAAGGTAAATCAACATGGGCAAATCAGTTTCAAGAAAATATAGCAATAATGGTTTCAGATACAGACACTGTAAATAATACAAAATTCAAGGAAGGTATGCGCCAGCAAAAAAATTCTCATTATCCAGTCCTTAAACAAACCATAACTAATATAGTAAATAATGTATCTTCTTTAACAGACGGAGAAGTAAATTTTTTAAGATCTATTTTAATTATATCATTTGTAAAATATATTAAACGGATATATACAAGTAGTGATGTAGATTTAAGACAATTAAAAAGTTCTATAACACCCGGAGTTAGATCTTATATATTAAAAGCTTGGGATAGTTACAGATTAACATTTCAATCATTATTCCAGGATACAAATAGATTAACAGATAGTCAAATTTTTTCTTCTTATGTAGACGCCGATATATTTAGATTTGGAAGAAAAACAAATAAAATAAGAAATTTGTCTAATGAAGAACTTAAAACTAAATTAAAAAGTGTAGGTATAAATGTAACAAAAATAAGCTCTAAAGGAAAAAGACTAAATTTAACTAGGAAAGAAATGGAAAAGAAAGCAAATTTATTCAAGAATTTACAACTTCGAGCAAAGAAAATGGGTATTAAAATTATGTATAAATCTAGAACACGGGGGTATATGTATAAATCTTATACTCGGTTAATGAATGAACTAGAAAAACTTAAACAAATGAAGAAGAGTATGAAATTTGGATGACCAGCAAGAGAAGAAGAGTCTCGTTTTGGATGAGGCTCTCGTAAAAAATGTAAGTAAATTACAATTTAGATTCGAGATGAAGAAATCTAATTAAATTATATATTAGATTTTTGAAAAAGAATCTTAAAAAATATTTATTATTAATAAATGGATAAAAGCAAAGAAATCTCTTTTCCTGAGATAAGCGGTCCGGTTCTTGCTCTATATATATATATTAACATTTCTAGCTTCTTTAATAATGATACCAACAGCGTTTGCTAATTGGTATAGTAAGTGTTTTAAGATAAGTAGGTTATATGGCTTTGCTATTGTATTTTCATCTTTCATAGTTAGTTTAATATCGTCAATTTTCCCAGAAGATATTAGTAACGTTCTTCATCACCTAAACTTGATTGTAATTTGTTTTGTAACTATATATGGAGTCTTTTTTACAACTTACCGGTAAATGCGACTTTGGAATTTAATCTATAAGAATGGTAATTTTTTAAAAAATAAATGTATATTCATAATAATATAACATGGCTTGTTTGCAATATTATTATGAAAATCCACAAGATGCTGAAAAGTATGCTATTAGTTGTGATAATAAGACATTCGAAAACTTAGATGATGTAGAAAAGTTCAATAATAAAGAACTTTTAGAATTTATAGCACGGGAATACTCCAGCGAAGCTTTTCCAGAAAATTCTCCTTTCGAGTTTAAAGACGATTACATACAATTGTCGAATAATGAAATATGTAAAGCTGTAGAAATGTCTCTTGCTCCTCAGCAAAAATTTATGGGGCAGATTATGGGACCAAGTTCTAATTTTAATAATATGCTTATCTTTCATGGTCTTGGCTCCGGTAAGTCTTGCACATCTATAGTAGTTGGAGAAGCTTTAAAAAATGCAAGCAACCAAAGACTTTTATTTGTTGTACCAGCGCCTCTTGTAGATCAATACTATGAAGAAATAGCAGGAGAAATTAGAAATGGTAAATTCTTCTCTTGTCCTTCTTTTTGTTTAGTACGCAACGGAGGTAGAGTAGAAAGAGACT